CAGAATAGTCCAATAAGCTCCAACAAGATTCCATATGGATGAAATAAGATGGTTTTCTCCGTCATCTCTACCATCCACAACGCAAGCAAGATGTCTCATTGCAGAATCTAAAAATCGTGATACTGGAATTCCCTTCTTCCAATTATTATCTCCATATTTAATAGCTCCCTTTTCATAATGAATTGCTAATGCACGAATTACTTCCCAAGGAATTAAATCAAATCGTCCTTTCCCAGATATTAAATCTCTAACTGCACCTGTTTTAAATTCAGTTCTTTGTCCAGAATCCTTAATTATATAATTTTCAACTTTTTTCTTTGTGACCATTTTTATCACTATCCTGTAATTTCTGTATCTCGTCGCTAATAAACTTTGCGGTTTCTTCCAATGCGTCAAGTCGTTTTTCTATAGCATCAAATCTGAAATATACTTGTTCTAACCACATCCATTGAGCCTTCTTCTGCTTCTTTGGATTAGTCTTTCTTGTTTTTGTCTTGCCCGCCACGTTCATACCTCTTTTTCAAATTTTCAAACTCTTCTTCCCATTTTTCCAAAGACTTCTCTTTCTTTTTAGGTCTATTCTTCCGTTCTTTTGATACTATATTATTCACTCTCCTTTATATGCGGGCATATGCCGTCATTTCGTTGTTTTCCGCAGTTACAATTATAACAAAGCACACGATAACCTTCTGGAAAATTGTTCTTTTTAAGCCAGAAATAAAATCTCCATCCACCCGAATATTTAATTTGTTTTCGATGTTCAGCACCATCATTTTTAACATGGTCTATAGTAAGAAAAAGAATATTAGACTCATTACAACCTTTACATTGACACTTGGGTGGATTACCACCATAATGAGTCAGAACTTCTTCACGTAATTGTCGAATGTATTTTTTGGAATATTTTCTCGCTTCATTGCGATGAAATTCACGATACTTCTTACTTCTGATTAATTCATTGGAACGATTGTTCCAATAACGTTTACGATTAATTTCATTTTCACAACTTTTACAATACGCCCTGATTTTTCCTTTTAAAGATTTTTTATGAAATTCTGAATCATTTTTTGTTTTTTTGCACTTTGGACATCTTTTCATGTTTTTTCACCACTTATAGTCCGTGTTCCCCTATTTAAATCTTTCTTTATTATTTAACAAATTATGTTTCTGCTTTCTCCATATTGGACATTCATCACTTTCTAAACACCAGCCTTTTTCTTTGAGAACAATGCATCGATAAGGATAAATTCGAGATTCTTCTTTGGTCTTATCCATTTTATCCTTGAAGAATCGTTCAACGTGATACCTTGTAGTTTTATCAGTAAAATCCTTAAACTTGCGGAATAAATCAACCATCTTTTCCACATCATCATAACCAGAGTAAAACGCCTCATTTAAAAGAGCCAATCGTTGAGCGTGGCACATTGTTCCAGCGTCTATTCTTTTTTGGAAACACATTCTAATAGAACCTATATAACCATGTGTTTCTTCCCAATGTTCCTTCGATTCTTCTCGATGTTTTTCTGCATCCTCTTTACGTTTTTGTCTTCGTTTACTGACAACATCGCAAGCCAGTTGTAGGTGTTTTCGTTTCAAACCATAAAGTCGATAGAAATCAAGTTCTCTCAACTTTGTCGGTTCAAAATTAATATCAAGAACTTTACATTCTTCCCCAGATATTTCATGGATAGACGTTGGAATTCGTGCCATGTTTTTAATACTTGAAGAAACAGAATCAAAATATCTGTATTCGTGAGAATTGCCCTTAATGAATATCATTTGAAGTTCCTTATAGACATCATTCCAATAATCAATATCAGAAGAGATTTCATAAATGCTGTCAAAAAATAAATATACGTGATAACCCTTTCGAGTTTTGACTATTAATGGTTGAATTCCATGAGATATTTCGAGCATTTTATTTACAAATATTCTTATCTCGACTTCTAATTCTTTCCTGCGTTTTTTAATTTGATTCTCTGTAAGTTCTTCACTCTTTGTTCCATAATCGAAATCCCAAAAAACTTTCTCGACACCATAGACCATATCATGGTCAGTTCTTGGTTGAATACTCATATATGCTGGTTTTTTATCTTTGGCACACTCCTCAACAAAAGTCAAAATATCATTTGGATTATCGTAAAAAACCTGAGTGGGATTTCCGAAATCCCGCCCAAAATTACCAAACCATTCCAATAAAAATTGTTCTCTAGTTATATGGTCAATCACTTTTTCTTCTCTCTTCTACAAGTTGTCTTATTCTTGGCATTTCACTTTTAAGATAACTAATTAGACCCCGTTCATTCCTAAAAACTTTCACACAAGCATATTGAATCCAAGGATGAGTGAATAATCTGGTAGTGGTCGTGACCAGAAACACTTGTTTTCCTAAAAATTCCTTCATAATATAACCACGTTTGGCGAGCCATTTGAATATTCCGCCACAAGTCCAGATTTCACAAGTAGTTCCAGTTGAACCTTCTGGCATGAATGCGATTATTCCATCAGCACCTCGAATCAGGTCTAAGTCGGTTTCAACTATATCTTCATGCCTATGAACAAGTTTGCTTGTGAATATCTCCATTGCCTCAGCATCTCTCCCTAAATCATCCGCCATTTTAACTTCTGGACGAGTTTCCTTCCAAGAACCGTCTTTCTCGTAAAATGGATTAATGGTATCAATTCCCATTTTCTGTAATTCAGGAATTATTTTATCTCTTACATGATGTCTCTCACTAAACGTATGAGCTATATAGAAAATCGGTTTTATTTTTTTAGTCTTCATTTTTTGCCATCTCTAATAATTTCTGTGCAAGTGGGTTTATATTCTTTTCGGTTTTTAACATTTGAATTAAAGCGGTCATAACTCCTATGAATTTATCAAGTTGTTTTCCTTCGAGCAACCTAGCAGTATTTGCAACTCTTTCTGGATTAGCATAAAATAATGTTCTAATTGCATCGGCTAATTGATGACAATAGTAACAAAATTCGCTAGTATTATCAAGAGCAAGAAGTGGATTTTTCTTAACGGTTTGAGGGGCATATGCGTAATACCAATGATGTAATGCGGTATTTTTAATTTCTCCACTTTCAACTGATTTACCACAGGCTTCACAAATGTGATTTCTGGGGTCAAACGGCAAAGTAACTACGCAACCACCGCCATGTGCTCCAGCATATCTCATTTTATATGGTTTATCAGTCATGCTCTTTGTGCCCATTTTATTAACCTGCATAATTCACAATCACTTTGACCAGAATATAATATTGTCTCTTCCTCGTCGTCTTCAACATCTATGAAAAATTTTTCCCAACATTCAGCATGATAATAATAATGCTTATTTCTTCGATGTCTCGAAACAACTTCTTGAGTCCAAGTTATACATTTCTTTGGAATAACTCTTCCACAACCAGAGCATTTAAGAAGAACTGTTCGAGCCTTATCATCCCATTCAATGCCAGCAGAATAATCAGTTTTAATTCCGCATCGTGGACAAGTTCCAAATCCTTTAATTTCTATATCTTTTCCAAAATCATTATCAGAACTTCCAGATGGATGGAAAAGACAAGTATCAGATGCACATAATAATCTATCATCTTTGCACATTCCCCGTCCTTTCAAAATTGCTTTAACGTGTGGAGTTAATCTAAATCTCATCGTCATTTATGATTCCTCTTCAGATGGTTGTTCTTCTCCTTCTGGAATTGGTTCACCCTTCTTTTTGCCTTCTATGTTTTCTTGTGCCTGCTTTTCAGCGAATTTTTCTTCCCTTTCTTTTAATGCCTTTGCAACTTTAGCGGAATCTGGCACGTTATCGATACCCTTCTCATTAATTAGAAATGCTCTTTCAGCCAATGCTGTATAACTTGAATCCATCATTTCCACAACTCTAACATTTCCAGTTGCCTTTCGGAAGAATAAGATAAAATCTGGCTGATGCTCTACTGAACGTCCACCGATTGGCATTTGAATATCCGACAATGATGCATATGGTGTAGCCACGGGTTTATCATAAATTTGAGTCGTATAAACAAGTGCCGCCTGATGCAAATCGGCTATTCTTTCAAGAGCCAAAACGAATTCTCTAATCAATCCGTTTTTGACTTGAACTGTTTCTCTTCCAAGAAATTCAACTCCTCGGAAGAGTTTCGATATGGAGTCACAAATTATCAAATCCACTTTCTCAGTATCCGATGGGGCTGGAAGACTTTGAATAATCATCATTTGTTCTATCCAAGATTTTGGTCTATAGTAAATGATTTTATCTCTAACGGATTCCCAATTTAATTGTCTGGCTTCGCATATCTGTTTCAACCGTTCAATTCTAAGACTTTTTTCAGGGTCGATATAAATTACTCTATTTGGACAAAGAACTGCCATAGTTAAACACGTTTGAGTTTTCCCAGAACGGAATGCACCATACATTAGAAGAGATTTGCCTTCTGGAATTCCGCCACTAATTATTTCATCAATTACCGTTCCAGTCTTAATTTTGATTTCTTTTGATTCTGATTCTTCCAATTCTTTTAAGGAGATTGGATTTAATGCATCTTTCTTCTTGTATCTATCGAGATATTCCTTGAAGAGTGCTCCTTTTTGTTTGACGAGAAGTTCCTTAACGTCCATAATTTCGTCGCCAGTCATTGTATGTTCCCCTTCTTAATATAATCTTCTATTACTGGTTTCATTTTTTCCCAGTCTTTAACGAAATTGATTCCGAACTTATGTTTTCGTTTCCATTTATCATCCTTCTTCTGCCAGAGAAATATCATAACTTTATTGTGACCGAACATATTCGCCAAAACAACAGCGTGCCACCATTTTGCAGTTTTATAGATTGTGGTGTATTCAATCACGGAAATTGTGGGGTCAACTGGAAGTGGTTCGTCAACTGACATATTTCTCACTCTTTTGTTTAGCTAATTCCTCTCCCTTACTGAATAATTGTTTAAGCAGACCAACTGTTTTTTGTTTTCCACTTATACTCATATAGACATCTCCTAAAGTTTCAAACAATATGCCATATGCCAAATAACCGTTAATATTCACGTTTTGGAAAATTTCTTCAATGACCAGTTTAATGGCAACCATTCTTTTCATTATGTTGTCCTTGACTTCGGGACCTTCATTTACACAAACTGCCAAATATTTAGAAATATATTTGAGATTCTCCATCAAATCTTTGAATTCGGGGCTAAGGTCTTCATCTTTCTGCCAGATTTCACAACCTTGTTGCACCCGTCTTTCAACGGGTTTATCCAGTTCATCTAAATCCAATTCGAGAACGAGTTTTCTTTTTTCTTTCTTTGGTTCTTCTGTCATTCGCAACCCTCACATGGTTTCTTAGCAAACTCAATTGAATCTTCTGCGAGCAACATTCTACATCCATCTTTAATTGCCAAAATTGTCACCTTTTCGTCAATGGCTTTAATTATTTGTGCACAAATGAATTTTGGCATATTTTTAGGAAGTGAAATATCAATACATCTTGTGATTGCCTTTCCATCAGTATTTGTATCTACCCATAGAATTAATGTAATCAACTTACCAGCAAAGAATTTCGTCTCTAGGATTTTTTCTAACGAATTTGGCATATATTAATCACTTATAAGAAAAAGTATAGAAACTACTTAATAAAGGTTGCGGTTATCGGACGGTTACACTTTTCGCTAGATTTTCAAATTTTTCTTTATTTCGCAAATAAATATGAAACCCATCATGACAATAAGAACACATTAAAACAAAATCTTCGATATGATTTTTGGTATATGATGGACTACAACTATGACGTTTTCCATGAACTTCATGACAAACCATTTTCCTTCGTATTTTACCACAAATAAAACAGACGCTTCCTAACTTTCGATGATTTTCTTCCACAGATTTTCTTGTATAATCTCTATCTTCTTGTCTTGATTTCTCTAAGTTTTCTTTATATTTTAAACGTTGATTTTGATTTAGTCTTTCACGATTTTTTTCACGCCATCTTTTCATTCTTTCTAAATATTTTTTTCTATGTCTTTGATAACATTCTTTAGTTTGTTGTATCTTTTTTTCTCGGTTCTTAGCATAATTTTCTTTATAAAAATTTGGGCGTTTCTCATGCCACTCTTTCATATAATTGTTATATTTTTCAAGTCCTTCCAATGTTCCTCGCCTTTTTCGATTAGCTTTTCTACATTGTTCTTTTGCTCGTTCTGGATTTCTCTCACGCCATCTTTTTGATTTTTCTCTATTTAGTCGCTTTCTTCTCATTTCTTTCGTTTCAGATATTTCCATTATTTGTCACTGATTTAGTAAAAGCGTTACTTGTATTTAAGTTTTACGCTTTTATTTAACAGTAACCGTTTTAGCTAATCCCTTGGGAAAATCAGGGTCGAAAATATGGTGTTTATCGCTGAGTTTTGCGGTTTTCCATTTTATTAGATTTAAAATATCTTTTTCCCAAATCCAGTCTATGTGTGTCGCATTTAAAATTCGATATTGGACACGAACATCTACGCCACGCAATAATAGATAACGAACTTCAAATTCAACATCGTCAAGATTAACATGCCATGTAAAAGATGATGGAGAATAAAAGGCTTTAAGATTTTTAATTGTGCCCTGCATTTATTTCACGACTATGATAGTGGTCTTTTACAGGATATAAATCCTTCGATGATAATGCGGGAAAATCTAGTTGGACCGCCTTCGACTTCTGATTCTCTGGTAGTCATTTCATAGAAATAAAGTATTCCAGAAGTTGAATCACCACCGTAATTTTCAAGATATTCAATTACTGCGTCTGCTAAATCCATAGCGTTTTTAGCCTTTAAATCTGGGTCATCGGCATTTATTGCAAAAACATGAGCAGAAAAGGGATAAACAACATATAATCCATGAGTCGTGCTAGTTATTTTTCGTCCATAAGCAACATCTGTAAATCTGCCAGTTCCAAGTCTGACAGTAACTAATGGAAGTCTTGATTCTTGCAATTCCCAATTTTTAAGTCGCCAATTGCCAACAACATGATGCCATTCACTAGGAGAAGTAATGGGAATCAGACTTGAATCTGCATCTTCTATTATCGAAATTATTTTTGACTTAACAACTTCCATGTGTCCAACTGTTGACATTTAATCACCAAATTTATCTGTAGGTCCCAAACCCAAACCCAGCTAATGCTTCATATGCTTCTCTGCGAAGTCTTGTCCTAACAACTTCTAATGTTTCTCTATCTGGTCTCGTATCCATATCTTCTGCCATTTGTTCAAACCCAGTTATTTGTTGTCTATGTCCAATCAAATAATCAATAAGTAAAGCCCCTGCCAATTTGGATGATGCGAGTTTTATATCAACTGGAACAGCCACTTTGAATGGGTCATATGAGTATGTAACTTCAATTTCTCCATACGGGTCTGAATCAGGATTGCACCAACAAATCAAACCTTCTGGATATGTCCAGAAATATCCATCATTGAAACAGAAATTATCGAAATAAATCGTGCAAGCCTTATCTGACAATATTTCAATCTTTTGACATAATGCTTCACTCCAATCTATTGAACCAGTATTGTCAGACATTTGAAGTGCGATTAATTGCCAAGTATCATTTTGTGTTAAAGTAAATGTTTGATATTCAACATTTCCATCTATGTCATAGAACTTTATTGTAAAAGTTGCGGTCTTATCACTTGTTCTAAACCAGAATCCAACATAATCCCAAGGATAAATATTCTTTTCGAGATTGGCATTCTTTGGAAAATAGAAACTGAAACTTCCAGCGGCTGTGTTTTTAGCCATAACACTTGCCATTCCACATTTCTTTATATCGGTTTTTTTAGTGAGAGTTACATTTGTGCCAGTCATATCAGTTACGTCTTCCGTGAGACTATCACAGTTTTTAGGATATGGCAATTTTACCCTTCCAGAGCCATCATATAATGCAAAAATTTCTTCAACGCCATTTTCAGGGTCATAAGCACTAAAAAACTCTTCTTTGTCTTCATAAGGACCTAATTCAACCGTTTTATTTTCTTCAAACTCATGATATTCTTTCCTAATTGTTATTGGGATTTTCAATAGACGCTTAATTTTTAAGTCAACTTCTGAAATATAACTGGTAATTAACGTTGTTACTTCTGCCTCACTTTTGCCAGAAAGTTTCTGAACTATGCTAGAATTCATTCCACAGGCTTCGTAACAATCATCTTCATCTGAATATACCATTTTTTAACGACACCTCTCCATTAAATGGAATCGTGTCCTGACAAATCCATATACATTCGACTATTTAAAACTTTCCCTAAACCTTTACAATTTATGTTAGTTCTGAAAATTGAAATAGAATGGACTGAATTCACAAATATGAAATGGAAATAAATTAGGATTGCTTTTTGGATTTGGGATAGAATTTTATAACATCTTCCCATGACATGATTGGCTTTTCCTCACCCTTAACAATTATATAAACTTTATGGTTTAATGAATGAATTAAAAATAAAAAAAGGAAAGGAGATTTCAACTGACACTATTAACCAAGAATTAAATCCTTGGACCTAAGGTGTCGCTGAAATTGTAATGCGGCTTACCCCGTCGGCTTGGACTACTGCGGCATTTGCTCTTATGCTGGTTATGTAATACGTGTATGCCTTTGACTCGTAACGTTCGTTCTTGACTGTTAAGCGTCGCTTCCATGCCAGAATCACTACTGGTCCATTTGAACCGTCAGATGGGAATACAATGAAAACGTAGCTTGAGTCTTTTAGATACGGTGTCTTCAAAACACGACATCCAGCAAACATGCCTGCTTCGCCTTCAACTATTCTACTTAGTTGAGCAGTTGTGTAGCGTCGTGCATCAACGAATGCAGTATCTTGCATCAAATAACTTGCTTCGATGGGACTCAAAATCAAGAATGGTGCATTAACATCGTCTGCAATCCAGTTAAGATTTTCCATTTCAGCCAATGTATCCATGACTACACCGTAAGTTAAACTTGCCGCCGTAGTTTTAGTTGTGCTTCCAGCCGCTATAATGCTGTAAACTAGAGCATCAAGAAATTCCATGACAGCCGCACCCATGTTTCTTAGTTTCAATCTCACCCAATCTATTGACGGATAATCTTCCATCAATATATCAGTAAATTCAACTGAACTATGAATAACCTTGGGGACGGTTAATGGGACCATTCCGATTGTTTTGGCGTGTGCAGCCGTGTAAGTTGCGTTAGACATTTCTGCTTCAGTTGAAGATTCGGCTACTAATGGAGTAGCTGTCATGAATTTGATGGTATAACCATCTTTTCCAATCAAACTAAAATCTTCTTTGACTATTTGCAGAAATGCAAGTGGTCGTCTCGCACCTTCAAGAACTTCGCTGTAAAGCAAATATGGAGCAAAATTGCCAGTTAAATCTGAGCCTGACAAGAGAGTTTCTTGTATTGTTATTTTTGTCATAATCTTTCACTTTTTACTTTTTATTAATGATATAATATGCATGGAACTATTTATATCTATTGTAACAATAAATGTTAAAAAAAGAGATGGAAATTTTGAAATGAAAGAGTTTACTTTGTTTCTTCTGGTTCTGGTGGAATTGGTGGTTCGATTTTTCTACCACGCCTTCTCTCTGGTATGTAAGGTGGCAGGAATGGTGGTATTGTTGAATGATTTCGTTCCATGACTTCCCAAGTTTCATCTGTATTGATTGGTCTTTCTTCAGCTTTATAGGCTATTTCGTCTCCTGTGTCTGGATGTGTTGGACCTATCATTTCCGTGAAACCATCCCATGAGCAAGTTCTAAATACGCCTAATGGCAATCTCATGAAGAGAACGTCGGCTGGTTTTCCGCACATTGGACATGGAAAAGCAGATTGTTCATATATCCATTTCTGATATACTAATTTTCCGCCTATTTGAACTACACGTTCATCCACGCAGTATTTAACATGCGTATTCAATGGCGTAACTGGGGGGCAAATCCATTCTGTCTTTTTAGATTTCTTTGGTTCTGACATTATGCAGCACCGCCTTTCTTAGTTATTTCACGAACTGATTTCTGCTTCTCTTCTTCATAACTGATTCCTCTTACGCTTTCATATTTCTTTTTGACCGCACCAACCCATTTCTTGAAAAGTTCATTTAGAACTGCATCGGCTTCAGCGGCTTCCTCTGGTGTTCCGCTTCTGACTTTGCGTCTTAGGTCTTGAATCATTGCTACATAAGTATCATAACCCTCTTCATTTGGGGGTGTTCCACCAAGTTGTGCTTGTGAAAGTGGCACGGACCCTGCGGGAGCTTTCTTTTTAGCCTCTTCGTCAGCCAGTTTCTTGTCTGCTTCAGCTTTTATTTTTGCTTCTTCTGCTATCTTAGCTTCTTCTGCACCTTTCTTCAAGGTTTCATCCAAAGTTTGAAGCATAAATTCGGTTGCCTTTAATTTCTCTGGGTCAGTTAATTCATCCTCTATCATTTTAAGACGTTTCTCGTCTTTGATAACTTCTTTTGCCTTGACCATAACTTCATTGCGTTTCTTCTCAAATTCTTTTGTGGCAACTATTTCAAGTTTACTTTTGTAATCTTCAGATTCTAATTTTGTCTTTTCGAGTGCCTCTTCAGCAGTTTTCTTCTCTTCTGTGACTTTCTTGGCTTCCTCTTCTGCTTTCTTTGCTCGGTCTTTCTCTTCCTGCAATTCTCTCAGAAGGACTTTCATTTGTTCAGAGTCAACAGTAACATCGACTTTGAGCGGTTCTTGTTTCTCTTTCTTTTCCTTTTCTTTAATTTCTTCGGGTGTTGACATATTAATCAACCGTAAGGTTTATATAATAGAATGGAGTATAAAAAGCTATCTCCAAAAAGCGAACCTATATAGGTGCGGATTTGATGGTAAAACCCGAACCAAGATTCCATACTTCGGTATGGATTAAACCAGACCTACTAAAACAAATTGACATATTAGCGAGTTTCATGGATTTATCCAGAGGTAAAACTATAGAATATCTAATTGAACAAGCATTCATTCTAGTGGCTTATAAAAAACTTCTAATAAACTTAAAGATTGGTTTAAAATCCAAATGGATTGCAGTTAATAAGGATTTACCAGCATTTAAAATATTCAATGTTGACCAAATAATTAAACGTGATGGAACGTGTCAAAAATGTGGAACTAGAGAAAATCTGGAAGTTTATCATATAAATCGTAATCCAACAGATTTTGCTGTGGACAATCTAATAACATTATGTAAACCATGCATAGAAAAAGTAAAAATATTCGTTGCAAATGAATATTACGAAGAATGTTTCGTTGCGTGGCTTCTATTAACTGCTTAAATGCTTAAACTCGAATGCTCGTCTTAAACTTCTTTTCAACATTTCTCATATAAGCCCTGTGAGCCCACTTGATTCTACGTCTGCATTCGTCCTTAATTTTCTCCTTTTCGGCTTCCAGTTTAGCGATTCGTTCCAACATTTGTTCTTTAAGAAATTCTCTCCGCCTTTCAAATTCAATCCATTGATTACGTTCTAATTCAAGATTCTTACGATATTGCTCCCAGTCAACGTTCCACATCTGCAACCACTCTATAACCAGTCTTAATCCTTAATTTGACTATCTGAACTGTTGGTTCTTTAAATTCATAGAATAACATTGATTCTTGAATTTGAACGTCTTCTACTTGTGCAGAATCCATTCCACGAATTACATTTGGAGCAAGCAATTGAACGTGATTTAATTGAAGTCCCATAATTTTCGTTACTATTCTATTGGCAATTTTATCGAGTGCATATTTGGCATTAGTTGCAATTCCACCTATTGAAATTCCCCAACCTTCCTTAATTTTTTGGATTATATCTGAGTGGGTTGCCGTATTCACGATTTCCGCCCAAAATTTGATTTTTCGAGCAATTGGGTCAAAAATAGCACGAATTATTCTTCCAACACGATTTTCTTCGAGATTGGCATGTATTCCCTTAACTTTGAGACCTGTATTCGGGTCAATTCCTTCGATTGTCCCAACGTAAACTGGCATTCCCTCGGCTTGTGGAGCTATATTCGCCATCTCTTCAACTGTGTAAAGATTACCATTACGACTGATTCCTTCAGCAAGCAATGTTCCAGTTATTATTGCGACTCCGTGATAAGACTCTTCTATAGATACATGAGTGGGAGAAATATACTCAAACGGAAACATTATCATTTGTTCTTCTATCATCTAAATCTACAACCATGTTTCTTTTTCTTGACCTTTTTCTTAGTCAAATAACCACGCCCATGTTTCTTTCTTAATGTTTTTGACATCTATGGCATGGCTTTCCAATTCTACCAAATCTATTTCCATCTCTGGAGTGACCAATACTTCTTCAAAATCAATATAGTCAACACCCACACTAATGTCGGTCACTAAATAAGTTTCATGAACCGCCATTCCGTGTTTCTTTATCCACGCTCTCGCAGATGCAAGACTATAACGGCTTTTAGGAAACAGAACGCTTTGAATTTGAGACCCGCCACCCCGTCTAAAACCAATAACTGCTTTTATACCAGCACCGAGAGTCTTCACCCTAAAACGTATAAAATCTTTAGGGCTGGCTACCCTTATACGAATGAAATTCGCAGTTATATCTATGGGCATTTTTGTGTCCTCGCCTAAATTCCGAGTTGTTTAAGATACCAGTCCACTATTTTTTTGGCATCTGTTTCAATTTTGGCTTCAGTTACGTATTTGCCCCATTTATAGGTCTTAGGGTCATGTTCAACGCCAAATTTCTTTGCACGTCTAACCAAACACATATAGATTTTCTTTCTTATTGCATCTGGAATCTTGCCACCGAATGTTGACAAACGTCCGAATCCATTTCGAACGTGTGCAGCATCTTGGGCAGGATAACTCCTGTCAGGACCACAGAATGCAGAACTGGGCAAATCTTGACGAGCCGCATACGTGAGTTTTGCTTCTTGGACTTCAATGCCTTCATATTCAGAGATTGTCTTTACAAACATTTCAATATTATCCATTATATTCATCTCTATGACGATAGAATAAAATGATATTCCAGTATTTAAAACTTATCCTAAATATAAACAAAAACTGTTAGAAGGTTACGAAGCAAGTGAAAGATTTAATTCTATCTGGACAACACCAAAAATGTCGATTAAGTTCTTTTTGGCAATAAAATCTATAGTTGTTTTGAAAGATTTCCAATCATGGAAAGGAATTTCGTTTAGTTGAATTTTTCCCTCGTCGGCAAATTTAAGCAAATCGTCATATGGATAACTATCACGCCTCATTTTAATTTCATTATCGAAATATTTGGTCACTACCAAGACCATGCCAGATGGACCGCTAGTTTTCTCATATTGCGTATCCTCAAACAAGATGGAACATACTTCAAGAAAAGCCTTATGATTAGAAAACGTCCAAAGATGGAAGTTGCGACGGCACATAGATTAAGCCTTCTGCTTTGGAACTAAAAAGTGACTACTTTTGCCCTGAGAGACATATTGTCCACCAAGTTCATTTCTGATTAATGAAGCAATTTTGGCGAAATTCTCTGCACCTAGAAACTGTTTCGGTGAAATCTTTATGTATTGAGCAGATGATTGTTCATCGAAATTCAACATGTTAGACGATTCGCCCAATTTTAATTTGACCTCTGCAAGACGAGCCGATACTTCTGGAACTTTTGCTTCAACTGGTTTTTCAGGTGTTGGGACTCCAGTATGCACTACATTTGCAACTGGTGGAACTTGAGGTTTAAGTTGAGTCGTAGCATTTTCAAATATTGCAAGTTGTCTGCCTATCTTTTCATTAATTTCCTTGAGTTCCTTAGAAATATACATCAAAGTTATTTCTGCTGGCGGAATTTTAAGAACTTCTTTCTTTTCATCTGATTCGGGTTTCTTTAAATCTTCTTCAGAAACAAATGACCTTTTTACCTTTTCCTTTTCAGGTTCTTCTTTCTTCTTTTCGAGAATGGGAACTTCTTCCTTTTTCTCTTCAGAAACAGGTATTGAAGCCTCTTCGGGTTTCTTCTCTGGTTCAGACATATTTAATCACATAACAGAAAGTGTAGAGACAGACTTATAAAGGTTGCGGTTAAAACTCGTAGAATTCACAGACTTCCCACCACGTAATCACACGTTTCGCTTTAGGACAATATTTTGGGAATGACCCGTGGATTTGCTTATCTTGCGAATTATAGTCTGGACAGTTTTTGCAAGTTCGACATTGATGACTAGGAATCAAAATCACCTACGATTTGCAGTAAGTGATTATAAGCATCTTGTGTTTTTTAGACCATTTCGGATAAAATTCACCAGTAACAATTCTGGATATAAAAACACAACGAATTCTAGCACAATGATTTGATATTCCAAAAATTAAATAACCATCATCCATTGGTTGAAATCCGATTCTTTTATTATCTGTATCGTGAAAAATTTTTACTTTTTTACCTTTAAAATATTTCTCATAAAGAGGGATAGAAATAGTTAGAGTTCCATTTTTTTTAATCCGAATAAAGTTTGTCGGTGGTTTGATTTCTATGAAAGGCATTTCTCTTCAACGCTTACGAGTTTCTCTGGAACTTTTGGATTGAATCCTATATTTGTGACACACAGTCTATGAACTTTCATGTATTCGTCTTTGGTGAATCCGAAAGGATAACTTCCGCCCCAGAATTGTAGTCGTCCATATTCATCCATCAACATCATTGCTCCGCCGAGACTTGGTTGAAACTTAAAGAAGTATTTAATCGTTGCTTTATATGGTGTGTGAGCGAGCCAACATGGAAGTTGATAAGCGTGTTTTCCACTATGGTCAACATGAAGTGTATGATGTAAATGAGCACGAATAATAGCATCTATTGGTAATGTGGTGTGACTGGCTTCGGATTCTAATGACCAATTTATGTCACGACTCAATAATGTGGCTGGATAAACCAAAGCAGTAGCGGCTTCATGTGCTATGAATAACCTTCGAGTTCTATCCATACCAGTTAATGCATCTTTTCCACCAAAAAGTTCAACATATGCTACATCTCTCATATACTTTGCCGTGATTCCAAGAGCCTTTAAACGTTCGACCAATTCTTCATGATGGTCGGCTTCTCCCTTACGACTTTCATGGTAAGGCGTTCCAGACCAGACTAAGAATATTGGTTTCTTATCGCAACCTTCCCAGACCTCTTGAAGTAATACTGTTGCCATCTTTACTTGGTCACTTTTATCAATAACACTTATGAATGCTCCTGCTTCTGCTGGATTCGAACCAGCAATTGCATCACCGACAATGAGTATATATTGAACGGCATATTTCTTGAAAAGTTCAATGTTTCGTTTCCATAAAATTCTAAGATATTTCTGAATCTTATTGGGTTTGATTATTGTTTCTTCTTTGGTTTCAAACTCTTCTGGACAAATACCTCTTGAAGCTCCACAATGCATATCTGGCAGAAATCCGACTCTGATTGGAAAGATACTCGTAATAACCAAATCGTCTCCTTCAATAGTCATTATTTCTTTATCTAATTTGGGTTTCTTAACCATTCTAATCACTTTGAATATTCTGTGGCATTCGTCCTATTTAAAGGTTTCGCCTGACTTTTCCATTGTTTAATCAATTGATTAATCTTTGGGCAAACGCTCAGTTTCGTGCTTAATCAGTTGATTAATCTTTTCGACGGTTTTTCGTCACGAGTCTTCGTATGGATTTTATTGGATTTGACATATGTTAAAAAATGGTCGAACAACTACTTCGAACTTAATCAGTTGATTAAGTTTTTCGGTAGATTTCGTATTAGGCAAAATAATTAAACATCCAATATTGGTAATAAAATGCCAAAAGATTCAACCGAAAGACTTATACGGACAAATTCGCTAGAATGTTTAATCAATTGATTAATCCGACATAACATTTAAATATGAGTCTGCCCACTTTAATCATGGTGTTCTCAAACATGAATTATAACAAAACAATCAAAAATTCTGACTATATTACATCTGAAATGGTGTGGGTTTGGCTATTGATGGAAGGTCAACGAAGAAGACCGCTTTAATTTTAAAATAATTTTCTTTGAGTCACTTCGTCTTCAACGAGCATTTGACCGAGGCTTTTTGGTCTCAATTGTTTAATGTTTTCGATGATGCTCCATTCTGATGTTCCTTCGACAGGTTTAATCCATCCATTGATATTCATGATTCCCCAATACTTGTCCTTTGTTCTTGAGTCATTTCCAATTGCCTGATAATACGGAGTCATTTCAAATTCGAATTTGGTGGCAGATTTACGGTTATTTTGTTCTAGCCAATTTTTTAGTCCACAAGCCAACTGCCAAGCCTTATAGTTACTGTTCAATTTTCTCACCTGTCATAGTGAAACCACAATGATTGCATCGGTAACGTCTTTTTCTCCCTTGGAGTGTGCCTATGTATCCTAATTTCTGCATTCGTTCACTGCATTTGGAACATAATGGATTATCTAAATTTGGTTTCATTTTAATCACTAGAGAAGATACACACACTCATATTTAAAGATTATGGTTTTGCCATCCTTTTTTAAAAAATTTTTGTGCGTGTGCAACATTTCAAATGAGCACGTTCGAACGAACGACAAGTAGAGTAGTCTCATTCGTTGCACTCACAGTAGAGACTCATTCGCACACAGAGACTCATGCACAGACTCATACACTCATACTCATTCATATATACAGCATAGCATAACACAGTCGCACAGCACAGCACAGACGAATTAAAAAGAACACATACACAATCACTAAAGTTCTACACGCACACGCAAACATCGCATAGCACACAACATAGCACAGCACAGCCGACTACAATCACACCGCAAAGTTTAAATATCACAATCTCATAACAATAATAACAGATGAAACCAATGCGACATCTCAAATTTAAATTTATGTTACCTACAATATATGGCGGGATATTCTACCATCAAGAGAAGACCATATACATTTATGCCATAAATCTTCCCAAAGAGACTGAAGCAACCTTCGTTGATGAGATTGAACAGTTAATCACTCATGAAGTGCTTCATGCCATTGTTTTAAAAGTTACAGGTTCAAGAACTGCTAATAAAATGGACAAAATATTCAAGAAAGTTTGGCATTGGGATGTAGAAGTATATAATCAACTCTATTAAAAGATGGAAAGAATTTTTGTTGAATTTGATTAGTTCCGATTACGGACTTACTATTTCTACGTCTATTGACCAGCCAGTTCCTTGACCGCTTGCTTCTTCACCTATGATGTCATCTGGTCCACCTGTTCGAGGTCTCCAACGATATAAACGACAACCAGTTATCGTTACACTTGTATTTGCGATTGGAACACCAGCATTAGTAATCAAACTACCTTTTAGAGTAAATTCCTCTTCACTCTGGAATAAGTCTAAGAGTAAATCTTCCAGATAAGAGTCAGCATAGAACCATCTTGTCAAAGTGAATGTTACAGTCTTGCTTCCAGCACTATGTTTTCTAGTTCGAGACCCATAAACTGGTTCTGCTCCGCCTTCGTAGCCAAGGTCAATGTCTAATCCTTCACAAACGCCAATAGTATGGTCTCCGTTTGTATCGGTAATCACTATTACCAAATTCGTTGCTCGATATGGTCCACCCATATTTTATCATCTCTTCTTTTAGTGATTGGAAGAATAGCGTTTTTTAGTATTTAAGGTTATTCCTAAAGATTATCAATTTCTGTTAATCGCCATAAGATTTAAATACTCTGGCTGTTGTTATTACATTATAACTATGGTGAGTCTTGAATGGTAGTAGCTAGAATAATAAACTGGAAAGTTGGGGACAATGAAAAAATTATTTTAATGGTTCAAATCGAAATGGAAGGTCAACCCCCAGTAGATATTGAAGCAGAATTGCCATTGGAAGTAGCCAAAGAAATTGTTACGGAAATGCCCCCATCAGAAGCCACTAGAATCCACGAATTAATTGATTTAATTCACGCTAAAATCACGGAACGAATTTTAACAGTTGAAGCAATTGCTAAGGAACTTGAAGACCTCAAAACAGAAAATGAAGGTGCAGTTACGGCTCTAAAGGGTGCGACTAAATCATTGGAAATTAAAAAATGGGTTGGAATCATCGGAGCTCTTACAACTCGTAAGCAGTTGGTCACGGAAAGAAGACATACTATTAGATTATTAATCAACGAAGAAGCCAATTTGCGAGTTCAACTAAGAGAAATACAATTAGGAAAGCGGTCATAAAATGCCTAAAACACGTTCAGTTTACGACGAAGAATTAAAAATGATGGAAAAATTTAGAGGCAATCCGCAATTAACAAGAGAATATTCAGAATGGCGAAGAAAATGGCGGTTGGCAGGTCCAGTAAGATTTGCTCTCGAAGTCCTTCAAATAGACCCAAATACTGGAAATCATCTCGAACTTTCAGGAGACCAAATAGAATTTCTGGAAGATTTGGCTTCTGGAAGAGTTAGATTAGCAGTTATAGTGGCTGGTCGTGGTGCAGGTAAAACGTTTGTTTTGGCTGTTTATGTAATGTGGCGAGTTTTTACACATGAAAATTGGCATATTGCCTGTATGGGTGGTTCGAGTGAACAGTCTGATAAGATTCATGCATTTATTACGGGATGGATTAATAATAGTGATGATTTGAAGAAATATAAGTTGAAACTCATTGAGAAGGAAGTCAAAAGTTTAGCCAATGGTTCTGCAACATTTCATGCTTGCTCAGGCACATCAATTCGAGGTCCACATACTCACGATGTTATTATAGATGAAGAAGCCTCTGGTGAAGAGGCGGGCGGAACAAGATTCATCAGAGCGGCTATTTGGGAAGTTTCAACCAGTCCTGATATTCACATCATAAAGGCTTCAACTGCTCACTTTATTCATGGCGATTTCATTCAAACTTGGAATAACGCTGAAAAACTTGGTTACAAACGTTATAGATGGGCGATAGTGAGACACACATCTGGAGAAAAAGACCCATATAAAATTTACACAGATATGAATCCCAAAAACTGGTTGTCAAACCTTCCTTGGATGCCAGACAGAAATGTTCCAATTCTTAGAAGCGATAAATCAAATGATGAGTGGTTAGTCGAGGCTCTCGGCGGAATAAGCATTTCATCAGGTCTAGTATTTAATCCAAACGATGTTGATTCATGTGTGTGCACATATTGTCCTGACCACGATTTACAATGCATACCATATAAAGAAGGATATTGTCCAATGGTTCAATCATTTCTTCAATTATGTGGTGTGCCTGAAGAAATGATTCCCGTATCCAATAGATTGGCATTGATGCAATTTGTTAAAGAAAGAATTATGGGAATAGATTGGGGCGAAGCATCTCCATGTGCTTATTCAGCCGTCGGCAGATTCCGAGATTTTATCTTTGTTTTAATTAGTCAGGAATTTGTTGGACAAACTGATTCGGAGAAAATCCATTTTGCTTCTGAATTAGCAAAAAATCTTCAAATTGAGATTATCCGTCCAGACCCAAGAGAATGGGCTTACAATAATGCCTTGTCAAATTTGGGTTTTGCCGTTCATAAGCTATTCAATGTTGAAGGTGGAAAAGATAAAACTCAATATGTTTATACGGTTAAACGATATATTGAACGTCATATGATTGTCATTCCATGTGCTTTTGAGGATTTAATTAGAAGTCTTAAACAATTGTCTTATGATGAACATGGAGTTATTCGCAAACAAGACGACCATAGTTTTGATTCTCTTTTATACGCTATGAGTTATTATGGAGAAGTTGTTGGACATTCACCATTTTGGCGGGCAATGCAAAAACTGACTGATACATATACTTATGAACTTACAGAAGATGATACTCAAACCAAAAAAGAAATAAAAACAAGTGAACAAGACCAAAGTGACCCATGGTCCAAAGTATGGGGCGGGTTCGATTTGTGGGGGAAAAAGTAATGGAAGTCGAAGTGATACTATTAACTTCACAGATTCTAATGACTCTTGGAATGTTAATTATCACGGCATATCGTGTCAAACTTGAGAAAAAATCCGTTCAAGCCATAGTAGAAAATACTGAGGCAACCGAAAGAATTCGGGCATTAAAATGGGCTCTCAAATCGGAACGTGAACTAATATTGACAATGAATGGCAAAGAGTTTATTGATTTTCTTGAAAAGGTGGTTTCAGATGAAAAAGAATGACGTTAGTGGACTATTAATGGAACTTGGCAGTTTAATTGCCAAAATTGGATTTCCAGTTTCTTTGGCAGAAATAATTCTTTTCATGAGAATACCGTTTATAGGGTTTGGGATGATTTGGTCTGGTTTTATCATATTTATAATTGGACGACGAAAAATCAAAAGGAAGAAAAATAATGCGAATCCAACACAATGCTGAAATGGTAAAGAAGTTCAGCGAAATTATGCTCAAAGAATATTATAATCAATCTGTTACTGGAAGAACTGGGTTGCATCGTTCAGATGCGATTTCTTGTCCATTGAAAGCGTATTTTCGGATTACAAAACAAATAGAGGCAATTTATTCAAGTCAGGATGTTGGAATGTTATTGTTGGGAACACTTGCTCACATTGCCTTACATAAGAATTTTGAGGCACAGGAAAAAGTCTTTACAATTGCTGACCAGTTATATATCACCGTTGATGCACTATATGGTAAGTTTCCCATCGAGAGCAAATCAACACGTAAAAAAATCTATCGAAAGGAAGATTTACCTCAATCATGGTTGGAACAATTGGCGATTGCAATGTCGGTGATGAAGGTGGATACTGGATATTTGATGGTCTTAAATATTATTAATTATAGTTTGACGGTTTGGGAAATAACGATGACGGAAGAAGAAAGGGAAATGTTCCTTCAAAATTGTATTTGGCAAATTCTGGCAATTTTGGATTCCATTCAAAAACTCAAGCCAGAAATATTAACGCCAAAAATCGATGAGTGTAAATATTGCCCATACAGACCGCTAAGGGTTCGTGAGGGCTGTCCGTATTATGTAAAACCGAAAGAAGATTAGTCTTTTTTGTCTCTAAGTTCTGGCGGTAAAACTTCTTCATTATAATCAAGTCGTTTTAGAACGAGTTCAACTTCCATTTTTGGATTCAGACCTTTTACAGCAAGTAAAAGTTTCTTCAATCGTCTGTGGCTCATTATTTTTCCGCTATCTTCTTTCCATTCACGTTCTTCGTCCAGAAAAACCTCTGGATAATGAATCGCCAACCAAAGTAACATATCAAGTTCTCGCTCAATGCGTTTCTGAATACGATTCATATAAACGCAATGTTTGATGGTTTTCTTTGGCTGTTCAGGCAATGTTTCAAGATATACCTTCATTTTTTTGGTAATCATTTTATCACTTTCTGTTTAATCAATTGATTAAACGCATAACAAGTATATAAACTTTACGGTTTTTTCGCAACCTTTATATCTGACGATGCAATCATAACACATAATATGGACCTATTAAACAAAAAGAGTAAAGATAAGACATTTATATATGATATGCATATTACTATTAGAGTGATTTAATGTCGAAAGATGAATTTATCCGCAAACACAAACCCCTTACTAAGAAAGAAGTAGAAGAGAAATTTAAACTACAAGAAGAAGCCAAAAAGACAATGACGACTGATGCGGTAGTTCTTGAAAAGAATTTGACCGACTTCAATAAAATTACCGACCCATTAACTGACCCCGCAAGTGGTAATGTTCTATGCTGGATTAGGAGACCAACCCAACAAGAATGGGAAGAGATGCTTCCAACTGAATTGCTTGAATACAAAGGCAAATTAGAAGAAATACCAACTGATATATGGACTAAACATAAAGACCTTCAGTTTGAAATGATGGCAAAACTTATTGTTAATCCAGAACACACCGCTCAAGAATGGAAAGAACGTTCGAATTTGGTCTTTCAGCAATTGTTCCAGATGCATTTGACTGGAATTCTGGAACTACTGGGGATAACTGCGGAAAATTTTTAAAATCCGATTACGGGTATCAAAAAATGTGCGTATGTCGTTTCCTTAATTGCACACTTACAGAATTGAAGGAACGTATCAAAAATCCAGCCGATTATATGACTATTTTAGCTTATTTATATGAGGAAGGAGAAAGAATTAATGCAGGTTCGAAATTGCCGTCAAGTTCAAGTGGTGGGTCTTTTAAGAGACAACCACAAATGGGGAGATAAAAGATGTCAGTAGTATATGAAACAGGTTATGGAAAAGAAGAAACCAAAGAAACAATTGAAAGGGTTGGTGAAGACCTAGTGGGAAAAATTAGAGAAGAATTGGAAGCATTGGTTGATAAGATAGTTGAAGATGCAATTGCTCTATGTCCAAAAGATACTGGTGCATTAGCAAGTTCAATCCAAAAGGGAGAAGGTGGAACGTTAACGGCTGGTGAACCAAATACAATTATAGATATTATTATTAGTGCTGGAGACCCTTCAATCGTAAATCCAAAAACTGGAATATCGACAGATGAATATGTTAATTATGTTCATGATGGACATGCGTTTAAAGGTGGAAAAGGAATGTATCTTGGCGTGCCATTTCTAGTTGAAGCCATAATGTTACATGAAGATGAGATAGAAGAACTTATTGATAGAGCACTTCAAGAATTAATGAGGAGAGGCGGAGATTAAATGCCAGCGTTGGGTTTAAGAACTATTTGGATTGCTTTGAGAGCAGTAAATTATACAGATTTTGCATTTCAAAAAACCATTATAAATTTGAATAATTTGATGAAGGCAGAAGAAGCCGCAACTAAAGCAACTATTCAACATGCTAAATATGCGGCTATGGCTGGAATGATGTGGATGTCATTAGGTGTTATGTTAGGTCAAGCAGGTATGGAAATGGCTAGAACCACAACCACATTAAAACCTTTTGTTAATGTTGTAGATAGTTTATTTAAAACTATGGAAAAAAGTGAAGCACTTAGAACATTCGTTTCAATTCTTCTTCTAGCTGTTAGTGCTCTTACAATTTTCGGCGGTGCGGCTATGATGGTTAAAGCTATTCAGGATATTGCTTGGTTGCCAAGTGTTCATAGAATGATAGTGGCACATCAGGCTTTGGCAGGAGCATTAGGAGCATGTGCCGCTGGATTCATGATATTTTTTGTATTAAAAGATGTTCTAGGACCAATTCCAGCGGCTTTATTTGCTGTAGCTGCGGCAATGGCTATCCTTGTCGTCCAAATGTGGATGGCGGCTGGTGCTATGTCAGTATTAACATGGGGTTTAGCGGCAGTAGCAGGCGGAGCGGCTTTAGCAGGAGCAATAGCTGTTGCGGCTGGTGCAGGTAAATATCAAATGGGAACTAGAAGTGCTGGAGCAACTGGTTTGGCATTCGTCCATAAACATGAAGTGATTTATAATCCAACAACCAATAGACCGACTCAAGTAGGAAATGACTTGAATAGAGGAGCGGGCGAAACTAATTTCTATGAAATGCCAGTCACAATTGAAACGGTTAATACTAAGGCAGATATTGAAGATTTGGATAAGAAAATGAGTGAAGCATGGCGTAGAAGAATGCGACGGAGACGGTGATTTAAATGACTGTCAACAGAGTTTGGACTATTGAAATTGACGGAGATTCTAAAAAATACAAAACGATTAATTTTGACCGAGTGCTTGAAATAGATGCTCCGCCAACTTTTAATGCTAAGGTTGCATATGATGAAACAATAAACTTTTGGGACCCAGTTGAAATTAAACGTGATGGAACGATTGAATTTAAAGGATATGTGGAAGGTATCGAGATTGATTGGGGAAGTCAAGACCGATATTTAAATATTTCTGGTCGTGATGTTTCAGTTATTCTTTGGAAAAAATATGGAGAAGGATTCACCGAAATGGATGAAACATTGGGTGGATTCTTTGGAAAAGTTAGTGCCGTTGAACTTTTACAATTCTTAATTAGATGTCCTCAGTCAGACCCAGTTTCAACCTATCCAAATAATAAGGCTGGATGGGGTATTGATATTTCAAGAATTACCAATGTATCAGCATATAGAACATCGATAGGAGCACCAGAATGGACAATTTTAAGAAAGAAAGGTTTGGGATGGAGAAATAGTGGAACTCCATTTGGTGAAGACATAAATTTAGTCAGTTCCAATGTAACAGAGGAATGGCAAGAGATTGGCGATACTGGAATAGATTGTTTAACTGGAATAAATGACGGCAAATACATTACGTCTGGAACTGCTGATGCAATTAGTGAATGGGAGATGGAAAATCTTCCCGCAGAGGCAACAAGCATTTCTAATCCGAGATTACAACTTTATTGGGCAACTGATTGGACATATTGGTGGTGGATTCAAGCCGAGTTTGATTGTTATATTTGGATTCAATCACTTAATACTTGGCAATGGTTATTCCATCAAACTGGAAGAGACCTCGGATGGACATATCTGGAATACGATTTATCATCTGTCATTACCACAATAGCAGACCTTAATGCGGCTAAAATAAAATTTATAAATCGCTCTACAACTCTAAAATCAAAAATAGACTATTGTGCAATAGCTGTAACATATGTGACTTCTGGCACACAAAACACCGATGATTATTTTGAAATTGATTTTACGGAACTTGAAAATATTTGTGGAATTTATTTTGAGAGTAGAAATGACGATGAGAGTTTTCCGATAAACTATAAAATTGTAACAGTCGGTTCTGACCTAGAAGACTTCATCGAATACACGGAAGTTGACCCTAACACTCACATCAGTAAAACCGCCAATCATATAGATTTTGACGCTTATAATGATGAAGATGCATATTTATATTATGATTTTGGAGCAAATCATTTTGGAGATTTTAAACAAGAAATTACTTTTAAATGTGTAACCGACCCAGTTCCAGAGCCACACGTGGGTTATCCAGAAATGTTTGGAGTAATATTGGGATTTTGGGCATTAACTAATGATTTAGATGACCTACTTGCATTAGAATTTGGAATTACTTCACCTGCTCCAGTAACTTTTCCACATCTTTCATTGAGTGTATGGAGAGACCCATCTGATATAATAAATGGTGGAGCACCAACCTTCAGATTACATGAAACATATGGTGATGCGAGTGCTCAATCAGATTATAGTCCTGAATTCGATGAAGGAAAAACTTACAAATTTGAAATAATTAGAGTGGGAACGTCTATAACTGTTTCGATTAGTGAAGACGGCATTTATTTTGATACATTATCATTGACAATGGGTCAAGATAATGATTTTCGATATTTAATGGCATGTGTTACAGCTAATACGGGAGAAATAACACATTGCGATGTTGATATAGATAATTTAATTTTTACAACAGAAACCACAATTGTAAGTGAAGTAACTAATAACACTTTTAGAGATATTATTCATAGTTGGCAACCACAAACATTGGATAATTTAAAGATTAAAATTACTTCGGCAGATGCCACTCATGGTTGGGCTATCTCGCAAATTTATGTTTATTATGCTCCAGTCTTGAAATATCGAGTTTATCTGGATGGATTGACTGCACCAGCATTGCCACCGCCATATTTAGGTGGTCCATATATAAAATCAATTTGGTCTGTAGCAACAACTAAAAGAGCAAGAGCAAGCAATGTAACTACTATTACTACGGCATCCGTTCATGGATTACTTGTTGGAGATGGTGTGAAAATAGTTGGTTTGGGCGGGACTGGTTATAATGGAACTTGGACTGTGGCATCAGTTCCGACTATTACGACATTCACTTATGCCAATACTGGCAGTGATGAAGCAGAAACATCCGATACTGGTGGAACGGTTACTGATTATTATGCAACGTCAATAGGACCATTAAACATTGCAATGGAAAGACTGATTGACAGCATTAACTCAATTGTATCTAAATGTCACAATACTCATAACCCATATAAATGGTGGATGGCATACGATACTGACAACACATTTCGCTTTAAAGCTCGTAGAGGAAGCGATAAGTCAGGAACTATTTCGTTTGTGAAGGGAACTAATCTTGGTGGAGTGACCAGAACCAAACATGTAGAATCAACGGTTCAGAGAATTAAAATTATAGGCAGAGGAGAAGGACAACGCCAAGAGAAAGTTTCATCGGATTGGCAAGAAGACGAAGATGCGATGGATGAAATTAGGGGATTTTATGAAGATGTAGAAACTCAGAAAGTTCAAGCGAATAAAGATTTGACGGATTTGATGGCGTTAATTAAACTGAAAGAAAGTGCTTCCATTGAAGACCAATCAACGATAAATGTGAATAAAGATACATGTGACTCTATGGCTTATGATGTTGGTGATGATGTTACAATTACTGATTCGTTGACTGGATTAAGTGGTGCTAAAACAATATATAATATTACGAAAGACATAGATGAAAACGGTGAACAAATAACATTAGTTGTTGGAAAGGCTTGGAAAACTCAAGAAGATGAATGGGCTGATATATATAGACGGTTGAAAGAATTAGGAATTGTCGGAACGGTTGCAAATGATTGGAGTGGTGAAGGAACTAACGAGAGTAAAGTTGATGCAACGAAGGTTAGCGATACTTGGGAACAATCAGCAAGTCATGAGGATGTTGAGATTGGCGGTGATAAAACTGACCCGCAATGGTATAAAAATCCAGACCCCGCCAATAATATTGAAATCACAGGTGATAAGATGGGTCTTTACGGTCCTGATTCGGGTAGCGGAGTTCAATCATATGAAATTGAAATGAGATGGGATAAGAAAGTTTCAACGGCATTTCCCGATGGACTTACTGTAGAATTTAATATATCATTGACTAGAGAACCAAAACTCATCTGCGAAGGATATTGTTATCAGGTAGAAAGTGGAGATACAAAATATTGGAAAGAAGGAGATTATGTAGTTTTCGGTCTCTATAATCTTCAAACTGACATTGGATTCTTATTTAAAATAGTTAAGGGGGCGAGTGCCTTCACAGTTTATGCAAGATATAAGAGACAAGGCATATGGATAGATAGTCCAATTAGAACTATAACTTCAAACAGAAAATACCGTTTCGAAATGTATTATAACAAAACGTCACAGGCATTCTACTGGAATGTTTATGATATAGAAAATGAACAAGAATCCGACCCAGTTAGTTATGTAATCATCAAGCCAGATAATGTCACAGTATTAAAACCACTATATGCAAAAATAGTAGCAGACCACAATGATACCACAACATTATGGGCTAGGTTCTACATATTCAGACTTAAAACAGAATGGTCGAGGTATGAATATTAATGACTGACTGGTTGACTGGTTTCCAGTATAGGAAATCACATTTAATTCTGGGAGCTTACAAAGGATTTGCAGATTTTCCGATATGTATTAAAATTTATTATGGAACTGGAACTGATGGAACAGAGAAGGTTGACCATTTAACAGACTATTGGGGAGATTATGATACTTGGGCTGGTAAAGTCTATTGTTCTTCTCATTGTAAAACAGACTTTAGTGACCTTCGATTCACGGATAATGATGGCACTACCAAACTCAATTATTGGATACAAGAGAAAGTGGATGGAGACTATGCTATAGTATGGATTAAGGTAACTGACGACCTTTCAACGGATACTACAATCTTTGTTTACTATGGAAATGAATCTGCTTCATCTGAAAGTGATGGCGATGGAGTCTTTCTTTTATTCGATGACTTTGATGATGGAATATTTGATACAGATAAATGGATTGTTAGTGGAAGTTATACTGAATCTGGGGGACTTCTCACCCTCAACTCAGGTGCATATATCCAAAGTAAATCGACATGGTTCAAAGAAGTTATAGTCTTTATGAAAGCCAAATTCTCACAAGCAAATGGATTTATTGGTCTCTGTAAAACAACTGGTGGAACTGATGATGCGGCATTCTTTAGAGGGGAAAGTTCAACAATCAAGTCCAGAGTTCAACGAGATAGTGGTTATGAGACTGGAACTGTTGGAGCATATCAAGGTAACTTCTGGAAGTTTGCACTCAAATGGTTAAGTGAATATCCAGAAACTCATAACTCGTATAATTCAGTTCAATTCTTTGTGGATAGTGTTGGAAAACGATGGCACATAAATAATAGTCCAAACGAACTTATTCCAGTAACTAATAATGCCATAGGACTGGATTCACTTATCTTTGATTGGATAGTAGTTAGGAAGGTAGCACCTGCTGGAGAAGAACCAGTTCATTCTTCTTGGGGAGCAGAAGAAGAGAAGCATACAACGATAACGATTGGAACTTTAGAGTGTAATGTGATTTCATGGTCAGAAGGACAAAGTTGCGACCCTGCAATAAGACAAATTCCATTAAACTCTGACGGTGAATTTGTTGATACTGGAACGTTTGTAATAGACAACAGACAACTCACGATTACTATTCGTCTTACAGATGCTCAGAAAGATACTTTGAATAATATGTTTAATGCGAATGCTACTGTAACTATTATAGCAAAGACTGAATCTGAGCAAAATTATCCTCGTTGGAAATATACTGTTTGGCTTTCAAGAATTTTAAAGGAATATAGATATAGTAAAGAAGGTTCAGATGAAAGAGAATGGGAAGTTGAACTTGAATTTTACTGTTCAAGTTTTAGTTATGAGGTGGCGTAAATGGCACAAATAACATTAAACTCGGTTGATTACGACTTCATACTTAGAACGGATATTACTAAACGAAGTCAAGTCATGTTACCAAAATATATAAACCAACCCGCCGAGATTGATATTAATGTTTGGAGTAGAAGGGCTGGAATCGTCACTTATGAAATGAGAGTTACCGATGCTCAGAAATGGACTTTAGACCAATTATTACTAGGACACATTGTTGTAAATCTGACAGATGCTACATATGAATGGAATGATAATGTATGGTTAAGTAGCATTGATGCAGAATATGCAAGAGACGAGAACGATATATATCGTTGGAGATTAATAATCGAATTAATTATTATTTTGTAATAATTTAAAGTAATTATCCATAAAAGGACAGCTATTTATCTAATTTAACAAAAATTGTTTTATAGTATAGAAAAGTTTAAATAGTTTAAATACATTAATTATTCATGTGATAATAATGAAGCACGATGAAATACTTGAAGAAGTATTAGCAGAATTCAAAAGTAGAGGATATAAAGTAATTCATCTTAATCGTAAACCCATTCCAGATGCCATCGCCATTAAAAATAATAAAACCGCCATGATTGAAGTTACTGGTTCTGATTTAAAGACAAAAATTTATTCTAAAAAATTAAAATACAAACAATATGGATTTGAAACAGATGATTTGGTTTTGATTGGAAAGGGTGTGCCAAACCAATATAAAATTCCTGCCGAAGCATATTATTATGCCTTGGAACTTCGCAAAAAGGGATGGACGTATTCAACTATTTCCGAAGAACTTGAAAAGAGATTTAAATGTAAGATTTCTACTGCTTCCATATGTCTTTGGGTCAAAGGAACTAATAAACCATTATCAATTCGTAATATTGAAGGGTAATTATGTATAAACTGGTATAAATCATTAAAAAATTTAAAAATCTTGTATTAATCCCATTCTTTCCATATAATAAAGGCATATCGCCGTTAGCGAACAGATATACAGGGCTTGTATATGATTGTCAATAAACTAGATTCGAAACAATGATAAATGGTCAAGCGGGGCGAATTGCTTCGCCTGTGTGAAGTTTACCCATCTAGTTTCACCTAGCCCTCAAGTCCCATGCTAAGTTACTTACATGGGTCTTTCACTTAGCTCCCATCTTGAGGGTTTACCGCCTGATAGTGCCATTGACTGGCAGGGTGGACTTCCCTTTTACCTTCCCGTTTTAAGTCCAAGACGGCGACCAGTCGATGACTAATATTTTACCAACGTCCTTAACCGAGTCAATGCGTCCATTGCACGGGGAACGCTGGCGAATACGACAGCAAACAAGGATAACCTCTGCTATCTCAAGCATCCAACGGGTAATGACTTCGCCGTTTCATATCTTCGCCCTAAACCAAACGGCTTAGGAGTTCACCTTCGAGATGTCCCGTTTGCAAACTAAATAAATAGGGAAAGTTATATTTAAGCGTTTCGGTTCAATTTAACTTATTGTTTCTTTAGTCCACAAGTCAACTTGTTCTGATGCTTGGTCATTTCTTTTTTCATAGTCTTCTTTTGAAATCCTTGTCCTAGAATCTTCGTCATCAAGCCATCTTCGTGACAATTCAACTGGCGGTTCATATTCTCGATTGCCTAAAATGACCTCTGCACGTCTATTTAATTCATAAATGCCTTCTATACATTTTTTGCACAATCGAACAGATACCCAATATATAAACTTATCATACCATGTTCCATCAAGGAATATACCGACATCCCATTGTTTTTCTATCATTTCTTGACATTTGTTGCACGGGATAAACCATGTTTTTATTATTCTAAGATAGAATTGCCAAGTAAATTCTTGCTTGATTTTAAAGTATTGTTGTTCCTCTAGTCCCTTCTTTTCATTATAGACCATAAAACATTCAAACTTAAATCTTTCTTTCATTCAATCACCTCTTCATTCTTTCGTTCATACTGGATATGCTCAGAGGCATATATAAGGCTTACGGTCTCACAATCGAGTCATATCAGTTCACAAACGTGAACCATGCCCAAAAACACGAAAGATTAATCAATTGATTAAGTTCTTCATACTTAGCACAGGACTTAGTATGGAGTCATACTCAAGCATATTGACCATGTTTCTAGGCATATCTGGTATGCTCGGATATGCTTGGATTATGTCTGGATATATCTAGTCATCGGCGAATTCGAAGAAGCCCCCGAAATGGCATACTCGATATGCCTGCGTGCATATGAAGTATGCTTCAATATATCTGCAAGCATATCAATTCCGAACACGAATTAAACTGAGCAGATTTACCAATGAATGAAACTCCACGAAGGAACAAGTGAAACCTTTCACCAAAAACCGCACCGAAATGTGCCCGCATTCAACCAACGAGTTCCAACCCAGACTAATTTTTCGAGCATATGCCCATTCAAATGACCAGTCAACGAGTCACCATCCCAGACAAGCCCGTGTCTAACCTGTCACTTTACAAACCATCGCAAATTCATTAACTAGACTAATTCATTAAGCTAGACTAGGATTCCCAAACCACAAATCATATGGTTAAAGGGGCAAATTAGGGCTATTTTTAGGCTTAGAATTGAGAATGGCGGGGGAGTTCGGGTTGGTTGGTTGAATTGTGCTTGTATTCAAGCTCAATACTATTATAACCCCTACCCTTAACCTTAATCACGAATCCGCACCTATTCCGCACCTATTTATCATTAACATCCATATATAACAAGTTAAACAAGCTAACATGCCAGTTTTTAGGGTTAATTAGCTCTATAAGGTGTAGTTTGTGCCTTATTGGTTCGTGGTTAATGGTGTTGGTTGATTCGTTCGTTGCCTCAATTGAAAATAGGCAAATTATGAGGTTGTTTTCGGATTTCCGCACCGAAATAGGTTCGCTTTTCTAATCGCTTGATTTTGGTGGCTTAGAATTATAAGTTGAATTTTTGGTTGGTTTCAAGTCATGGTTCACGGTTTGATTAATCAATTGATTAAGTTTTTTGAGAAACCTAAAAATCGGCGGATTTAAGAAATGGTTCAAAAATTGGGATAAGTTTTAAATATTAGAACCGCATATTAGGTATTTGGTGTAATCATGCCATTTAAAGATAAGAAATACGAAAAGAGCTATAAACACGGTTACTATTTGAAAAATAAGGCTAAAATCTTGCCTAACGTAAAAGATTATTACCGTAAAAATAAAACTCAAATTCTCATAAAAACAAAACAATATCGGTTAAAAAGTATGGATAAAATTAAGGCTTATTCTCAGAAAATCAAACTTAAAGCCTTACAAATTGTAAGCTATTCAGAAAAACCATTATGCGTTAATTGTGGTTGTGCAGATTTAAGAATCTTAGAAATTAATCACGTAAACCTTAACGGTTCTAAGGAATTAAAAACCTCTAAAAATGGCTTTAAATATAAAGGTAGGTCTTCCAGAAGCCTCTTTTTTGAAATAATCAATAAAAATCGCCCCGTTTCCGATTTAGAGGTCACTTGTAAGGTTTGCAACACAAAACATTATGTTGAAAAGAAATTTGGATTAAAATTTAAGGTTGAATTTTTGCCAGAAAAAGAAAAAGGGGTTTAGATTAGGAACGATTCATTATTCACGGCAACCATTTGACTCGTTTGCTTCGTTGCGGTCTTAATTTGCTTTAGAATCGGGATTAAAAGCGGTTTCATGCGTTTAAGCGTCGAATTGACATAAATTAGGTATATATCGGTTTTTTCAACCCAAATCGTGTCGCTTTCTTTCCAATAACCCCGATTATGGTTTATTTCGGTAAGTCCGCCGCAGAGGTCAATTAAGGCTTTTTTTGCCGAATCGAGCATTTTTAAATCCTCTTTTTCCGAATGCGTCACGAATATTTCAATTCTCATTCAAATCACCTCTTTTCGAGTTTCTTTTTACTTTTGAAGGCTTAAATAAACCTCTAAGAATTTTTCGGGCAGCTCGTGGACCGATTTTATATTGGTTCGCTTAATTATCCCTTTTACATTAGCAGCGAAAGTTTTTACGTTTGCACAATTGCAAAAGCCTATAAAAATCATGTCGATTTGTGCCTTACTGTATAATTTGATTAAATCCAATGCTTTATCCTCATCACCAAACTCAAAATCGCTTGCGATTATGAGGATTTTATGCCTATCGGGGTTCGCTTTATTGAACATTTTAAGAAACGATGCTAAATTAACACTTATTTCCGTTCCGCTTGCTGAAACTCCGATATTTCCGATTCTAGCCCTCGTATTAGCGAACGTTTCGAAAAAGCCCTTAATTTTCTGGCTATTTTCGCCAAATACCGCAATTGCAAACCCTAAATCATCTACGTAGTTACCGAACACCTCATTTAATATTGTTGTTATGTCTAACGCTTGCGTTCTATCTACTGAACCGCTAAAGTCAAATAGAAAACCTAAACAAACTTGCTCTTTTTCGAATCTTACGGAGTTGTTCAAATAGACGTTTTTAACTTCACTTCTAAAGCTATTTGCGTATGCTCTAGCGGTTAAAGGTGACATGAATTTGCCCCGTTTTTGGAAAATCTCCCTCTTAAAGCGTGGCTTTAGGTGAATCTTCAGTTTATTGAGCAATTTGGTTATTTCAGCCTTATTCTTATCCACTAATCGGGAATATTCCGCAAAATCGGGTTCTGGTGTCGGAATCTCCTCGCCCGTGCCTTCGCCAGCCGAACCGCCTTTCAAAAGGTCTTCGATTAGCTCTTGTGCCTTATCCTTAGCCTCTTTTAACTCTTCCTCTTTGATTTGTGCCATTAAAGCGTTTTTAAGTGCGTCGGAAAGCTGTCCTTTGAAATCCCCCCCTCTGCGTGACGGAATCAGCATTTTAAGGCTAAATTCATTAGATTTATCGCAGAATGGTTCGATTAAATAATATATGTCTTCTACTGCTTTTAATATGTCTATTTTTAGACGCATATACTTCGTATTTTCCAATATTTCTAAAGCCTTATTTGTAGCCTCTTTTGCCAAATCAGACATTTTTTGGGTTATCTCCGTGACATCCGCCTCATATAAGCCTTTATCGCACAAAACACCCATGATTAGAGGTGCTTCGCCAAATTTAAGCTCAATGGGTTGTCGTTTGTTCTTTAAAGACGTTTCAATAGTGTCTTTTAGGATAAGATTCGCTAATTGTAGCCTTTTTCCTAAATCAAGCCTAAATCTAATTTCCCCAAAATAGTTTATTCGCTTATCTTCTACAAGATTTATAATGTGTTTAGCCAATTCAACCGAACCCTTTTTATTTTGAATTCGTGTTGCAAAATTGTTTAAACTATGCCAAATTGGTTTTGTTAAAGTGTCGTGTAAAGATTCGTGCAATAAGTCACCATCTAGAACTTTTTTAGCTAATCGTTCGGTTTTTAGAACGAATTCTGGATAAGGGGCAAGAGATAAGGTTATATCGTCGGTTTCGGGGTTAAAAAAGCTCGTTTGGGCGTTTGCGTCATATTTCACACCTATTTTGTCATCTTTAGTTATGGTTAAAGCTAAATTCCGCAAATTGTCTAATTGTTCACTAAAGTTTGCATTTTTACCATTTTTTTGTTTATTTTTCATTTTTCAAACCTCTTTATTGTTTTTTTTACACAAGAAAATAGGGAAGATTTAAGCCTCTTTTTCGGTTTCGGGCTTAATTGCGGTTTCTGCCAGTGAAATACGTTCGCCTAGAACCCCAACGGTATCCACAAGCTCATGATAGCGTTTATTTCCCTTTAGCTCCTCTTTTAAGCCATTGATTATCGAATAAGCCTCTTTGCAACGCCACATCGTTCCTCTGGGCATTTTTTTGCTCTTAATTGCCAAATCACAGTATTTTGTATGTTCCATCGCAAAATTCAACAGAAATTCAGCCTTCTTTTCCTCGTAGCTCTCGAATCCTTCGGTTGTTGTCAAAATAGGGATTATTCTAAGCCTTTTATCTACGTCTTTAAAGCCTTTATTTCGCATAGATTCTTTTAATTCCGATAAGGCATTAACCGCAATTTCTAAGTTTGCTTTTTCAATTATCCATGAAGATTCTAAGTGTTTAGTGGCTTGCAATTTGAATTTTAAGATAAATTGTAGCTTGTTTCGGAACACTCTAGCCAAAGCGTTCATTTTTTGAGCTTGTTTTTTCTCTTCGGGTGTGGAATTGCGTCGGATTTTCAATTCGCTGTTTAAATCATACTCAATCGTGTAAATCTCTTCAGAATGCAGCCCCATCGCCTCAAGAGCCTTAATATCTAACACAATTTCGTTTTTATCCATATTTTTCCACCTCTTTTTTATTTAATTTCTAACTCCTATTTTATCCCTAAAAAATTGGGTTCTTATCACACTAACAGCAATAGCGTTTTTATTGTTTCGTGTTTGCGGAATTTTTGAATAGAGTTTTGCATGTTGAATCTTAAACGCTTTTTCTAAATTCTTATTGTTTATTTCTACGTTTAAGGGGAATAGCAATTTAGCGTTTTTGCATAAGGTTTCGAACGTGTTTGTTTTATAGTTTACAAATTCAACGTTTACGTAAACCACATTTAATCGTTTTTCGCTAAGATTCTGCATTTAAATTCCCCATTTTAGGCTTTAATTCGTATCTGCGTCTTTTTCTGCGTCTTTTTTGGCTTTTTCGACATCTATTTCGCCTTTTTCTTCGAACAGCCTCGTAAATAGCTCTCTTTCGTCTTCTGGGTAAAGCGATGAAGCTATTTCGATTAAATCGGCTTCGGAAAGGCTTCTTTTGTCAAATAATTTCGCATAATTCAATAGATTCCCCGTTGTTAAAGGTGTTCGCAATTTGCCCCGTTTGTATAAATCTCTTGTTTTCCGAGCTATTTCGACAAACTTAACCGCAAAATCGTAATCTCCACCGTTTGCGTCACGAATCAAGTCTATTTCGTCTTTTCTGTCGATATAATCGATTATTAAGCCTTCGAATCTTCGAATTGTAGCTATATTTTCTAAAAATGTGCCACTATAACCGCTTTTTTCTGATGGATTATAACTTATTATTACGTAGTGGTTTTCTGAACGCTTAAACTCTAACTCTAGCTCTGGTATCCATACAGATTCACGAAAATCTGTTAAAGATTCGCTTAGGCTTAAAATCGAAGGTTCTGCATAGTTAAAACCATCTAAATATAGTATGCCTTTAACTGCACGTAGCCACTTTAAAATTATGCCTTCACGTGTTTTTGTCGAACCTTCGATTAAAACATCACTAGCGAGTAAATCCCACTTCGTTATGTCACGTGTTAAGACAATTTCGAAAAGTGGCATATCGTAAATTTCGCTTAGTTTATGTACTAATGTCGTTTTTCCAGTACCCGTTTCGCCAACAAGCCTTAAATTGCCCACTATTTCCAAAATAGCCTTCGCTTTGGGGATATATTCGTGCGAATCGACAAAATTTATGCCTTTTATCGATTTTCCACCTATTTTTGAAACGATTTTATTTTCCACCATATTTTCCACCTCTTTTTTATTTAATTTCTAACTCCTATTTTTTCCCTAAAAAATTGGGTTTCAAATTAAGGGTTTCAGCTATTTCTATTTCCGTGAATCCGTCTTTTCGCATTAAAACCCTTATGTAGAATTGTGCCAAATTTTCTTTCGTTTTGTTCACTTTTCAACACATCTTTTTTATTCGATTCAATTTCTATAAAAAACTATTGAAATTGATTAAGTTTATTTGGGTTTATATTCAGAATAGCAATTTGGATTATTTGCAAACAGCAATAATGATTTTTTTGGTTTTTGATTCGGAATTTTTTTGATTTGCCTTAGAACATAACCGATAAAGCTATTGCACTCTAAACAGTAAATTTCTGCACATTCTAAATTTTCGCTTATTGCCTTAAATGCGTCTTGTGTTTTACCTTTTAGGTGTTTACATTCTAATGGTGTATTTTTATAATCAATTTTCAAATATTGCGTGTGTTCATGGATTAAGTCTTTTTTGCTGAAACCGTTCATGTAGTTATCGTTAAAAATCCTTTTTGCTATTTCTCTTATTTCTTTATTTGTTTTCATTTTTCAAACACTCCTTTTTTTAAACCTCTTTTAACGAAATCGCCTCAAATCTGTTTGATTTAGAGGTTTCGATTCGTTTTTGAACTCTGTTTCCAAATCCCTCAATTTCTTAACTTGTTTGTCAAAATAGGCACAAATTAAAACGAATTCCTTAAAATCACTAAGTTTTGTTTGCATTTTAAAAATCCTCTATGCCTTCATAAATTGACTTTTTACTCTTTAAAAATTGGCTTATTTCAGAAATAGGCTTATTTTCAACCGTTTTAACTGAAATAACGTTAATTTCATCTAATTTGTTTTGGTAAAACTCAATTTCTCTTTTACTATCTACAATTACAATATGAGTTTTACCGTTTAGCAAAAATCTTATTTCTCTTTTCTGAAATGCCACAATTTTATTTTTTCTAGTTTGCATTTTTCAAACCTCTTTAAGCGAATCCTCAATAGTACGGTTCTAAAAAACCATTCTAATCTATGTATAGATGTATGGAAAAACCAAAAATTGCGATTTTTCGCTAAGTTTTCCGAAATTTCCATTAAAATCTCCATAAAATCTTATTCGTTTTTATGTTCTACAAATCCACAATTTGTCTAAAAATCGAAGTGTATGCCACGAAAAATCCGAAAATAAGCCTAAATTAAGCCTCTTCGACGTATTTCTCAATTTCTGGCACGGCATACAGGTCCAAATCTCCTCAAATCTTAAAGATTTAGCGATTTTCCCATTGTTCGACTTGCTTTATAAGGCTCGAATAGTCAAAAAGTCTTATGGAGTGATTTTTTTAATTTCATGGATTTTCACGTATTTATATAGTCATGGTTTCATGTATATATAAGCAATTCGTTCATTTTTACATGGTTTAAAAACCCCAAACTCATGGAAATTGCACTCCATAAGGTTTCATGGGAAAATACAGATTATTTAAGCGTTTCGGTTTTTGCTTATAAATAGTGTAGGTTTTGGCTACACATTGAGGTTTACAAACGTAAAACCTTTCAGAGAACCCTCAAATTAGGCTTTAAATCTAAAAAGAACCACAATTTGATAATTCTAAAATCAAAACAAGCTCAAATTAAAAAGATTAATCAATTGATTAATATGTCTTTAAATGAACACATTAAAAAAGTTTAGAGTAAGAGTTTAAAATTTTGTAGTGATATGCACGGTTAAGCATAACGCATGATTATATAAAATATGTCTAAATTTGGATACGTTCAAAAATCGGATATTGACAACAACGGACATATAGGGAAAAAACTTAATCAATTGATTAAACGACTTGTAGATATGTTGAACAAATAGCCACAAACCGAAAAGGCAGAATCAGGCTTGTTTCCGCATAAGGACAGTCGAAACGAATCGTTTTTGAAAATCAATCATTGTGATTGTCAGAGAATTTTCGAATCCATAATTGTCTAATTGATTCTGTGCCGAACGGTTAAATTTAAGTTGTTCTAGTCTTGAGGGGTTTCGTTTGGGGTTATTTTCTTTATGGTTAATGTTGAAAAGTCACGGTGTCCTTACTAGATTTAGAAGGTTCGATAAGTCGTTTTTGAAAATCATTTCTCGTTTAAGTCGTTCGGATAAAAACGTTCACCTTTTAGCGTTGTTTGGCAAAATAAAGCCTAAAATGAAGAAATAAACTTAGTGGAAAATTAATCAATTGATTAAATTTTTATTGGTGTTTGCAAACCGTCACAAACAATAGGGGGGGATTCACGAAACACCATAAAAACTATGTCAATTTTTCGAAACGTGAACGTGCAAAAATTTAGGCAATTTGCACGTATAAAGAACATTAACGTTATTAAAATCACAAACAATATTCGTTTAATCAATTGATTAAACGGGGAAAAACCCCGATTTGAGGCGGAAAAAATGGCTAGAGCTTGATTTGGGTTCGTTTTTCGGTTTTATTGGATTTTTGGGTTTAAATACGGTTTCCAACACTTCAGCAAGTCGCTTTAAAAGATTAATCAATTGATTAAGGTTAATATTTATAAGTGTCGTTGTGTAGAACATATATAGCGTAGAACAAAAATACACAAGTCGTGAATAAAGCCATGAAAGAACCGCAAATTGAAAATCCACCTCAAAATAAGCCTCAAATCCTGAACACTCCTCGATTTGCGGTTCTCCACCTCTTTTTCTGAGTTGCATGGAAAGTTAAACTAAGGGTGAACATAAGCCGCACATAGAGCCTATTTTTTAGCTTTTATTTTTTGTCAATTCTTTTAGAGAAAACTTAGAGAGATTTTTGAACCGAAATGTCGAATGATTTACGAGCCTCTCCAGAAACTTTGAAAAATTAATCAATTGATTAATCCGAATCCAAAAAATTTTTAGGCTTTGAGAAAACTTAATAAATTTTAGGCACTATTAAAAAGGCGAAATTCTAAGAGGGGCGGGGGGTTAAATGGATTCCTTTTGTTTGCGTTTATCAAATTAGAATCACCTTTACTTTTTCTCCGATTCGTGACTAATATCGTGTAATTCCAACTGCATTAATCCTCTTTTCCATAAGACTTATAGGCACGCCTTCCTAATATATTTTGTGGTAAAATTGAATGAGAAATTTAGCTAAGAAAAAATTGCGTGACAAAAAATGGCATCAAAAAAATAGAGAATATTTAAAACTTTATTTAAGAAAATATCGAAAAGAGCATCCTAATTTATATTGGAAATATATAGAATCAGAAAGAAAAACTTATGAACGTGTGAGAAAAAAGATAAATGATTTACTCGGTTCAAAATGCAAAATTTGTGGTTCAACTTGTAATTTAGTTTGTCACGAAATACACGGTAAGCGTCATTCCACTAATGCAAATTACATTTTAATCCACATTGAAGATTTCGTTCGATTATGTTCACAATGTCACAGAATGGTTCACTATTTAGCAAAAAACAAAAATGTTAATCTCGAAATTTTAATCCGTTTCAAATCAATAATACTTTAACTTTTTTAGAGTTTCTTTTAAAGTTGAAAGGGTTCAATTCTAATGACATATCCGTTATTTCAATGTAATTTATTTCCTGCTTATCAGTTAAAATCGTTGTGCAGCCACCATAACACGTTCCGTTCGCTACGATTTCGTTAAACCCTTCGAAAATTTCATAATCCCATTGATAAGAGCCATTTTCTGCGTCAATATCTTGATTTCCACCGCACGGAAAGACTATTTTCAATTTCTTGTTCCAAAAACCCTCTCTTCTCAAAATACATTCAATATTCTGGCTTATTACTATGTCAGCATCCTTAAAAACGCCATCCTTAAAATTTATTGAGTCGAATATATCTTCTAAGCAAAATTCTAGCGTTTTTGGATTTGCCATGTTTAATCAAATATTTAATAGTTATTCACTCTAATAAGGATTTCGATGTTTAATCAGTTGATTAATCTTTTCGTTTTTCGGCACGACCATTCCCATCTGCTATTCATCTGGCTATCCTCAGAAAACTTAAACTAAAACAACTTTTACTTTATCAAGTCTAACAATTTTATAAGAATAACCGCATTTTCTATTATTTGGAATTTGTTTTCTAAATTCCGCAAAACAATTTTTACACAAAAAACGATTCGAATTTTTAAGTTTGTGAAATTCATAAATTCTAATACTAGCTTCGACTTTTTCGCCTATTCTATCACATCTTTCACAATTCAAACAAGCATCACCTTAATCTTAGTTTTATGTGATATTAATTTATTGAAACACGATTCGCACAACCAATAATAATTATCGTTAAATTTATATCGCAATTCTGGCTTTAAATGATAAATTTTTTTAGAACATCCTATATGGGGTGCGAAATTTGAACAGAGAAAACGACCATAAAGAACTGTGTAGTCTTGTGGTTTCGGAATTTTTTCGCTCATATTAGAACCACTTTTACTTTTTGCGTTTGCCTAAATTGAGGACATAATCGCAAATCCGATTTTCCTTTATTTCTCGGTTTCATGCCATACATCGCAACTTTATCCTTTTTAATGCACTCCGCACAATAACAACATTCATGGATACGACCAAAATCTCCATGACACTCATTATGGCAATTAAACGGTTTATTACATGTTGAATTCGCACAGATTTTATGGTATTCATGTCTCAAACTAATAACACCTCAACTTTTTTTGGTTTAAATTGCCAACATTTTATTCCTAAGTCATACTTTAATATATCCTTTTCGTTTTTGATTAAACCATTAAAAAGAGAACCCCAATTCTTTTTGGGGATTTTGCAATTGAATTTCATGCGATTTGCACAATAATAACAACCTCTTTTCGGTTCTGGCATTTTTGTTCAATAATTAATATAGAGATTCAAATTAATAAGGGTTGTGATGGGCGTATCAGAGGAACTCAGAGGAACTGTCAGAACTGCGAAATGATTAATCAATTGATTAAGTTTCTCGGAAAAAATGGGCAATCCCAACCACTTGTACCAAAATTCACTAAACTAAATAATCAAGTTTCGGTTTTGGTTTTAAACCTAACTCTTTTATGGCTTGTGTTAGGTCCAACCACATTTCCACTTGTATTTGTCTCGCAACATTTCGTTCGGGATAAATAATCGGAATTGCTTTTATGAAAATTATTTTTTCTCTAAGTTTCTGTTTTTCGCTCAAATTAATTCCACTCTTACTTTTGATTTATCTTTTACTTTTGAAAGTTTCGTATTTTTTAAAATTTCCGCTAATTCGTCATAATGCGTCATGCACAAGTCGAATTCTACACTAGATTCGTAATCGCCATAAAAAATCTTAATTGTAATATCAGTAATTTCTACACATCTTTTTCCGTTTTCGGTTACACAACACCTTTCCCTCATATTAACATCACTTTTACCTTTGCATTCATAAAATTTAAAAATGCTGAAAGTATTCGCTCACAATATGGTTTAGTTTTTGGAACACTTTTTCTCTTACTAACTTGTTCTTTCCAAATTTCGCCCCATTTATCATAACAAGATAGGCACAATTCTATTTTTTCTCTAGTTTCTGGTTTTTTCCATGTTCCAAAATAAACCGTTTTCACGGATTTATGGTTTCTGCATCTATCACACACCTTTAAATTTATTTTGTTAGGGTTCATATTAATTTCACCTTTATTGTTTGAGAATCAAGTTTAAATTCCTCACAAATATAACCTTTTTGCACAGCATAACCTTCACAAGTAGAACGGTAAATGCAATTTTCGCACGTATAAATTTCGCTTAAATATGCCAATTCTCTAATTCTATTTTCCTTACATCCTTCGCAAATTCTATCATTTCTATACTCAGTTTCAAATTCTTTTCCGCATATTATACATTTAAAGCAATGTTTCGGGAAAAATCCTCTATTCAAACTCATATCAAAATCACCCTTATCTTTTCCGTTTTTCCAAAAACAATTTCGCCTAACTTAATCCATTCTTTAGCATAAATCGTATGCAATGGATTTTCAACGATATGCACTTCGGCTTTACCTAAAGCAATTAATTCTTTCACAATTTTTCTTATACGTTTTTTATTCATTTTAAAAAGCAAATCTATGAATTTACCACGATAATTGTTATCGGTAATCACAATTGCTTTCAAATTAACAACACCTTAATCTTTTCTGTCTGCTTTAACGGTAAATAAACTAATCCACAACGACAACAAACCCATACATTAGATTCGTTGTCGTAATTAAATCCGTGAACTCTTACTTTTCTATAAACAAAATCTTCATAACCGCACTGACCACACGCTTTAGGTTTTGGATTATACATATTTCTCAAAATAATATATGTCCTTCCTATCTTATAAACCTTATCGCCATGTGTAATGGGGACTGAAGGGACCAAGGGAGAATTCCCCCTCAAAAACTTAATCAATTGATTAATTGCGGAAACCCTAAAATGAGTTCGGTTTGCCAAAAGAACCTCAAATCAAAGAGCCAACTTAATCAATTGATTAATCTTTTCAGCCCCCACTTCTTCCGACCAATCTGGTTGCCACGCCCGTGTCCAGACCAGCGAGCCACTCCAAAATAATTAATCAACTGATTAAGCCATAAGTTTTAAATAGTTAAGTCACGTAAGCCATTTGTGAACCCAAAAATGCCACGACCGTATATTGGTTTAAGATATTTAAAAAGAAAAGCATTCCAAAACAATTTAAGATATTGTGTAAGATGTAACAAGCCCTTTCTAAGAGAAACGGGAGAGTTCACTTGTTCTAAAAAATGTTCAATAGAATTACATAAACAAATTTGCCATAAAAGAAACGTTTTAGGGAAATATCATTACGATATATTTAGAAAACAATTCCATAATGAAAAAGTGAAAATGAGAAAAGAAATAGGCGATAAATGTATTATTTGCGGTTCTAAAATGAATTTAGTTTTTCACGAAATTCACGGTAAAAAACACAGTTGTAATTTCACCTATTCTAACAAAATTGAGAACAAAAAGGATTTGAATTTTGTTTGTTTATGCAATAATCATCATACTGCTTTACATTTTCTTAGTAAAACCGAAAAAACAAATTGGAAAAAATTTTTGGAATTGTTGGATTTACTGAAATTAAAATAGTTTTATTGCGTGACCTTTATTACCTTTAACTCCATCAATATAGGGATATGGTTTGCCATTTTGCTGAAAGAGCGGAAAAGTAATTACCCAAAAACTCTTTTCGTTCTTATCGAAAAACACGAATTCACCTCTATGCAAACCTACTACTGCATTAGCGAGATTTTTTCCACCCATTCTTTTTAGCTTATTTAAATCGTTGTCACCCGAAGTTGCACCTAACAAAAAGTAGCGTGACCTTTCAATTGCTTTAGGTGATATATCACTAAGTCTTTGACCAATAAAAAGAAATACCATTTTAAAATTCATTGCCTCAGAAATCACCTTTAACCAAAAACGCCCTTCATTTCCCGTAAGAGCATAACTTCCTAAAACATTCTGAGCCTCTTCTATCACGTAAACATCATAATATGGCACTTTTCCGTTAAACTTTTCCTTCATTTCCCTTTTCCGAATAAAATCATTAAGAACAATTTGACCAATGGCATTTCTAGTGTCTAGAGAATCTGTGAAAGGAACATCCACTATCAAATCTAAAACCGTAGGCAAAATGCGATAATCCTCTAAATTGAGGTATTGAATCGCATCATAATTGTAATGCCATTGTAAAACCGTGTCGAAAATTTCAGTTTTCATGGCTAAGTTTTTATGTTGATTCGTGTTCATTAACTCCCTCATTATACACATTGCAGTATTAGTTTTTCCCGTTTGTTTAACTCCGACTATTATTAATTGACCACTTTCTAAAAGTTTTCGCACAATATCAATTAGTAAATCTTCATATTTCACGTTTTGAGTGGCTAACTCTAACACGTTAGGCATTTTCTGTTCTGGTTCTTTATTTGGTTCGCTCATAAACAAGTCACTCCGATTAAGACAAATAAGGCAAACTCGATTATGCCTAAGCCAATTAGAAAGTTTCTCAAATCATTTCCACTCATAAATTGAACCACTCTACGACCAAAATTATCACGTTTCCACAATTCGTGTTTACGTTCTGGTTTGCGTTCTCGACACGTTTTACACAGCAAACCTTCACCTATGAACATTGAACCACAACTAAAGCATGGGTGTGGAATATCGGTTTTCTCGCTCAATCTAGTTTCACTCTTTGTTAATACTGATATGCACTCCGTTCCTTATAAAGTTTTGCCAAACCGAAGCATAATTTTCCATAAAAAAATTGCAATTGCTTTGACCAGAACTACTGCACGGAGAGCCAAATTTTTGAAATAATTAATCAATTGATTAATCTTTCCGATTTTTTGCCCAAGCTCAAAATTCAGGAGTTTATTACGAACCGTTTGCCAAAAGAACCTTAAATTAAGTTAATTCAAAATCTTGGAAGCGTCGCCGAGTCATCCAACCGTTACTCGGACACCAAGTTTCTCTCCGTTTTGAGAACCCTTTTTTAAAACTTAATCAACTGATTAAACATTTCCCAACCCCCGTCTTCGCTTTGACACAACGCCCGTCTTCGTTTTGAAACTCCCCACTTAAAACTTAATCAGTTGATTAAACGAACCATTATAAAAATTTCGCATTACCTTAGAAAACTTTAACAAAAACGCTAAGATTCTAAGAAAAAAATAAAATCATAGTTTAATTAATGCGTTTATTTGAGAATCAGATAAAGTTAATAATCCGTGTTTTGTTCTATGACATATTCTACATAAACAAACAAAATCTTCAACGTGTTTAAGAATATAACTAGAATTCGTTGGATGTTTTGTGAGTTTAATATTGTGATATTGAACGTCTTTTTTAGAACCGCACACCTTACAAGAATCCCCTAACAATTCAATGACTTTTTGTTTTGTTTTATAGCGTTTGTTTGCCTCTCTGATAAGATTTTTCGTTCTATATTTCCAATAACTTTTATGAGCCATTAATCTACATTTTTTTCTGTTTCTGGCATAATATTTTTGCTGAGACTTTCGCCTTTTATCTGAGGTTTTAAACATTTTTACCCGTAAAAGAAAAAAGACTTTAAGTATATAAGTTTTATGGTTAATGATATTTGAGTAGGTTTATAACAGCATCAATTACCATTATCCACAGCAAAATCATAACAATAGTCACGAGCATTGAAACAGCATTCACGCAAACTTGCGAATATAAATCCTCGAACATGCTTTTACCTTACGTAATCCTTAGTTTTTTTAGTGCGGTCAATTTTATAGGTTTCAATGGCTTTTAGCATTTCCTCACGACTTATCGGTTTTCCATGTTTTTGGGTTTCGCAACCCTCACAATCTTCCTCACATTCTGCCATTTTAATTCCTTAATTAACAATAGGTTAATCTCTCTTATAAACCTTCTCTATATAATCTATCTATCTAAATTAATCAATTGATTAATCTTTTAGTTTCGGACAACCAGCCTACTTCATAGTTCAAATCGCCTCGAAAAACACCGAAAACCCGAAAACAAGCCCAAATCTCTGTCACCTAAGCCCACCGCCCAACCTGTGCCTTAAAAATGCCCGAATTTCCCCGAATAGGCTTAATTTAGCCTCTTTTTTCAAAATAAGGAAAAATGAGTCAATTCTTTTTGTCGCACGAAGGGTGTCAGCCTAGCCGCTCCCATGAAAATGATTAATCAATTGATTAAACGCCAGACTGCGGGAAATCAAGATTTTACTTAATCAATTGATTAAACTGCCGAAACCATTAGTGCAACCAAAAATGTAATAATAGATGGCACTATGCCACATAGCCGCACATAGAGCCAAAAAATTCAGAAAGAATAATTTAGAAAATAAAAAAGGAGTTTATTTGTCGGCTTTTATTTAGAATTATTTGCTTTCTTTCAAATGTTGTATTTAAAAAGGCTAAAGTAAACCTGCTAAGATTGAAAGGCTAAAGTAAACCTGCTAAGATTGATTAGACCAATTGAAATTATAGCCTATTTAAAAAGTCGGAATTTCAAAGGGGTGGGGGGTATTTAAAAACTGGAGGAGTCTTTGAATTCGTATTTGTATTGTGGTTCGTTGATTCGTTTACAAATCGCTATATGGTCTAAATAATATTTCGGCAAAATGTGGCATCCACAATACGGACATTCGATTCGACTTTCCTTCTGAAATGCTAAGAATTCGTCTGCCATCTCTTGCGGTTTTAGATAAGGTTTTTTGTTGTCTAAACGCCATTGACGAAATTCGTTTTCATCAACAGTAACGCCTTTTTCCCGAAGAATTTTCAAAGCCCGTCTTTCATCTTGGTTCAATATTCATCTTCCTCTAACTCTTATGACATTCAATGATTAATTTTTGTAGTTTCTCATATTTTAAAACTCGGTGTAATGTTCTATGGCAAAGGGAACACAATGGAATAAAATCTTCAACATGATTAAGAATATACCAATATGATGTTGTATGTATCTTACCATGAATTTCGTGATATTCTACATTATCCATTCTTCCGCAAGTTTTACATCTATCTCCAATTAATTGAATAATTTTAGCCTTTTTAATAGAACTCAATTCTTTATGTCGTAAAAGTCTTTCTTTTCTGTGTTGTTGATAATATTTCTTTCTTCTCCCCCTAATTTGTTCTTTATGAATTTGGTAATATCTTTTATCGTATTTTTTTATTTGTTCTGGATGTTCTTGGCAGTATTTTCTACCATATTCTTTTCTCTGTTTTTTATGTAATTGATAATATTCTTTTCCGTGTTTTTGAATCTGCTCTTTATGTAAAGAACGGTATTTTCTACTATATCCTCTACATTGTTCTTTATGCATTTCACGGTATTTCTTATTAAATTCTTTCATATATTTTTTTCTATCAGTCGTCATTTTCACCTTTTCCTTTGTTAAATCTTAAACATTCTTCTTTATTGCAAATGTTACCTGTTTCTGAACAATAGCAAACTTTATCTTCGCCTTTAACGTGAAACTTACACGTTCGTTCATATTGTGTGAAACTAATTGGTTTCGGTTTCTTTTCTGGCATTATTTCACCTCTACCGTATTAAAGGGAGTTGTTAAAAGAGCCATTGGTTTTCCGATTTCGCCCTTCCATCCACAATTTTTGCATTCCGCACCGAAATCGGTTCGTATTTCGCCTTTTTTGACATCTCTAACCTTAATTTTTTTGGCGAGTTTCACAGTATAAGCAAGATTTGGATTCCCACATTTAGGACACTTCATGCTTCATCTTCCTCGAATCGCTTTAGAATGTTGCCCTTTTCGTCAATTAATCCCATTTTAATGAGGTTTGAGGCTGTTCGCCCGTAAACGCCCTGTAAATGCCAACACAAGCCATCTTTAATTAATTCGGCGAAAAAGTCAAGCACCTCATTTCCATCCATCTCGCCCGATTCAAACCTTATGAATTTATCGACTCTATCGGTTCTTTCTGACACCGTTCATTTCCTCAATCATTTGAATTTAACGTTCCGTGAGGGCATTCGTAAGTTTTGTATTTCTCTCTAGTTTCTACAACGTCTTCTTTGATTCTAAACCATATATATTGTAACCATTCTGTGAACCATGCCCTAATTCTCCAATAGATTTCTCTAAGTTTCGAAATTCGTGTGTTTAGATAGTTTTCGTAACTCTTACAATCACAAGCATATGCACATCTCTTGCAAAAGTCAGTCTTAACAGTTTCTCCAATCGGACATTCAATTCGTTCTCTGAGTCTGATAAATTTCGACATTTTTCTTACCTTACTAGATAACAACAACTTCGCCTCTTATAAGGGTTTCTGATTTTTAGGTTCACTTGTTTCTTTCGGTATTAGTTTCACAAAACCATCTTTGGTTATTTCGTATCCGAGATAATGTGCATTGAATCTACAAAGTCTGCACTTTAGGATTCGGAAGAAATTCAGTATTGCACCTTGTTTTGCAGAAGGAACGTCCATCTTGATTGTGCCATCCCATGAAGAGATTTTCTTGTAATCCAGAACGAAAACCGCATCGACAATATGCGAAATCGAAATTCCGCCAGCCATTGCAAGAGTATCGCTTTCCTCTATGGCTCTTTGGTTTACTAGAATTGAAGTTATTCCGTGAATCTGGTTGTATCGCATTAATTCAAGAACACGATATTTGATTTGACCTCGCACATCTTCTAAGAGCGTCATTGAATCAACAAGTAACAAGTCTATTCCTTCGCCTTCAGCTAGACTTCTGTATGTTGAAACGAAGGCATTCCACTCTCTCAATTCTGCAAACATCACGGTATCGATTACTGAGAGATTTTTGCTGATGTTTTCCCAATTTAGACCTAGAATCTTTGCTCTTTCTCGGAATCTTGATTCTAAATCGAATCGTGGCGTTTCTGTTTTCCACGCCTCTTCACTTGTCACAAAGCAAACTTTCTTCCCACTATCAGCTACTCGGAGAGCAATTTCTTCTATCAAGAGGCTTTTTCCCGAATTTGGCAAACCTGTTAAAATGCTATTTGAGCCGAAAGGAATTCCTTCTATTGGCTTATCGTTCGAATCGAGAAACATCATATCGAGAAAACTGAAAGTTTTGAACGGTGATAATTCTTTCTTGTTTTCTTCGCCCACAGTTGGCTTAACAACTTTCTGGCTTTTTGCTTGCTCCATTTTTTGAGCGAACGGAGCATTAACACTAGCCCATTCATTTTGTGTAGCATTAGCCAAAACAAGTTTAACTGCCTCAGCTATTGCTTTAGCGGTTTCTTGAACGCTTTTTTCCTTATCTTTTTCTTCGGACATTTAATCACCTAATTTCGTGTTGGCAAAGAATATGAATGCTCCATAGAGAATTGCGGGTGTATTCTGTGCAAACAAACCTGCCAAAGCGGTTACTAATCCGAATATCTTTCCGAGCATTTTGAGTGTTTTAACCGTTTTATTTTCGGACATTTTTTATCCCTTTACAATTACTAATAACTTCGTCTTATATAAACCTTTGCACTATATGAGCATCACCTTAATATTGTAATGGGGAATTTTTTCCTTCATAAACACATCAAAGAATAAATCAAACCACGCTTTTTCCCATTCTTTTTTTCCGTAACTCTCAAATTTTTTACCCTCTAAATTACTCCATGCTTGATAACATTTACAACAAAGAAAAATATCAATTTCTACTCGTTTATCATCAAATTGATTTTTCCGTGCGAAAAATGACATTTGTTCATCATTAGTTTTTCCACATCTATAACAAATTTCATTTTTATATAAAGGTTTTATAAGTTTCATATGAGTATCACTTTCACTTTTGGGGGTTTTACACCCATAAATTCAGCAAAAACTTCGTGCCAAATTTCATCCTCAAGCGAGAAATATGGTTTTTTATGTGATTGTCCTTGTCTGGATTGACATCTAACTACCACTTTAGAATACCATTTATCCCATTCAGAATGACATTCTTCACAAAGCAAATATTTACTCATATCATAATTATGAGTTCCCTCTCCAATTCCACATCTGTCACATTTCTTTAATTTTTGCTTTTTCATTCTTTCGCAATCTCCATCACGAAAGAAGTGTGTTCTCGGCATTTTACTTTAAGCCAGCAAATACTTCTAGTATCTGGCTCATAAACGCTGTTGATTTGTTTGAGAACTACGCCCTCAAATCCGTTTTCTTTCGCCCATTCATACATTTTTCGGTTTTCAGTTGTTTGAGGGATTATCCTAATATTTGTAAAACCGTAAAGTTGGTTCTGTAAATTGACAAAGTTTTCCAGAATTTTGCGTCTTTTCCAATACGGCACTTTCGTTAAATCCACGCCATCTAACATCATTATATCCCAAACGTAAAGACCTACGGGATAAATATCTTTGTATTTATCAATTTTTTCTTTGGCGGAAATTTGGCATCTAAACTGTGAACCAGCAAAAACCATGTGACCGTTTTTGTCAATGTAAACGACTTCGCCATCCAAACGATAATCATGTTTCATTGTTCTAAGCGGTTCTACGATTTCTGGCAAAGTTTCGTTATAGGCAAGCCCTCTACGACTATAAATCCGAAAATCCTCGCCCATCTTTTCGATTATTACTCTTGTGCCATCAACTTTTAATTCAGCCACATAATCTTTTCTGTCTAAGTCGTTCTGTGAACCCGTTTCGCACAATTCTGGCTCAAACCACTCTTCTAGTTTAATTTTCAATCCCATCTTCTTACCTAAGATATGTAAGGGTTATCCTTCTTAAAAACGTTTCTATTGTTTTAAAATATTTTGTTTTAAAGGTTGAACCAAATCATTCCATTTCGATTCGTTTATTTTTATTAAGAACAAATAATGATGAATGGTTCTATGACATTTATGGCATAATGGAACGAAATCTTGATAATGTTTTAGAATATAATAGGGATGCGTGTCATGGGGTTTGCCGTGAATTTCGTGGTAAATTATTTTCTGTGGATTAGAATTACACAAAATGCATATTTTACCAATCAGAGCAAAAAGTTCCTTCCTAATTCGTTCATCACGCTTTTTTTGATATTCTATCATGGATACTGAACGGGATTTCCATTTATCGGGGTTTCGTTTATAATAATCTTTCATGTATTTTCGTTGATATTCTTTTCTGTCCATTTTTAAGTCTCTTTAACAAAATAAAGCCCAATCCGCTATTTAAATTTTATGCTTATTGGTTGGATAATCCAACCAGTCAAGTCCATCGGCGAATCCATCGTCCAGAAGTGAAAAGATTAATCAATTGATTAATTCGTCCCCATTTTGGAACAATTGAATTTTTGAAAAATTCTGCGGGACCGATTATAACCTCTCTAAAAAGTTGGGATTGTAAAAGGGCGGGGGGCGTTCGCTAGAGTTTATAAATGTTCGCTCTTAACGAAACTTAGATAAGAATAACTTTAACTATTTCCTTTTCTTCTTTCCATTTTAGATAAGTCTCAAACAACTTATATGGATTGATTGACCTACACCATTTAGAATGATATTCAAACCACTTTTTGCAACAAATAGAACAAAGAAGATTTTCAATGTGTCTTTTATCAAATTTAGGATTAGTGCGAAATTCCTTTCCACATTTCAAGCATTTTACTTTCTTCTTTAAATGCGTCAAACCAGAATCACCTTGATTTTCTGTTTGAAACGGATTTTGCATCCATCTTTATGAGGGCAATGTTCACAATATTGAAACTCATTGCAATCTTTGACCTCATGTGTTATAATATTTACAAGTCTCAAATTAATATCACTTTTATTTTCTCTTTCTGTTTTTTATGAACCTCAATCTCAGAACGGTTTTTAGTTTTAGCCTTTCGAAGTAATCTGTTTGCTTCCACTCTCCACCTTTCGTATAATAGATTAAAGGATATTTCTTGTTCTTTAATGAACTTTTCTGCCTCATTGGTTGCACTTTCGACAAATAACTTATCAATTAGCCATCTTATAGGATTTTTCATATTAATATCACTTTAATTTTGGATGGTTTCGTTCTGACAAATTTCAAAAATAGTTTAGTCCATTCCGCTCCGTTTGAACCTTTCGGATAAGTGGCGTGATAAATTTTCACCCATAATCTTACACATTTTATGCAAAGTTTAACATAGTTTGTTCCATCCATTAAATCAAAACCCGTAAATTCTTCCTTTGAATCGCATCTGTCACACATTTTAATTCATTATTATAGATAGTTTTGGCTCTTATAAACGTATCGTTTAATCAATTGATTAAGTTTTCCAATTTAATTTTCCATAATCGAGAATAAAACTTTTCGCCTTTCTTTCGGCAAAATCACGGAACTTTTAATGAAAACTTACCGAGTTCGAACAACTTTATTTGGCATTATGAAAAAACTTAATGAGTATGGGAAAAGCACGGATAATTCATTAATATTTTTCCCTTAATGCCAAATAATTTCGTTCGCTAATCTTCGAATGACACACCAATGATGCCCAAATTCATAAGATAAGATTAATCAGTTGATTAATCTTTCCAGACAACGTAACGCTTGGCAGATTCGATTGGTCGCAAAATTAATATAATGGAACTTTAACTTTTAAATCGACTGGGATAATCCAAAATAATTCATAGGGAATCGTAAGAAATTTAAGTTTTGCGATTAAAATCCCCCCATGGGTCCTACATAGGAAACTTTCGTGCCCTTTAAAAACTATTTTAAATTTTACTTTTTCTGGAAAAAGAAATTTGTGCTTTAAACATTCCTCACATTTTGGAAATTTCAAATTAGTTTCACCTTTATTTTGGGTTTTCTTCCAGAAAGTTTTTTCCATAGGTCTAAATATGGAGTATCATAAATTAGGTTGTCGATTTGCTCGGCGATTTCTGGATGGTAGGGGACTTCCTCTATCCATCCTCTATGTAACGACACTTCTTTCGTGAGGTTATTATAGAAAGATGATTTGCCATGAAATAAAATTTTACAAACCTTAATTATATATCCGAAAACGCCACCTGTTGGATAATAATCTTTGACTGTTCCAACAACTACGAAATCAATTTTTGTGCCACCAATTTTTTCCGTAGTCACTCCTATGACTGTTTCGCCACGTTTATATTTCGGTTTGTCTGGTTCAAGAAAAGCCATTAGACCAACATCACCTTCACTTTCTCATCATGTTTAAAGAAAATATCGAAGAAAACATGAACCCAAAATTCACCATAAGTCTGAAAGGTTGGATATTTATAATTTTTGAGTTGTTTATTTTTCAATTCTTCAAAAATCGTATAGCAATTTTGACAGCACCAAAAATCTCTTTTATATCGATTAATTGAATTATCTTTACCAAGCATTAATTGAGAATAACTTCCTAGCGAACCACCACATTTACAGCATTTATCGGAGTTCATATGAGAAAATTTCAAACTAACATCACCTTAACTTTTGGTTTTCGTGAATGCCAAAGTTCACGGATTTCAAGCCATAACTTATTAGCAAATTTCTCAAGACAAATATCGTGGTAACTGGGATAACCACGTCTTCTCAATTCATCATCCAAAAATTTGCTCCATTTCATTGCACAATCGCTACAAATTAATAAAATGTGTTTATCTCCCAAAGTTTTTCCCTGTTCAAGAAGTCCAATCGATTCTTTTCCACAATGTTCACATTCATATTTCATATTAGAATCACCTTTACCTTTACCGAATTCAAAAAGGTTAGAAATTCATCTTCGAACTTTTCTTCATAACCCCTATAATATTTCCCCCTATGATTTTGATTATCTACTCTTTCACGCCAAATTTTAGCCCATTTCTTGTGACAATCTTCACAAAGCTGATAACTTCGGTGTTCAAGAGTCGCAGTTATAGATGTTGAGGCTTTATTTTTTTGACACCGTTCACATTTGCCCCATCCAACTTTTATTTTAACTAAGTTTGTTTGTTGAGTCAATATAAAGCCACTCTCACTTTTTCTTTTTGCGGTGTCACGTCGAAATGACTTACCCAAAAATTGTATATGAGATACCTAACCATGACATCTCCACTTTCATATTTTATTACGATTATCTCGAATGTTGAATTTTTGGGAATCCACGACGGAATTACTTTAGGTTTTAATTTGACGAGCATTCCCAATTTTAGATTTTCTATCTCCATTAGTTATCAAATAGAATATAACAACCGTATCTTATAAACTTTTCCAAAATAAAAAAGGGGGTTGATGGCGTGATGGTTGGTTGGTAGTTTATGGCGTTATGATTTCAAAGAACGGTATTGGCACATCGCTACCGTAGAAGTATGGCAATGCTCCATCCCATTTTAACAGATAGAGATAATAGAGATAGTTCGGGTTCACGCTTAGATATTCATTTATCATGCGGATTGCTTCTGCGTCTGCTTGAGCCCTCGTTAAGGTTGAGTTTGCATATGCTTCGGCTTGTATCTTCATGATTGTTGCTTCGGCTTGCTTAATCATTATTTGTTGTTCTTGCTGATAGCGGATTACTTCTAGTTTATTCTTTTCAGCTAGAGCATTCTGTTCATTTGTTACTTTATTTTCAATTGCTTGATTAAATGCTGGCGAGAATTCAAAGTTTTCTAGCTGAACATCAAGAACTGTTATATGATATGGAGTAAGTTTTTCTCTCAAAGTTTCCAGAAACAGAAGTTTAACAGCCTCACGCCTCTGAAGTAATTCCTCAGCTTTGAAGCTAGAAGTTGCACCCTTTAAACTCTGTTGCATGTTGTTTATGATAACTCGACTTTCCCAATCGGTTCTCAATGTTCGGTAAATTTCTTCCACGTAGCCCGAATCTATATAATAGTTTATTGAGATTGTCGTCAGCACCTCTTGCATATCATTTGTTCCACACGACAGATTTCCTAAAGTGACTTTGTGAATCTGCACATCCATGAGAACTATGTCCTGACCAAGCCACATATTTACCCAATGAAGTCCTTCGGTTGCAGTTCCCGTGATTTGACCGAATTGTGTCGTGACACCAATATAACCACTCGGCACAGTTCGTAATCCTAAAAGCATCGTCGCAACTAAGACCACTATAACTGCCATGATTGCAACTAATTTCCAAATGCTCCAATTGCCGTCTTTATTCTTTAATGGATTTCTCATTTTTTACGACCTTAAAGAGTAATACACATCGCCTCTTATAAGGGTTGACATTAATCAATTGATTAATTATTTTAGTTTTGGAGCGGGTCATCGGAAGAAGTGGGGAAGAAGCGATGGTTCAGAGTGCACTACAAATTTAGAAAGATTAATCAACTGATTAATTTTCTCGAATCAGAAGGAGAACATTGGGCAGGCGAGACGTTGCCTTCGGTCAATATAAAATGACCTTGACTTTTTCTTTCCGTTTTTTCTCTTTCGCCAATAAATGAATAATGACAGTTTTTTGATAAGGATTAAGTTTCATACCATTTGCGTGTTCTAGTAAGTGTTCATAAAATTCCATTTGGATGACAATTTCATTCGTATGATGAAGAGTTGCACCTTTAAATTCGACCATGCAAAAAGGTTTTGGTTTTTCCGTCAATATAATAGCACCTTTACTTTGATTTTTGATTTCTTCTTTGAGAATGATTGAGGAAAGAAACTTTGATAAATTTTATCTGGAATGAGGTAACATCCCTTAAATTTTGCATCCTTCATACCCTTTACAACATCCTCTAAAGTGATTTTGGATTTACTCATATCAGTATCACTTTCACTTTCTCGCCCTTTAGCCATAGATTGAAAATCTTTAACCAAACTTTTCCTTGCTCATCATAAGAAGGAATACTATTACTCTTCGGTTTTAAATGTTTATGCAAAAACGCAACCCAATCTGCTCTACATTTTGGACAGACTCTCAAAAGTGGTTCGTTATCCGACGAGAATGCTCCACCTAAACCGATTAGGGAAGTTACCCAATTTCCACATCTTTGGCATTTTCTCATATAAGCATCACCTTAACCTTTCTCTCCCGTAAAATCGTCCCAACTCCGCATACATAAGTTAGATTAGGTCTATGTTTGTCACAATAGCAAGACTTTCTACCCTGCCTCTGGCAACTGCCTCGATGCGAACACATGAATATCAAACCACATTTTTGACAAACTGAAGGTTCATCTGGATAGATATTCTTCGTCGGAATATGAACATTCAATGAAGAGTCTTTATATATTGGTGTCATACAAGTAACACCTTCACTTTCGGTTTAGGAAATAACTTTGACCTAAATGCACCGAATTGTTGACTCGAAATATTAACTTTTATATCCACTATTAGCCTACAATTGCGACATTGAACCACTTTGTTATGGGGATTCCATATAATTGCTCCGACATAGTGGCAATTTGGACAAATTAATTCCTCAAATTTGAGTTCCATGCAATACGGACAATGAAATGTCTTATAATAACGTCCATCTTCAGCCATATCTATCGTTTCATGCATGTTCGGGCGACCACAACATTGACATTTTTTCATAGTAGCATCACTCTCACCTTCGCTTCACGATATTCACATCCATAGTTTTGACCGCTAGGAGCAAAGTTTTTCGTGCATTCTCTACAATAACAATAACGTTCATGTGAATAATTCTCTCTATGCAAGCGGCAGGGAGAATGAGAATTATTCTTACATTCAAACATCTTTCCGCATTGTGAACATTTTACTTTTACCCATTCAATCTGCTTTGCATTCTTCATAGTTTTTCTTATCCCTTTAAAGTAATTAAAGTTATTACCCACTTATAAACTTTGTGAATTATTTTTGGCTCGTGTTTAATCAACTGATTAATCTTTTACTTCGAGAATCGCTGGTCCGCAATTTTCCAGTCCAATGTCCATCGATTATTCACAAGAATGGGCATATGAACCTTATCCAATTTTCGATACGCCTTCAAGCCAATCTGACTACGCAAAGCCTGATGCAACACTTCGTGTTCCAAAATCAAACAAGTTAATTCCTCAATGTAATCATCATCAGAAAAATATTCTTTAAATAAAAAAAGTTTAATCAATACTCTATAACAGAATCCGCCAGCCGATGCTCCCGAACAATGCATATCTCGTTCAGTTTTCGTTATTATCTTTACATATCGCCCGATAGAATTCTCTCTTTTAATCCAAGTCAAAATTCTTAACCACATATCATTTAAACTGACATAATAAAATGAACCTACCCACTTTGAATATTTCCAAATAGTTTGAAATATCTTTCGCACTTTGAATCACTATTAAAATTAGAAGTGGGTTAGACTATTTAAAACTTATGGAAGAATTGAGGAATAAAAGAGCGAAGGGGCGGGGAGTTACACCCCGCCGTTATACAGGGCGACGACGGACTTGGCTTGCCGAGAGATATTAACTAGCACATAGAGGTATTTAAGGTTTGCGGTTGTTATCCCATTTCAACCTTGTTATCTTCAGAGCAGACGGTAGAACAGAATCGTCCTCTGCCAATGAATGGTTTGCCACAATGTTGACATATCTTTTTATGATGGCTTAGAAGTTTTTGGTCTCTTAGCATTTTCAATGTGTTGATGAACATGCTGGACATTTTTGTTGTATAACCACCACGTAAATGAATTGTGAATACGTCTTGATTTTCATCGTATTCTACAGCATCCTTTTTTCCTTCTGGGGCTTGACATACAAGAAGCACATACTTTAAACTTTCATTGATTTCCATTGGACTATTCGTGTTATCTGGCGAATCAAGACTTTCCCAATAATCCCATTTCTTGAAGACGGCTATGACTTGTTCTTTGTTATTTATTGTTGCTTTTACTATTAATAGTGCATCAGTTCCAGCAAAACCAAATCCATGCGATGTTTCCATTGCCTTTATTGGCATTGGCTGTTCACCTTTATTGATTATAATCAGACTTTCATACCCTCTAAAGAAACGTTCTTTCCCATCAACTACTACAACAGCATTTTTCATATTTCTATCACCACCTTTACTTTTCAACTACTACGACATGAGTATAGAAATAGAACAACTATTTAAATGTTGCGGTAAAATCGTGCGATGGGCGATGTATCGTCGCCCAAACGCAGTTGCAACGCCAGATGCCAACTCACACCATATGGTCTTACTCTGGTTGGCGAAACGTCTTTCGCCTACTTGTGAGCAGTAAATAATAATAACAAACAATTATTTAAACTTTGTGGTTCTTAAATTGTGTGTTTACCTAACACTCACTCAGTATAACTCCTAATAGTAATGATATGTGCAATACGATTTCTTGCAAAACGCCAATCAAACCAGATTAAATTATCAATGAACCAAAGAGAATAACGAAGCCAAAGTGGAAGAAATTTGCTTTGAAAAAACTTTGCAAGAATCTTATCCGCAACGAAGCACATTCTCATTATTCTCTCGCTCTTGTGCCTTTATATTTGCCTCTACCAATATATTTTCCTTTATAGTGTCTGCCAGTTTTCTTTTCCCGAATTGTTTCCTCTTCCAAATCCTCTAATAATTTTTCCTCTCCCGAATCCTCAACTTCAATTTCATCTTTGTTTTTCGATGTTCTTGAGACATAGTTAGATTGGCATTCTACTCGATATGGACAATCCTCAAAAAAGTATGATGCATAATCACTTGAACTCTTCCTGTGCAAATGTTTAGATTTGCAACATAATAATCCGAAACATCTCGGTTTAAAGTTTTTGGGATTCATGGGGCATTTTTCGTGTCCACACCAATTTATTTTATCCATGCCATGATTTTGATAGCAATGTGGATTGCATATTGGACAGGCTAATTCGCTACCAAAATATGCTAAATGGCAATGCAGACTCATACAAGAACCACCTTCACTTTTTTCTTTTTTAATTTTTCCCATTGTCTCTTGAGTAACAACAAGTCATTCATAGTAACTGAATTATTTTTCTTCACAACTTCTATCATTAACCATTGCCAGAAATTATTCCAATTTTTCAAATCAGAATCACCTTTACCTTTTCTTTTCCCTGACTTTTAATCTGTTCTTTTATTTCTTCAAGAAATCCATCTGTCCAATCAAAAACTGAAATTGGTTCATCCTTTGGCTCTGGAAGAGTTTCCATCCATGCATGAACACCTTTCAGCGTTAAAGGAACTCCCAACTCTCCCAAAATTTCTTTTTGTGTCTTAAAAAATACTTTCCAGAATTCCTTACCGACTAACGACGGGTCTTGTGCATAACCATTTGAAGCGAAGGCAAATCCACATTTGGGACAGGCATCATAATGTAAATATCCACTACTGCCGTATCTTAACATCATACGATGATAGTTACATACGGGACAGATTCCGCCATAGGTTTCAGTTATCATCAAATTCCTCATCGAAATGTTCATCCGCATTATAAATTAAATGATTAGCAAATCTCCATATTGTTAAAATTCCTAATGGGGTATGAAACATAATATGCCAAAATATTCCCTTAATAATTCCCTCATCATAAATTGAACTAACTAAACAATCTTTACAGAAGAATCCACATGGACAAAGACTGAATCTCATAATAATTCCGCTTCTTTACATCTCTTCCACATTTCTTCGCCATACCTAGCGATAAAATCACGGTCTTTTTGAGACAATGATTGAAGCCATCTCCGTTTCTCCTTCAGACGTTCCTCTTCTTGTCTTTCCTCTTCGAGTAATTCTAAATCTTCTTGAGTTAAATCTGGTTCGTTCATTTAAACCAAAACTCCTCTTCCTCGCTCCAAGCATCCTCTTCGCCTTCCTCGCCACCATAACCATAATCTTTCTCATCATCTTGATAGTTAGGGTCTTCATCACTTCCAAATTCTTGTTCATCTGGAATTTCGTGAATCCGTTCTTCGTCCCATTTAAAATTACAATCGAGACAACGAAACAGAAGTTTGCCGTCTGGAATCTGGATTACGTTTTTAGAACCACAAGACGGGCAAATTATGGGGTCTTCACTCATTCTACTTTACCTCTTTAATAACCTTGCTGGCTAAGAACTTTTCATAGGCTTTAGTGTAGTATTTATATCCACAGTTTAAGCAGGTATAACTTTCAAACTCTGGTCTGGAAAAATTTTTAGATTCCATATCCCATTTAGCCAACCCCTCATCAATACTACCTGTATAAACAGTAAGACATGTTCTGTCATGGGCTGGACAACCACATCTAGGACACGGTTCAGGTTCATTCTTATCTGCCTTTGCTATACAGTTCTCGCATCTATAAAATTTCATGCCGTTCTCCATTAATCTTTCTTCTAAAGTATCTTCACCGCAATTATAGCAATGTAATCCAGTTCTAGTTGTCATACTTCTAGGTTCAAATTCCATTTTTAATTCCCATTTCCATTAATTTCATTCATCATCCAATGAACCCAACATTTCGAACAGTCTTTGGATATATCGGCTAGACATTTATTACAGAATTTCCGTGCAAGTTCCTTGATTTTTTCTTTTCGTTCTCGATGCGTCAAAGGATAATAAGTGGTAATGTGATAAACAACCAACCGTTCCCAAATTACAACTGGTTTCTTTTCAGCTAATCGTTTCTGATAATCTGTGCCATATAATTCGTCAATCCAACCAATAAAATTCCAACACCATTCGCAACATGCAGCCCACTCTGGTTTAGAATTTAATTGGCAAATTGGACAGATTTTATCATCGGTCACTTTGTTTCACTAATTAGAATCTTTAAGACATCGCTCTATTTAAACTTTTCTCTAATTCTCGAATGCGATTCTGCAATTCATGAATATAATTATGACTTAATTCACTATGTTCATTATTTGGGAAAGCCATTAAATTTTCTGGTCTATTATCATCTGTAATTCCATTCAGATGATGAATAACACATCCTTTTGGAAGTATTTTTTTATGATGTTCTTCCCAAATTAAAATGTGCTCATAAACATAAGGATGCCCTTTACTGGTTCTTGAATGATTTGGATTATAAATCATGATATAACCATGATGTTTAATTCTTCCACCTTTCCAACTTGAATGTTTTTCTCCACAGTAATAAATACGTTTTGATAAATGTGCGGCTTCACTTCTAGTTCTACATTTAATTTCCAATTTTTGAAAAAGATATTTAGTTCCCGTATGGGATAAATTCAATAACAAGGCAATGTCTCGCAATGATTTACTTTTATATAATAGTTCTAACTTACTTTTATCATATTCTTTTGGGTTAATTGGTTTACCTCTTGGCATCTTAATCACCAGTTGATAATGGCATTCTTAATATTTAAACTTTTCGGTAAAATTCATCACTTTCTGTATATAAATACGGCGAGCTATTTAAGGTTTTCGTTTGCTCGTTCATATTTGAATAGCCATGCTTCATAATCTCGCATTGTTTTTCGCATCGCCTTAGTTTCAGATGTAGTCTGGCTTGCAAGTACAACTTCAATAAGTGGTAAATCTCCCATAAAAATTGCCCCGTCATTATTTTCCACGTATCTATGATTTCTTGTAAAGCGAATTCCATTAATCTTTTTCATAAATCGTGGAATTGGAAAAGGTATGCCAAAGTCGGGTTTCTCTTTAAAAATTTTCTCAGCAGTCATTCTAATTCTATATCCGATTTGATTTTCGTCTATCTTTGGATTCCATTTTGCAATGGTTTCATCTGAATCAATAAAAAGAAAGTAATCGCCATCTGGCACGGCACTAATGAGTTGGTTTCGGGCATCTACTTGATGAACTTGTTCTGTGGCGAGCATTAATTTGATTTTGGACTTCGCATTAATGCTCCACGAAATTATTTTCTCAATAGTATCATCAATGGAATGAAGACTATAGCCATTTACGCCAATCCATCTCCCATCCAAAATTACGATTTCATCAACCTTTCCATCTAAACTTTTCAGACAATCAATTATGGATTCTACTGCATTAAAAGTAAGAATTAAGGCGTGGATTCGTGGCAATTAATTTTCGCCTTATTTCTTCAGATAGAAAGTCCAAGCCATTGTTGTCAACGGGAATGTGAATTTAAGACTATCTATGCCATTGTTCATCATTTGAGTGTTGCCTGTATATGCACCCACAGCCGATAGAACAACTGTCAAGATTGTTATCCCTGAAGATATTAAAGCCAAGATGAACGGCTTGTCTTTTTCTGAAACTACTTTTTCTGTCATTATTTTCACCTATGAAAAGGTGGGAGAAGAAGTATTTAAACCTTGCGGTTCAGATAAAAAAATCTGCCCTTTCTGTGCAAAAGCCACGCAAAAAAGTTTCCTATCTTAACTAAACCATTTCCTATTTTACATGGGGATGGAGACGGATTAGGTTGGGGCGGAATTTCTCCGTTTGGAATTATTTGATACATGCTGAAATCTATTTCACTATCACCATATTTAATCCAAGCATAACCAGATTCCCCCCAATCAATTCCCCAACTATTAGCTATAAGCCATGCTCCAAGTTCATCATCATAGTCAATAATGGATATACAATGTCCGCCTAAAATTGGGTCGGCGAGTCCTAGACTATGATAAACGCCAGACTTATAATTTACGAATGATTGATGAACCATCATTGTACCCACCAAAGGCATAATTTTAAGTATAGATTTCATTTCGTCAACATTAGTTATTTCTTTCCAAGATTTAAGTTTCTTACCGTTTACCCACCAATTTTCACATCGCCCTTCACCACAACTATGGTCTATTCCATCATACGGACAACATTCTTCAATGCAAGTTCCAGTATCTCTAGCAAAATTCAAAACAGTATTCATATCATTGCCAGATGAACATGTTCCACCAGCACAAAAGAAGAAATCACGTTCGCTTAAATCAATTAAACTATCTGGATTATTTTCAATAATCCGTATGCAACCTTCCCAAGTTTTAATAGTTCCAAAGCCCGTGCAAGAACCACAACTACCTTGGTCACGAATAAGACCCATCCATTTTTTGCGGTCATGACTCGCCATTTTTCTTTACGCCGCTAGCTATTCTTTTTTGTTCTTTTGGTTTTAAATGACTTGGTGCAGTATCTCCCAATTCATAATCATCAGATGAGAGTTCAACAACATCTACTGGAACACCCTCAATCATATCTGGTAATCGTTCTTCTTTTTTTAATTCGCCAAGTTTCTTCTTTTTAGATACGTAAGCAACTATAGCACGTCTTCCAGTCTTGATACCGTTTGTTATTTCATCACCAATATTTGCATTTAGAGCAACCTTTCTGATGCGTTCAAAGTGCTTATCTAATATTTTATGCAGATGTTCGTCCATATCATTCACCATTGTCCACGATTTTCTCTTATGAATTTTTTCAATGTTTGAACTTTCTTTCTGAGATTATAAACTCCGAGCACCGTAGGAAACCAACTTAAAATGTTCATCATCATTAATGCGTCATACCAGAATCCAACCGTAAACTTGTCTGGTGGAAATATTTCAGCATTAATTGTAAACCAGTTACTAGATGCCCATGAATTAAACCCACAATTGATTAAACATTGATAAAATTCTATATTGTTTTGTGCTGAACCCCACATTTTATTAATAAACATAATATCAAGTTGCCATACTGAAAAAGCCATCATCATCAATCCTATGCCTATCAAAACTAACGGCATCTCTTCTTTAATTATATTTTTTAATCTGTTCCATAAGTTCTCAAGCATAATCTCACGAGAGTTAATAGAAAACAAACAACTATTTAAACTTTATGATTTATCGTAACACCATTCATAATGTTCTATTATTTGAGGGCGTTTCTTCTTAATGTCTGCATAAACCACATCAATATAAGATTTATTTTTGTTACTTAACCATAATGCTACAACACATGGCGAACGGTCTATTCCACCTGTGCAATGAACTAATATTCGTTTATATTTTTTGGTCAACAATTTCAACATGTAAGTGGCTGTTTTTACTTGAATTTTTACATTACTTTGGTCTCCCGTTTCAGACCAATATAAATCGTTGATTGGTGCTCTGAAGAAATAAATGCCAAGATTTTTACAAACCCGTTCTTCAAATGAACTATCATCTTCTAATTCTCCCCCTCTGAGAGATAAAATACAATCTATCTTTTCTCGTTTTAAAAGTCTATTATTAATAGCGTCAGAATATTCACCTATTGCCACATTACCAGTTATCCAAGTAATCATCTTTTTCGTCTCCTAATTTCCTAGTCGAACCTTCAGTTTTATGGTTTTCAGAAAGTTTATAATTTCGGTTTGACAGGATTCGCTGAAAATTCTTTTCTCGGAGAAGAAACAATATTGTCGCCATTGTGGAAACCATTTTATTTGACCGAGAACTGTTCCACGACGTTTGTTTCGTATCGTCCATACCAGAGTTTTTGGTTTTATTTCTGTAACTTCGGCTTCCACATATTTCCCTAAATCAGTCTTGTAACCTTTTATACTCATACTGTATATTCTCTCCATCCCTTACTTATTGGCACACTCAGAATCTTTTCGAGTGCCTCTGCCATATTAGCTTTGTCTTCCCGCAATAGTAATATTAGGTATTCATTGACTATATACCAATTGTATTTCTCGTTCATACCAATTTCACCTTAACGTTTGGAAGTCGTAATTTTTCTGATTTATGAATGTAAATAATGTCTCCGATTTTGACCGCTCCACCCCAATCACCCCAAAGTTCACCCCTCTCAACATCTAATCCAACACCAATTAAATCCAGAAGGATTTCATCTATTAGGATTTCTATATCCTCTTTATCATAATGAAGAATCACTCTTAATCCCAACCTTGAATCATTTGGTTTAATGGCGATTCCTTTTGGCTTCGGAAGTTTCTTGAGATAATCATACCATGAACCCATCTTTACCACAACAAAGTTAATATGCAAAGTATCTTATAAACCTTTCTTCTTTAGATATTCTAACATTTCCTTCCTTTCCTCTGCATTCCATTTATCAGCAATGTGCAACCAATATATTTTATGTGGTTTACACTTCTTACACATCTTTATCCCTTCTTTCGTTGATATGCCACGTTGAACAGTCAAGTAATTTTTTGCCATCAGGACTATAAACTTCAATGTCAGCCGCAAAGTGACTGTGCCAGTTTCCTTCTTCATCTTGATGCCAACCACGACCACAAACCGAGCAAGTGTGAGTCCAATCAAAACGTGGTTCTTTTAAGGGAATTAATTCCCCTCTTCTACAATGTGGACACTTCATTTCTTTTTCCTCTTAGATTTCTTTATTGCAATCATTCCTAGAATAATCTTTAGCCAAACGCCTAGAAAGACGGTTAATATGACTCCCCAAATGCCAAATCGCCAAACTAAAAATGCGACTAAAATAATTGCTAAGAACAAACCCAAAATTTGATTGGTTCGTTCCCCCATTAATCTTCATCCTCGTCTTTAAAATTTTTCGGCATTTTCTTAGTTGACTTCCATGCACGCTTTTCATAAGCAGGACGGGGTTTAAAATCTCTGGATTTAGGTATCGGATAATGTCTTTGTTTGAGTTCCCGATATGGGTCTATATCGGTTGACCTCACTGGTTTGCGAGATTCTTCTTTCTGACCTCTAATCTTTCTTATCAGTTGTCTTATCAGTTTCAATATCATTTTTCTTTTCCTTCTTTAATAGTTCTTCAGTCGTTTGTTTGAATAATCTCGCCTTAACTTCGGCTTCACGTTCTTCCTTCATTCTTTTTTCTTCTTTGGCTCGATATTCCTCTTGAACTTTTCTCTGGATTTCATATTTTATGATGTCTCTTTCGGGATATTTATCTGCTGGAATTTCAGCAACGTGACCGCCTCGTTGCTTATTTTTTTGCATGTTCTCCATGATACTAGCCATGTTCTGGCATCGCTGACAGAACCGCTTCTCTGGCACATCAACTTTATCTATATCTGCATTTTCTTCTTTCCATTTGTTAATTGTTTCGAATTTACTCGATGAACCCCTAATTTGAGTAATTACTTTTGGGTCGCCTTTATTCCAAGTTGTTTTGCATTTCGGGCAGAAGTAACCATTTCCAACTGGTTTCAACGTGCCTTTGCAGTCACCACATTGGTGCTCTTTCAAAACATAGACACGTTTAAGAGATGTCCAATATTCCTGTCGGCAGTTATCGCATTTACGTTTAATTTTTGCCATCTTTACACCACAATAATTATTTTCTTTTTATATTTGTGTTTCCAATACAATTGGCATGTATAGAAAAATAGACTTGTTATACACAACCATGGAGCGATAAGTGCCCCGACAGAATAGTTTCCGATTGCAAAGAAGATTGTGCCTATGAAAAGTCCAAAGAGGTAATTACTTGACAAACCAACTAGATTCTTGCGGTTTCGAAACGCTGTTATTACTTGCGGAAAATTGGCTACGAAAAAGATTACGTTTCCGATGTCTATCAAGATTGTAAATGGTATCATATTTGTATCACTACATTTATAGTTTCTAAAGGCTCTTAATAAACTTTGCGGTTTATACTATTTTATTGCCGTCCCATTCGTCACGCCATTCACGGAGAAAGTGTTGCATATTTGGTTTTATGAACATGAGAACCCCATGAACATACGATATGGTTTTGGCTTCCCGTTTTAATGTAGTCATTAAGTTGATTTTATCTTGAGGATTCCAGAATGGTTTTTCAGATTGTCCTAAAGTTCGAAGTAAAAGATTCTCCGCCAGCAATCTAGGCATACAAATTTCGCCGTTTTGAATAAATGTGTCCATCATAGCGGTAATCATTTCTTCTTTTTCTTGTATTGAAAGAAGACTGCCCATTATTCCTTTGCCTTTCATCGAAAGAACGTCAGACTTGGGAGTTTCCAATATTAATTTGACACGTTCTTTATATTTCTTCCACCACATCCTAACAAAAGTAACTATTGCTGTAACCATATCATCAATCGAACCTTCAACTATAATCTCCTTGATACTATCCTTCAATACTCCAGAAACTATATCATTTTCGTCAGGTTTATCAGAAGCAATTTGTAAAGTATTACATGTGAGCCATCTATAATATTCTATGTAATCCTTATAACACAATTGGAGAAGCATTTCATCAGAACCGCCGAGATTCAGACTTGGTTCTATTTTTGTTAATTCGTCGGCGATTATCATCGTTGCAAAATCTCTGGCATTAGACATTTACACTTTCCACCCTCGACATGGTTGCATTTCGTGAACATCCGCATAAGCCTTTCTTATTCGTTCCTGTCGTTCATGTTCCATTTGATTTGCGTGAGCCAATTCTGTTTTTCCTTTATCGGTTAGTCTCCAATGCTCAGTTGGAAATTCAAGATTAGGATTCGGCTTTTCGATTAAACCTAAATCATAGAGTTTCCAGCAAGTTCGAGCATTTAGAGATTTTGTTTCTCCGCCACATCCAAGTTCTCCTTTTTGCATCCACCATTGACGTTCGCCACTAAAAGAACTGCTTGTCCGTCCTAATTCCCATCCTTCATTCATTAATCTTAAAACTTCCAATTGAGTTTTACTGAGTTTCATATTTATCCGCCGCCTCAATTCTTGTGATATGACCAAATTTTAGTTTGGCTTTCGTCCATATCTCCGCTAGGTCAAACCCTTCCTCAATATAGGAGTGATGTTCGCCCGTAACGTCTGAGCAAAAAAGGAAATATCCAAGTTTATCCGACAATGGACATCTTCCAGCCTGCTTATCCATTGGATTATGATGTGGATTCCGAGCAAGTTTAACGGTTACTATGGCTTTCATTTCATCTCACTAAAAATAGTAGTATCGCCGTCTTATATAAAGTTTTGCTTTTGTTTAATCAACTGATTAATCTTTCGATTTTTAATGAATTTGTCCCCCCAAGCACCCCCCTACCTATTTGGTGGTGTGAAATGCGTCCTATATAAAGTTTGGGGTTTTCGAACTGGTCGCCGTTAATTCTCATGAAGTTTATGATGAACTGAACCAATGCTGATATTTAGCAGTATTGCTATTTCTCTTATTGAAAAATGTTTATGATAATTCTTTACTATTTTCGCTGGAATCTGCTTCAAATCGGCATTTTTATATTGAAACTCTTCAATAATCTTTAATCCCTTCTCGCATTCTGCCTTTTTGATAATTAAATATGGGATGATTCTTTTTAGAAAATCTTTAGCTTCTTGTCTATGACCAATTCTAAAACAATAACATCTTGACCAATTAATTCTATTTTTCGGAAGACTTCGTTCTTTTACTTTTCCGTAACCCAAAGTTCTTTGAATAATCTCTAATACTTCTTTGTTAGTATTGGTAATCGTGATACAGATTTTAGGATATTTCTTCAATACAATATATGGATTTCCCTCACCGTCAAATAGTCCTGCAATATATTCGATAGATACGTTCATTAAATTATCCCTATATTAATATATAATGAACAACGAGTATATAAACTTTATGGGAGAAGTAAATTTCCTAAACATTCAGTCGTTCAGTTTTCCGAACGGAAGTGATTAATCAATTGATTAATCTTTTTGATTTTGCTAGACTGACCATCATAGTCTGGGCACATAAAAAAACCACTAACCATAAATACTCCATCTTCCCGCATCGTATCGCAGGGGCAGGGATTAACTCGGACTACCTGTTTCTTCTCGGTTAAACTTTAACTCATTAACTCATATTTATAATATCACTCAAGTCCATACCGAGTAGTTTGGACGTTTATATACTCATATATTATATACTACACATTACCGACGACTTAGACTTGCCGTCGGCATCATAGAATGAGTTAAACAAGTATTTAAAGTTTTTGGTTTCGGTTGAACGCAGTTTTTTGAACATCGTTTATTCTAATGCTTAAACACAAAAAAATTCATCAGTTGATTAATCTCTTTTATTTTTCTCTTTATCTTCAATCTCTTTTATTTGTCGTTCTAAGTCTTCTTCCATACGTTGTTGAACTTTAGATTTCTTACGTTTTATTGGATATGGATATTCAGGAAAATGTTCTTCTCTCCATATTTTGCCACGTTGTCCTTTCGGTTTTTTAGAGTGAACCCTAACAACTATCCTTACTATTTTATGCTTTGTAGATGGCAAACTTTATCACATTTAAAGAGACTTCTTGTGGACTTGTATGATAAATTTTATATTTAGTTCTGATTCTGGTTCGCCGATATAGTAGCCTTGGTCTGCTGTGGCTATTCCAGAAGCGTCAGTTACTTGTCTCGTTCCAAGCGTTGAAACTTGAAGCGAATCTTCAACTAAGAAATCAACTGATGCACCAACAAGTGGAGTTCCCGCTTCTTTCTCTACTGTAACTTTTGTATTACCTCGTCCCCAACCTCAACGGATGCTGGAATATCAGAAACCGTTATTATCGGGTCAAAAAGTTTGCCTACCGTTCTAGTTTCGATTTCAGTTTTTCTTTTTGTTGCTGGCATATATTATTCCTCTATAACAATCTACTAGAAACAAATATTTAAATGTTATGGTAGATATGTTCTACACAAATACACTTGCGTTTAATCCCAACATTAAACATTCATAAAAAAAGATTCATCAGTTGATTAAACGTTTTTTTCCCAAAATAAATCTTGAATGCCATCTTTTTTCCATTTTAAATATGCTCTAAAAATTTCATTGATTGTTATTGGAAATCCACGCCAAACGTCAACTCCAACATTACAAATATCCCATGCAAGTTTTTCAAAATGCATAGTTCGAAATTTCCAATGTTGATGAATATGCCCCACTAAACAGAGATAGTAACCATAACAACTTTCTTCTGGTTTATGAATCAAGAGAAGTTCTTTTCCACCTAAGTGAATTCTTATATCCCCAATGCAGGTCTTTATGCCATTATTAGAGTCGTGATTTCCCCTCAGGAAAATAATATTTCCATTCAATTGTTGTCTATAATATTCCGCATCTTTCTGTTTCACTTGTTTAAAACAAAAGTCTCCTAAGTGAAAAACAATATCCTCTGGTTTAATTCTTGAATTCCAATTCTGTATCAAGAAATAGTCGTGTTCGCCAATACTCTTGAATGGTCGATTACAATATTTTATAATATTCTCATGCGAAAAGTGTGTGTCAGCCGTAAACCAATATTGAGTCATTAGTTTTCCCTCTAAATTTTATTGCGAAAATATGCTTCGGCTCTTTCTTGACCCAACGACGGTCCCACCATCTTTTTCCACGTCTCGTAGTCCCGAAGCCTTTTGTCATTCCTATATATTTCCAATTGTCAGCATAATAAATACTACCCATGCGGGGGGGTTCAACAAAAGTGATTAATCCCCGAAGTTTGCCACCATATTTCTCTTCATAGTCTCTTTGGATTGCGATTCGAAATGATTTCAATGTCATAGTCGCTAAATTCTTGTCTGGCACAACAATTCGAAAGACCTCATTATTCATGATTTCAAGAAGTTTATCCGACCTATTTTCCTTGTTTATATTAAAGTAATTATCAATTGGTTTTACGGAATATGGTGCAGAGTTTCCGCCGATGATTCCTACGATTTTGCCCTTCCAGATGACTATATAATTGATTGACCGTCCGACTATGCCTTTGCTGTTTGGATAATGAGTGAGATAAAGCGTGGCGAAGATTTTGTTGCCTTTTGGCACTTGAAGGAGACAGGGATATTTATAGGATTGCGGAATCATATAGGTTTGAGCTAGGGCTGATTTTAACTCGTCCTCGGTTTTGAATGCAACCATGCCTGAGTTTCCTATTCCACTTTGCTCGGCGATTTCATCTGGATTCTTGCCTAACCGTTTAATGAAGCATTCCTTGCAGTAGTATTTTCCCCAGACACCATACTTGCCTTTCGCACCGCATTCACAAGTTTTAGTTCGTCTGGCAATAGAGCCGAAATGTTTTCCCTTCTGAGCATATTCATCAGTCATATGAGTATCACCTTTACTTTCTTTTGTTTCAAAAACTTTTCAAACACGGGAGTTTCGCTATAAATTCCCTTCAGACTTCCCCTTGGAAATCGTTTCGCCTTCAATTCAATCCATTCATCAAAACATTTTTTGCATAAAGCAATTGCAGTAAGTTTATTTCGCATTATTAGAACTCTATATTTTCCATGATTTTCGTTACATCTCTCACATAAACTTTTAGGCACTTTATATGTATAAACTGCTGACTTTAACATCGGTTTCATATTAACATCACTTTGACCTTTTCCTTTGATTTGTAATTATAAACATATGTCCATTTATAGCAAATTGCTCTAATTTCGACTATTCCAGTTCCTTGATAGTCATCGAATTTTATTGTTTGTATTCGAGCATTTAAAAGTTTTATAAATCGAGGAAAATTTAAAGAGTGAGGACTATTGGTTTCTATAATAATATCAAATTCTTCTCCTTTGTCAAATATTTCATAGGCAACATTCACTTTATCGGTCACTATTTTAATTGTGCCCTCATCACAAGTATAAACTGATTTCACTAAATCGACTTCTTGAACAACGATTGGAATCACTTTACAATGGTTAGCAGTCCTGATTATTGTTGCATTATGAATAAGACTAATATTCATATAAGTATCACCTTTACTTTTGGTTTTTTAATCCGATAGAAATATGAACATCCATCACAGGCTCGTCCTAAATCGCAAATTCTTGTTCCATCATTTAAGCACTCCAAAATCGTGACTCGGCATCCCTTTTGAAAACTATATTTTTGTATGCATTCAATACTACAGAAGTTATAATCATTTCCATTAACTGCACAATGAAATCCATTGATAGCATTATTTCCACATCTGAGACAGCCAACGTAAGTAGTCTTAAAAGTCCCTGTAATTGTTCGACTCATATTAATATCACCTTAATTTTTACTTTTCTCTTTCCACATTTCCATTTTGAAAAAGGAATCCATTCGCCACCGAGATAAAGATAAATTTCGTAATATTCATCCCAATCCCTATATTTTATCCCGAAAAATTGACAACCGCAGTCTCGGCATTCAACATAATTTAAATGAATGGTTAATCTATGGGATTTACAAAGTATGCATTGAGAAAACTTAACATCCAGAATATCGGCTGTTTTTATTTTATTATTCTGAAAAGCATTCCAAGCATCTCTATTATGATTTGGCATTGGATTGTAACCCAAACCAAACGGCAAACTCATTTGTTTAAAACCTCTTTCCAATTTGATTCCATTGGTCTAGCCATAATTTTCTTGCCATCCCGTGTAGAACCGATTTGTTTAAATCCTGCTCCAAGATAAGAATGTCCTTCATACAATTTAGGGTCAATGAAGCAGTTTATCAAGACAAGTTTATCACCGTATCTGATTTCCCATTCCACCTTAACCTTTTTGCATGACAGAGCCAGAATCTTTGATTGTAAATTCTTCACCCGCACATGAGGCAAAACCAGAAAACGAACTTCATCGCATACATTTTTGTTCAGTCTGGCTTTTCTTTGTTCATCAGTCCATCCAATAAACTCTTCTCTGTCTTTAAGATAAACCGCCTGTGGATTGCAGAAAATCACAATGGCAATCAAATCCTCTAAAGTATCATCATACCAAAGACAATAGATTCGCCGACCATAAACTTCTTGGCGAGGAATGTAATGCCATTCTTTCAAAATCTGCCTCATCCATTTTCTGTGTTTAACCCCCGTTTCTCCTCTAGGAATTATTAAACATTTAAGATTTGATTCTGGCAAACTAAGATACAGTTTAGGTCTAGTTAGATGATAAAACAATTCTTTTGGAAGTTTTCCCTCTTCCATCAATTGGGCATTTCTTTCGCAGACCTCTTCTAATGTATAATCTTGAGGTTTCATATTAGAATCACCTTTACCTTTACCTTAATTTTCTGGTCTGTTTTCTTATTAAGTTCTAACTGGAGTGTCACCAAAGCATCCCAAAATGGAACTCCTGTGTTTTTAACCTTTCGCCATGCTAACCCTTCTTTTTTGGTATCTGGTATAACTATCTGGTCTATATATTGAAGAATGAAAGATATATCATCAATCAATTTAGAAAGACTATCTGGTTTTCTTTTCAAACTAGAATCACCTTTATCTTTGGTTTGGGTTCACTAATATCTCTAGTTCCTCTTAAATGTCTCCAAGTATGACAACCCCAATGATTTTGACAAATACTCTCACATTCTTTAAGGTCTGCTTCGGTAGGATTTTGCATGTCAAATTTCGGGCAATCTAATTCATTAATTAACTGTCTATGCCTCTTCATCCACGCTTTAGCCTCTTTCATGGTCTTGAATTTCAAATTAAAATCACCTTCACTTTCTTGGGGCGAAAAGCCAAATCACAAACTAACTTTTCGTCGGTTTCATTTGCTTCTTTCTTTGTAACTCCCAAACATTTCCCACATCTACAGTTCATATTTTCTAAATCGTCACAACTGCCATCACAATAAAATGTCTTTCCGCATTTGACGCATTTTCGTTTACACTTTATCTCTGGCATTTTCTTCGTCTTCCTCATCTAAAGTATCATCCCAATTTCTTGGTCATTTTCTTCCCTTATCCTATTTAGGCATTCTGGGCACTCAAAATACTCTGCATCCACATATTGATGAAGGATTGTTCTTTTTAGGTCGATTAAACGATATTTCCATTCCCGCCACCACGGATTGCATTTTTCCCAAATAATTAAACCATCTTTATCAAGAACGAGATTTCCATTTTCATCCTGTTTGGCTTTTGAACTGCCCCAATTTCCGACTCCGAAACGAATTTTTCCGCCATAGAAACAATCAGTAATAATCTTCTTTGTTTCGCCGTCCACTTCAACTTCGAACTCTTTTCCGCAAATACAACAATCACGCATCAAGAAAACTCTATTCCAGAGTATTGGAGAATTTGGATAAAGTTTTTTGCAACAGTTGTTACAATGATAACTTACATCCGTATCATCGTGCAGATTGAAAGTGAATCTGAAACAATGAAGACAAAATCCCCAACCGAATGTATATTCTAATTCATCGAAACATCTATTTATTCTGTAAAGTAGCCTAGAGATTAGGAATCTAGTTTCATAGTATCTGAAATCCTTAATCATTTTTATCACTTTTATTGGTGCGGATAGACATCCTACTGGGTTTCCCTTTCGGATTCACCTTCAGGCGGGTGAGCCTGCTATGCACATAAACACCATATCCGCAAAGAATTAATATGAAAAAGGAGTATTTAAACTTTGCGTTTATTTTAGTTCACGGTTTAATTCTGCGACTTGTTGTCCGCCAGTCTTGCCTTTCTTTTCTTTGATTCGTTTAGGCAAATTAACCTTAGCCAGCAATGTAGTCAGAGACAATCCTTCAGTCTTAATTTGCCATTTTAGTGGTAATTTGCACATTATTCTATCCAATACTTTCTTTGCTATGCCATATGCAACTGCGTCGTCATTCATTGTGATTTCTATGAGCGGACGACCTTTCTTTATCTGTGCCAACCGCATCTCTGCCGCTCCGAAACTTTGTTTACCCATGCCACTACTGATACGTTCTGCCTTTGCAACACCGACTAAGCCATGACTTCGTGCCTGATGATGTGGATATGAAGAAATCTTTAAACGATAGTTTTCTTCTCCAATAACCCTCATTTCCCTATGTATGGTTACTCGAACTGAAACCAATGCTTTAGCTGAAACTTGACCGTCCCTTTCGGCGACCAATGAAATTTTGGCTGGAAAATCCAACTTAGATGAATTTCCAAAGACACTGTGCTTGAAACCTTCAGGGACATCTTGCATTCTCTTAATGTATTCCTTGCGAGTGTAAGGCAATTGAATGTGTCTATAATTTCTCGCCAAACGCTTTCCCATATTTATCAATCCTCTGGCATATTTGGTTCTTCTGGTTCTAAACGTTCACGTTCAAGAAATACTTCGAAATCGGTAACTGCAATTCGCCAACCTTCTTTAGTTAATTTGTTTATTTCTTTTTCTTGTGCTTTCCACGAAGTTATTCTTGCTCCGCATTTAGGTAGTTTTTCTACGATTCGGTATTCTTTATAGGATTTCATTCAAGCACCATCCGTAATAGTAGATAGTCTTTTTCGTCTTGAATTACAACTTTGCGTAATCTGTGCCAGCCTTTATAGATTTTGCCGTAGGATTCAACTTCTGCCTTCGCAAAGTTTGGTTCGCCAGTTTTTGTGTCCAATGGAATATTGACAATCTTGTTGCCTTCTTCTTCATGACCATAGAAAAGCCTTTCGCTTCGAGGTCGCCTTAAAGTCTTAACTGAATCTGGCAATTGTCTCTTTCTTTTCATACCTGAACTCTTAGTTCTTGTTTCCTTCATTTTTCTTCACACATTTAGTTATAGTCACCGTCTCTTATAAACCTTGCTACCAAATTTCGCTTGGACGACCAAAGACCTTCTGGATTGCGTCTCTGAGTTTCTGTATCAAAGTTTTCTTGGTTGTAATACGTTTTTCAATGGATTCAACTATGTCGATTTTCTCAAGTGGTTTCGATGGCACTTCTGGGTCGCTGATTTTTATTTCAGTTTCGACTATTGAACTTTCATGGGTTTGAACGTCGCCTTCTAAGGCGGGAACTCGAATATCAAATCTTTGTTTCAAAATATCACCAATCACCTTTCGCAATGCATCAGTCCAATATTGTTTTGGATTCTTAACAAGTTTCAATTTTATGGCTTCACGCAAATCTTCAGCCTTCATATTACGCAAAACTTCAAGTTCTTCGTCGGCTTTCGCCTGAAAGTCTGCTATTTCACCATCTAAATCTTGTCTTACTTGATTGACGAGTTTTGGAAACAGGTTTTCCATGAGCCAATCCCTAGCAAATTTGGCGATTTCGTCCTCTATGAATTCATCTACCAATTTCTTAATTACTTCTTGAATGGTTTCTTTGCTTGAGTTCGCATCTGGCACATATTTGATTTCATCGCCTCTGGCATAGAGAGCCTCAATAAGATAAACTGCTGGACCTAATGGGTCTAAACCATTCAATGATTGCCATTCCCATTGTTTGCGTTGTTTCTCAAAGATTTCTACATCTTCAAGCATTTCTGGTCTGGTCAGTTCAATAAGTTGGCGAAGATTTGGCACTACCCGCATATGCACATCCGTAACATGTTCGAATGGAAGGTTCAATGCCAATGCTACCCGTGGATTAAGTCCTAACAATACTGCATTCTTCGGATAGAAACAATCTGGCATATAAGCATTGGATTTGCTTGCACGACCATACATCAATTGAATATTCATTCCGTGTGGGTCTGCATCTCCCAAAACATAAAGTTTCAATCCACGTTTTTCCATGTCGGCGTGCATTTTGGTTGCGGCTTCAACATTGTATCCCTGTGAGGTCATATAAGTTGCCTCAATCATTAGTGGCAAATCGTTGGTAATTATAGTATTCATACCAGCCGCCTTCTCATAATGGATAAGTTTTCGAGCCTGAGTTGTATATGTAACTCCATCATCGACAAGATTAAACTGGATTACTGGATTAGCATTTACTGGTATTTTTCGTCCATCTAGCAATGTGAAGAATGAACGGTCATCTCCCGTGATATAACCCCGTGGTCCTGCTCTAACGCCCAATGATTGCATTGTGAATCCAGTTGCAAGTTGAAGTTTCTCCATAATTGCTCCTGTGAATGTATTATAGGCTTCTTCGGTTTTCATTTCATGTCCTGCCAAAGTCCAATCTGGATGAGCCATACGGATACTATAATAAATATCACGCTGGTCAACAATTATTGGCGAAGTAATTATGGCTTCGAGAGCCGCTTTAATCATCTCGTCAATTTCGGGGTCTAGGTCGAGCATTGCTCCATGTTTACTGTAAGCTCGCCATCTATTTCGAAGGATGGCAATGGTAAGACGTGGCACTTGTAATGTCTTTCCAGATTTGAGAATCTTATCTGCCTCTGGTTTTGCTTTCTTGATTTCTTCGTGCTTTAACTCTATTATATTTCCAGACATTTTAAACATCCTCTAAGCTAACAGTTCCTATACCGCCTTTGGTTCTGCCTTTTCGTTTACGAGTCATCCATTCGTCTTTTTCTTCATGTCCAATTGTTTCCCGTGCTGGACATTTTTCTGGCATATCTTGCAATGACAACAGACAAGAACCATCACTAGCAAGATAGTTACATGGTTCACCATTATTTACAGTTTCACATCTTTTCGGCATATTTTCACCTTCTAGTAAATTATAATTTCACACCGACCTATTTAAACTTTGCTGTTTTCTTGCCATTCTTCCAATCTTCTGGACTCATTCTAGGACGACCACCTGCTCCCCTTTCATTATTTTCAAATCGTTTTGTCCAATTACAGTTAGCACAAAGAAGCTGATAATCTTTAGAGCCAGACTTAATCTCCATAAGAATACCACGATAATAACTACTTCCACTATCATGTCCATTACTTGAACGCTTTTTTTGTTTACCATTTCCATGAATGTGGTCTATTTGAAGACAACGAATATCTGTGCAACCATTAGGAACTAAACAATTTGAATTAGAACATTTATTACCTAGCAATGCAAAAAGTTTTGATTTAATTTTTATTCTTTGATTTCTTGCAGATTTTCTTGCCAATTCACGATACCTTTCCAAATGATTTTTTCTCCAATTTCTATTAATCTCATACCTTCTAGCTTTGTTTATTGGGTCTGACCAATATTTTTTCCAATATTCTCTTCTCTTTTTAGAGACTTTTCTCTTTTTATTCATCTGATGTCATCAAATATTATATATTATATTCCATATTTAAGTCTTATGGTCTGATTCTATATGAATCACCTTTCGTTGCCATTGGATTTTATTCCATCCACGTTCATTAAGATATGAAACGACATAACAAGTCGTTTCAAGAAAAATTGAGACTCCTAATCCAACTTCTACTTTCACAAAAAAAGAAAGAACGAAGGTATCAAGAGTAATTTCTAAGATTCTTGCAGTAAGTCCTTTTAATAGGGAACGCATCCTAGTCTCGACTACTTTGTGTTTTTGATTGTGGTCGCTCATTAAATCCCAAATGAGTGCGGGTTCTTCATCATTCTTCTTTTCGTTTTGATTGCTCACGGATTATCTTCCTTCTGATTTTTCTTGGAATGAGAAATCTTCGTCTTTGAGATTTTGATTTGGCTTTTTCCGCATTGTCAGATTTTTCATCTTTCTTTGGTTCTATTATTGGAATAGGTTTCCTTAGAATCACTTCAGCACCGACCTTGAACCTCTGATGTTTATGGACTGGACAAACCCAATATTTGCTAAGACCCCACTTCTTCTTTCCAGTTATCTCATTTATGCCTGCATATTGAGTGAACTCCTTGATTACCATTACACGCTTGCATCCTTTTTCTGGACATAATGGATTGAATTTATTCACCCCCCTTACTAAACATTATTCGGTTTAATTTATAATAGAATAATTGCATTTCCAAAGGCATTGCATTCCATTGCTTGATTAAGGCTCTCTTAATCCGCAGTTTGGTTAATCTTTTCAATAGTATTTCTGGTATTAGTAGAATGGTTAGATAAACCACTTCCATGATGAATGATTTGACTGGATGTTTCTTTTTGATTTGTTGTGGACACTCGTAAGGACATGATTCGGGTGTTGCACAATGCTCACACATTTTGTGGTTCACCCCCTTCTTTCACGTCGCCATTTTCAGTTATTTTTTGGTCTTCATACGGACTCATTATTCGTCTGTAGAATTCCAATCTAGCCGAATCAAGAACTTTTAAGGCATTACTTTTAATTTCAAAGTTTCCATGAGCATAAATATCCACTAGAAGACGGTAGATTGCATAAACAACATCACCATTATCGTGTGTTCCCGAATCTGTAGAACTTTTCAGGAGTGCAACAAGTTTATTGATTGCTTCATCAAAATTTGGACGTTTTTCTTTCTTTATGTATGGCATATTAATTCCCCTCATGATTAGTTTTTGTGTGAATTTTTGTTATGCAGAATAGACATTCTTGAACAAGTTCTTTCTTCCCATCGGTTCGTTCAATTCTTTGAATTCTGACTTTATGACCACAAGTGAGGCATGGTTCGTCGGCAATAACTACGGTAGTTTTCCCAATAGCATCATTGATTTCTTTGCGTTCTTCTTGGGTGAGATTTTCTAATGGTATTCTTATTCGTGCTGGTTTCATTTTATCACTACTTATAGAATATATATCGAGACTTATAAACTTTGCTATGCTGATTAATCAATTGATTAAGTATTACAATTCACAATGAAACCTCGTTTAATCAGTTGATTAATCTTTTTGGTTTAGGACTCTGGAGATTTCTTACAGACATTCAATTTCTACACAGCACCCAATCTAGCCAATCATTTATGTTTTCCTTTAAATTCTTAATAAATGTCCTTTTCCCTTCTACACTCCTCATATTATCATAACGAATTGAATGCCACACCCCATCATGAATACTATTTAATATATCACAGAATAATCTTATTCCCGCCCTAGTATAGAAAATATCCATATCTAAGATATAATGGACAACCTCATGGAATAAAGTTTTAAATCCCAATCTCTTTAACCAGATAACTTTATTATAATATAATCCCTGAAGTGTATTACTATAAACATAATCTGAACCAGATAACTTCTGGTATTCTTCATAGTTGGTTGTTACTTTTACCACGACGGTTCACTTTTCGTCTTTTGTGGAATTAAGCATCTATTGTTATCAAGTCCGAACGAACTAATAAAATGAGCAATTCTGGCGGATTTGTAGTTTTTAAAAGTGATTTGCCTTCTCCAATTAACACCCCAACGATTCAAAATTCTTATGATTGTCAATTCAGTTAGTTCGTGCATCCAAAATCCACAGTTTTCCATATAATAATTCGCAACAAAAACTTTATTTTGTAAAAATGAAATTCCAGAGTCTAATGGCTTTTTTGTCCTTTCATATTTGAAAAATCTGGCATCATAATTATGTCTTATTCGCATGTTTTTTCACCATCCTCTCTAAGTAATCCTGATAGTATTGATATAATTTTTTCTTGGGATTGGCAAATAGATGTTGTTTACATGCTTCACTAACATATTGAGCGATTTTTGGCATGTCATCTTTTGACTGACCAGTTAATCCCGAATCGGCTTCAACCTTCGATATTGCCCCATAAACTTCATTGTCTGGCATAGGTGGATAAATTGCTTCGCCTCTAGCAATTTTTCTTTTCTCTGGTTCTGGAACGTCGAGTTTAACTTTTGCTTGAATGAGACCGCCATTAAACTCATCCCATTCAGCAAATCTTTCTGGCACTTTATAAGCCTTAATCACCATTCCCTCAATTTTCACAGCATCACAGTGTTCTAAGACGTGATTCTTGAATTTGAGCAGGTCTTTCATGCTTCGATGACGAGTTTCAGCGAACAGTTTCACGCAGGGGATGTTGTGGTGGTATGCGTGCTGGTGGACGTTCACATAGGGCAAAAATTTCGCCGAATTTTTATCATAGATGTCGAACACATACAGAATATTTCGCTCATAATTTTCAATTCCCGTCACAGACCTTCCTTTTCGACAGGCTTCAACATAAATTATAAATTGCGGATTTTCCTTTAATAATTCAATAATTTTAGGATAATCTTCGCATTTTTTAACTAGAGTTTGTAAATCAATTGAAGCGGTTTCAAGATTTCTACTGGATATTCTGATTTTTGATTTTTTATCAAGCCAGAGGGCTATACAAGAACCGTCACGTTTATATGTCCAAAAAAGTTTTTGTCCAAGTAGAATTCTGGGTGAGGGCTTCATCGAAATTAAAAGTGGTATGTGTGGGTATCGTTTAAAACCAATTTTTGCTTCAGATTTTCTTACCATCTCTGTCCCTCTTCAATAACCAAAACGCAAAATCAACGACTGAATATACATTTATATCTGTTGGTAAACTTCTATATTCCCAGCCCCATGGTTTAATTTCATATTCTCCTACAATGCGTTTAGCTAAAACTATAATTCGATTGAACTTTGCATCCATTGCCATAATTATTTTAATGAGTGGCAATTGAACACGTAAGCCATCAATGGTATGTCTCGAAAAATGAACGTGTAATCCAGCAGTTCCATAATCGCCGTCAAGTCCAGTTGCATGAGACTTTGCAACGCCAGCATAAATATTCGCAGTTAAATCTGGGAGATTACTATATTGATATTTTTGTCTAAGATACTCGACCCATTCTTGGTCAAGTTTCGCCCTATGTAAACATTCCAACTCTAATTTGTATTCATCGGCTTTTGCTTGATTAATTCTATATAATTCCGCCAAATCTTGCATTAATGATTCTAATGTGGTCTGCGGAGTAGTTCTTAATTCAACCAAAAAACCAAATTCGTCATATGGAAACCCATAAAGCATTGGTTCTACAAATCTTCCAGTTACTTTATCTCTTAGAAAATATTCACGTTCAATACCTATTTTATCGATTACTTTATTCATAGTATTCCTTGAACTCCTTCAACATTTCTTGTTGCCAATGATTTTTGAGTCTTTCAACGCCCAATTTTATGACTTCGTTCACGTCAACATCATAAAATATACATAGGAGAAACATTTGACAGAACGCATCTGAAATGTGAATCTTGGCTTCGGCGAAATAACCCAACTTATCCGTTTGGTCTGAAGTTCGCACATATTTAATCATTGCATTGATAAAATCTCTATTACCGAATTGAGCATAAGCAATCAGACTTTGCCACACCTTCTCGAAAAACTTGGCTCTTTTATCTGGCGGCGGCATTAATGCTCTAGCTACTTTCTGTATTTCTTCTTCAGGAATCTCAATGTTCATTAATTTAACACCTAAGAAAAATATATCGGTAAGACTATTTAAAGATTGCGGTTTACCGAATGGTGACTATGAGTGGTAAAAATTGAACTGTGATTCTTCCAGTTCCTTTACAAAGAATACATAATTTAAGATTTTCATCTATACATTCACCTTTGCATAGAGGACATATTTGATATTCGAAATTGAAATCCATCATATTCTCCGTGGAAAGAAAGGGGGATTTACTTGTTTTCTTCTCCTCGCTTTACCAATTTTCCGCCTTTTGGAATTTCTACTGGCATGATGAGTTTCTTCTCTTCCTCTAACATCTTTGCTTTTCTCATTTCTGCACATTTTGTGCTTGTGTATGCAGAGTCGTATATGAATTGTAGAAATTCGTCATCTAGGAATACATAGATATTTGTTATTGGTATCATGAATCCCATCCAAGTTATTATGTCCACGCCGAAACCCAGTTGTATTGCAGTTATTCTTGCTGTAATACCTATGTATTCATAAGTATCTGCCAAGAAGACTGCTCCGCCTGAGTTTCCGAATATTGAATTTGCCGTGCTCATCCAGTATTCTTTGTTCTCAATCATATCATGTTTTGCAACTAAATTTCCAAGAGTGAATATTGGTTCATGCCCAAGTGAGCATCCACATGTGACTAATGGTCTGCCCAGTTTTATTTCATCTTCCTCAGCTTTCGGATAAAGTTTTGCAACATGTTTGAATTCATCTTCACATCTGACCTTTAGAACGGCAACATCAAAATTCTTATCCCATGCCACAATTTCAGCCTGTAAAGTAGTGCTTCCAACGCAACGACTGAGTTTCTCATACTTGAAGATTTCAACCTGAACCAGTTGCCTATCTTCAACGGTTAAGTTTCTCTGAGCTATACTCGACCATTGTGTGACAAATTGTATGGCATCCTCAACAACGTGCCAACATGTTATAACATAGCTTTCAAAAATTTCTGGATTTTCTGGAGTTGGTTTAGAATAGACAATGAGACCACTGCCGCCAGCTTTCTCGGTCCTTACCCTGACGACGGGATACATGACCTTGCGATGGATTTCCTCAATTTTTGTTTGAGTCAAGTCAACCATTCAATTCACCTTTAATTAGAATTAAGCCCTTCAAGTATTTAAGGTTTACGGTCACTTATGAAAGCCGTAAATGAAGGCTATAATTTTACCGACCTTACTATTGTTATTTACATAGGAATCACAAGTGAAAAGTGGTAATTCATCTTTGCTACCCATGTCAATCAATTTGATTTCACACCTTTCGCATTCTCCATCTTGCTTACCTTCATTCCATATACAAGTTTTATTTTCGCATAGAACATTCGTTTCGAAATCCGAATCATCATTGTCATCATCATCATCGGGGTTTTCGGGTTTATCTGGTTCTTCATCATCATCGTCTTTCTTATATTCATCTGGCACTTCATCTGGATATTTGTCATCATAAGTATCAATCATTATTGCAAAATGATAAACACAAAGATTTCTCTTGACCAACTCATAGCCGTAAGCCGTTTCCTTTCTTTCGAGAATTGTAATAATTATTGGACGGTTCTTACCACACTCATCACAGATGGGTGTTCCTACAACATATGGTTTTGGTTTATCATCTGGCACAATTATCCCTAATTGTATTAGGCGATTGTTTTATTTAAGTCTTTCGGCTTTTTAAAGGTTTGGCAGGATTTCCGACCCAAGTTTCATTCGCAGGCACATTTTTGGTAACTACTGCACCACAACCAATCATGGCATTTTCGCCTATTGTTACACCACATCTTATCGTAGCATTAGCTCCTATGCTTGCCCCTCTTTTAACCATAGTTGGAACAACATTCCATTTGTCAATGGCGATTGGATATTTGTCATTAGTAAAAACTACGTGAGGTCCAACGAAAACCTCATCTTCGATTGTAATTCCACTAGGTATGAACACGCCACACTCAATTTTACACCTTGAACCTATTTTAACTCCTTTACCAATTTCGGTAAACGAACCTATTATGCAATTCTCACCGATTTCACATTCATAAAGATTACAATAATGCCAAACCTTAGTATTCTTGCCAACCTTGACGTTTTTAGCGATGATTCCTTCGCCTTTCATCCATATGAGTCTCATTGGAATGCCTTCTTATATGATTTCTTCAATGCTTCTTTCAAACTTGTTTTGGGTTGCCAATCAAGTATTTGTTTCGCCTTTTCAATTGATATATCTTCTTTCATTACATCGCCCTCTCTTGCTGGAATATATTTTACTCGCATGTTCTTAGCAGTTCCATTAACAATCTCGGCACACATCTCCGCCATTTCATAGATTGTATAAGATTTTCTTCCTACAAGATTGAAAATTTGGTTTTCGGCTTTAAGGGCTTTATAACAACCTTCTACTAAGTCTTCAACATAAATCCAGTTCCGACATTGACTGCCGTTTCCAGTTATAGTGAATGGCTCATTATTGTGAGCCTGATTAAGAAATACCCACGTTGCAAGAGCAGAACGCATCTCTGGACCTACTGTCGTTCCAAATCTTAGAATCACCCATCGTGAAAGCAATTTTATAATTTCTTCGCCAGCAAGTTTTGTAACGCCATATAAATCCATTGGATGCGTCGGTCCATCTTCAGTTGATGGATGTTGAGGAGTATCGCCATATACACAGGCTGTTGATGCAAATATCATTTTAATGTTATATCGCCTACACGCTTCAGCAACATTAAACGTGCCATAAAGATTCACGGAGAATGCCTTATCTTTATATGCTCTGCAATCATCCACGTTAGCCATAGCCGCAAGATGATAACAAACATCCATTCCTTCCCAAAATTTTGCTTCTTTAAGTTTTGGATTAGTAATATCTGCTTCAATATAATCAATATCGATTTTTGGCGGACAGGTATCTAAACTTGTTACCTTATGACCAGCCGATAATAGTCGTCTAGCCAATGATGTTCCGATGAATCCTGAACCACCCGTAATCAGAATATTTAGTTTCAACAATTTTTATTCACCAAGAGACATACATCCCATCCTTGTTGTAATATTTGAATCTCATTCCATATCTTCTCAATTCGTTTTTGAATTTTTCAGTTAATTCGTTTACTCCCCCATCAATTCGTTTATCACCCAAATCGAACAATGTGCCGTCCACAAATACTTTATCTTTTACTTGAATTATCTTTTTTCGCTTCTCTTCTCTATCTAAAATGTCATTTTTGAAATGGTTAATAAACTGTTGAATTAATTCTTGGAATTCCAAATCAGAATACTTCCTTGGATAAACATTTTCTTTAATTACTTTTGCTGGCATTCCAACAGCTAAACATCCAGACGGCAAACTTTTGGTTACTACTGCTCCAGCACCAACAACAACATTGTCCTCTATTACAACATTTGGCATTATAATAGCTTTTGGACACCAAACATTATTTCCAATAGTTACTGAACCAAACTCTATTGGAAATCCATCAAACCAATTCAAATAAGCACCGTGAGTATAAATCTTGGTTTCTTGTCCAAGACCAACTTCATTGCCAATTTTGACTGAACGTGCTGTATTTATGAAACCGAAATCGCCAAGATGAACGAAATCTCCAATTTCCAGACTACTCAATTTTTCAAAACTTGACCCGCCACCAATCATACAGTAACGTCCACTCCAAAACTCTTTTCCAATCTTTATACATCTTCCTTCCATAATAAAGTTGTCTCCTATAATACTTCTATCTCCTATTTCCAGAGATTCTGAAACGTTGAAAACCACGTTTTCACCAATCATCACGTTGTCTCCCAATGTTATCTTGCCGTTATCTAGTATTTTCAGATTTCCTATTTTACATTCTTTTCCAATAATCATTTTACAATCGTCCCCACATTAACTCAAATGCCTCAGCCCACATTGTTTTTGCTTGCGTTCCCCGCATAACCATTTGTGCCTTTAACCTTTCTACGGAAAAGAAATATGGTCTCCCAATCTTTTGTGACTTGTAAAGGTCTATAACTTTCAACTTTGTTGTCATATCCTCTTTTTGTAGAATTACAAAAAAGTTCGGATGAAACTCTGATGAAACGCTTCTGATAACTTCGCAACCTAAGATTGTGGACGTGTCCCTAAAAATTGTCATAACACATTCGGCAACGATTTTATGGTCTTGATGAAAATCGTGAATTGACGGACATAGAACTAGATTTGGATTTAATCTTTCTCTAATCTGATAGAGAATGTCTCTTATTTGTTGTTTATGATTCTCCAGATAATCATCACTAGGCATTAATCCCTCAAAACACAGCGTTATTCCAAGATGTTCACATACTACATGGTGGTCTTCAAGATGTCCAACGTTTTTTGGGTCTGAAGTGCATGGACAAAAATACATTGAGTAAACTTCATGACCTTCACGTTTCAGTCTTGCAATTGTTCCGCCACATGAAACCTCACAGTCGTCCGTATGGGCATCAACAATTAGAACACGCATTTATCATCATTCCTCTTCATAATCAAACCGCCATTTATTCCTATTACTTGACCAGTTATATATCCAGCTAGGTAATAAAGTTTTCGGTTTTGGTTTTTTATATAAGTAATAACTTGCTCTCATTTTTGCTTTACCTTCTTTATGATTTTAGCTGGAATTCCAACAGCTATACTATATGGCGGAATACTTTTTTGAACTAAACTGAATGCTCCTATTATGGAATGATGACCTATTTTGATTGATTTATTATTGTTTGGAATTATTTTTGCAGATGAACCGATGAAAACGTGGTCGCCAATCGTAATGGGAGCAACGATTTTGTCTCCAATTTCCACACATCTAAGATGGGTGCTATGGTCTAAAATCATAACCATATCAGAAATATCGCACCATTTTCCAATTTTTATTGGAGCATTCTGTCCTTGAATTTCAACCCAACTTCCTACCCATGTTTCTTCACCTATAGTAACATCGCCTAATATCTTACTGTAATCACCAATATATCGTGCTTTAATTTTAGTTTTAGACGTATTGCTTGATATAATCATCCCACCTTTTGATTATCTCATTCCAATTTGAATTTCTTTCATTCAAAATTTCATTCCAGACAACAATTGATTTTTGATTCCATTGAGCGTATTTAGAAAGTCCCTCACTTATGCATTGATGAAGCAAATTATTAGGATTGAAAACATTGTTCTCTTTTTCTTCAAGTATAGAAAATATATCTCTCATTTCTTTTATATTTTTGGGGTCAAATTTCCGTCCCTCATTTTTCGAATTGATAACTTCTTTGAGTTGTTCTAGTAATTGTTTCGCTCTGCACTCATTACTATGTTTCTGCAATACGAGATTGAGTCCATTTCTAATTATTCTTTTTCTTTCTTCGTCATTTTCCAGATAATATTTCCACTTATCCATAAAATTATACATGTTAATTTCAATCATGTTTTCATTTGGAACTATTCCTAATGCTTTATAATCTAATGGTAAATCAGCTAAACATAATGACTCAGTTGCCATACTTTCCCAGTATTTCGTAACTGGAAATTTGAATAAACCCCCATCGAAAACCGTGATTTTAGATTTACAAAGAATACTAAGATACTCTGGATAAGAAAAGCGTCTTAGATTAGTTATTACTTTCAAAGAACCATTGTCGCACACCGATGTTCCCAAAAGTGATTCGTTAAAATCACTGTTAATTAACCATTTCCATATAGCTACCCTAATAGGATACACTATGTTACAACAGCCAGCAAGAAACACATCAATTGTCCTTTCGAGATGTTGATTATAAAACATGTTTATCGGAACACTTCTGGGACAATAGCCAACAGTTCCACCGAATTCTTCTTTAGCTCTAATCCCAACCCCACCACCATACATTCTAAGAAACAAAACATCAAACTCTTTGTTTAGAAATCTATATTTTCTATTTTGCCATTCTCCATGAACGTCATTAATAAATGTGATTTTTGGAATATCAGTCATGTGACCAATATCATTTATGTAAAGTCCATCGTTTACTATCACGTCTGGTTTTTCTTCTTTTACTATTACAGAAAAAGGACCTATTTTAGGGTTTTCTGGATAATATGGCATTTGAGATTCATCGTGGGTGGGTAGATTTGGAATGCCAACAAATACAATATTGTCTTTACCGATTAAGTTTTCGAATGCTCGCCTAAACTCTGAATCTGGATAAACAAAAGGCATACTATTTCTAATTATCCATAGAACTTTCAAATTTTATCTCTTCCCAATACTTTGATTATTGTGTCAACGACCTCTTTTTGTTCTATTGTAGTCATCCCTTCAAATAACGGCAATGTTAATCCATATTGCCAAGCAAGTAATGAGTTTAAACATTGTTCGTGCTTCACGTTTATATATGGTGGTAAAATGTGAAGGCAGTTGGTTGGAATCTGAACTTCAATGTCTTTGCTTTTCAGATATTCTTTCACTCTAAACTGGATTTCATCATCACGAACAAAGTGTTTATGATTGAAAAGTATGGTATATGATTGATAGGTATGAGTGGCGACTGGGGGAATATACGGAACGTTTACAATATCGTCTGGAATACTACTAAACAGTTCGCTATAAAATCCAGCCAACTTTACCCTTTCATTTATTATTGTGTTTATTTTCGAAAGACGAACTCTACCTATTGCAGATTGAACGTCACTAAGACGATAATTATATCCAACATATATATGTTGCCATTTATCATAACTTCGTCCGTGGTCTCTCAGAGAGCGAGCTAATTCATATATTTCATTGTTGTTCGTCACTAACATTCCACCTTCTCCAATGCCCAATAGTTTTCTAGGGTGAAAACTGAAACAAGACACATCGCCCCACGTTCCAGCGAGTTTTCCATATCTTGAAGAACCTATTGCTGGAGCAGAATCTTCTAGCACATATAAACCATATTTCTCTGCTATCTCCATAATTGGTTTCCAATCAGCCGTTAAACCAAATTCACTTACTGGCATTATAACCTTTGTTTTGTTTGTAATGAATTTTTCTATGTGAGTCGGGTCTATCTGAAATTCTCTAAGATGAATATCGCATATTATTGGAGTTGCTCTACAATGAAAGACCACATTAATGGTTGCTGGAAACGTAAAATCTGGAATAATTACTTCATCGCCGTTTTTTACATGAAGTGACATAAGAGCAAGATGGAGAGCAGTAGTGCACGAACTTGTAGCCAATGCATATTTGACATCTAAATACTGAGCAAACTCTTTTTCAAACATGGCGGTTTCTGGTCCTTGAGTTAACCAACCAGAATCGAAAACTCTTTTCACTGCATCGAGTTCTTCTTTTCCGAGTTTAGGACGAATAAGTGGAATTCTCATTTTTATGAACCTCTAATTTCTATTTCTCTCAACATGTCTTTTATTCCTTCTGTCAGAGTCCATTTTGGACTGTAACCTAAAAGTCTAATTGCTTTTCCAATATCATACCAGAATATTGGCGGGTCCCAAGGTCTAGCAGGTTTGATGATTGGTTCTAATTTTCTATTAAGTAAAATTGAACAAATATCATAGATTTGACGTATGGGCATAGGATTCCCAGTTCCTATATTGTAAGATTCGTTTGTATATGATGTATTCAATGCTAGAATGTTTGCTTGCACAATATCTTTAACATAAACCTGTTCAACTTGTTGTTTACCACCATAAAGAATAACGGGTTTATTCTGAGAAAGAAGATTAATAAAACATGATACTGCTCCCTTAGCTCCTCTTCCATAGACATATCCATAACGAAGATTAATAAAAGGCAAATCATTTTTATGCATTTTAAGAATTTGTTCTGCCACCACTTTAGAAAATCCGTAATATGTATTAGGTTGCATAGAACAAGATTCGTCAATGGGCGGATGAATATCAGAAATTCCAAAATAAACTGCACCTGACGAAGCCGCAACTATGCGTTCAGCCTTCTTTTCTAATGCACATTGAACAACATTTATTAATCCTTCAACATTAACACGGAAAATTATTCTTGGGTCAGCCTCAACAATAGGAACGGCACATAAATGAAGGATTTTATCTCCCTCATTTATATATTTTTTCAAATCTGACGACAAAATATCACAAATAGTAATTTCTATTTCTGGAAATAATGAAGATGCACGAATATCCAATGGTAAAACTTCATATCCTAATTTTCTTAATTCTAATATTGTATGTCCAGCAATGAAGCCACCGCCGCCAGTAACAATTATTTTCATTTAGACATCTCCTCGGAGTTCAATATTCTGGTTTTCATCCCAGTTGTTAGTATTTACCCACGGTGGTTTGAATTTACTTATGCAAGCCAATTGTTTTCCGCTTCTTGACCTTGCCATTGCATCAACATAACGAACTTCAATGTCTATTCTGTCGGAGAAATGTTTAACCAACCTAGTGAAATCTGGAACATGGTTAATATCCCATGCCTTGACCAAGAGCATTGCTTTACCTTGTTCGTCTTGTTGAACTTGATGTGCTTCGATAAGCATTAGAAAATCTTTTATATCGTAATACATGGACTCGTTGAGTTCTGTCATGTTGAGCCAACCATTTTGTTTAGTCCATAGATATTGAAGGGTGCGACCAACTATATTTTCCAGTAATAATAATCCTCTACCACACGAACATTGATGCTCGGAGTATTTGCCAACATCTCCATTTTCATAACGAACTAAAGGCATGGCATAATTTAACAAGTCTGTCCATATGAAACGTCCGTCTTTCATGGGTTGAAGAATGTAACGTTCCATAGTCAAATGGATACCTTCGTGTTTATAGCATTCCCCACCCATTGCACCTAAATCTTGTGAACCATAGTAATTGAATACTGGAACTTCGAATGCTTCATTTGTCAATTTGCGTATATCTTCAGATAATGGTTCACAGTTGTTTATAAAACACTTTAAAGTTGGAATTTTAATGTTATATTTCAAAGCATAGAAAGATAAACTTCTCATTGCCGAAGCATATGCACGTATCGAGTAGGGAGCAAATTCTTGTATTACACGAAGATAGTTCACAATCGTTTGCTCATTCACCATCTGTTCTATTGGACAGAACAACAACTCAATCTTTCCATAGGGATTTTTGCCAATGCTTCTGAACGGTTCAACTGGATGTGAACCACCATGACCCAGTTCTCCAGCACCCCAAACAACTGCTTGTCTTGTCCACGTCAAGTGTGGCTCAGTAACCCAAGACCATATTCTCAAATCAGTATTAGTAATTGGAGTCATGTCTGAAGGTTTCTGAACATTGACTACTTCAGAAGTTCCACCAGTCCATATCTTGTAACTTGGAATCTGTTTAGCCCACAATATATCATAGTTATCGTGAATTTGTTTCTTTGTTAGAATAGGTATTTTCTTCAAATCATCGAGACTGGATACTGAGTCTGGTAGATAACTATAGAATGGACATGAATTCTTCGCATATTTTATTAGTTCGTTGAGACCTTCTAATTGCAGAGTTTCAATCTCTTCTTTAGTCCACCATTGAGATTTATTAAGAAAATCGTAAGACAGTTTTTCTCGATAATGACTTATCATATTTCCACCATGAATACTTGTTCATATTCTTTTACCATATGTTTCCATGCCCACCTATCTAAAACTTTCTCCAAATTTTGTTTACCAACCCACTTTCTCATACTAGGATTATCCTTTAAATACTGAAGTTTCTCGTTAATCTGTTTCACCATTTCATCTTCTGATTCAATCGGAACTAACCATTCCTTATCTAAGAATTCTGGAACTCCACCCACACTTGTAGAAACAATTGGTAATCCACAAGCGGCGGCTTCCAAAACTGGTTGAGGCATCCCCTCATATTTGCTAACGTTTACGAGACAGTCTATTGATTCATAAAACTCGACCATTTCATCCCGTGTTCTGCCCTTCACAAAAAACTTCGGTTCATGTCTATTAATTATTTTTACTGGAAACGCCAACCTATTAAGAATATAAAAACGTTTCGCTGGAGATTTAGAGTTTCCAACCCATCCAACAACAAATCTATCTTTTGATTCTTTTTTAGTTGGTTTAAATATTTCATCGTCAACTCCATTATGACATAAGAAAAGATTATCGGCATTACGTGATTTAAAATAGTCAAAACTTTCTTTTGTAACGCAAAGTGTTTTCCAACCGTTTATCGGTGAATCAATGCGACCCCAATATACTTGTCCACCCCTTATTCCAACACATTTATTTTTCACTTTATTTATCTCTGCCTTAACTTCTTTGGAACAAGCATCATAACAACTGTAATTCATACTAAATATGACATCAGAATTTTTCACGTCTTCTATGGTAATATCACACCATTTCTTTATTATACAGTCATGCCTACCATATTTTTGTATGCCTCTAGCCGCAAAATCGAATGCCCATCCATATTCATCAATTATGATTAAAATCTTGAACTTGTCTCTTCTTCTTTCTCTTCCCCTAGTTATTGCCAAATTATTGAGTTTTTGTCTCTCATTATCAGAAATTCCACAAGTTAAACTCATTTGTCCAGAATGTAAACGTCTATGGAAAATGATTTTTGGAATGATTGGCAATTCATAGTTTTCAAGAACTCTTATTTTAAAATCTAAGTCGTCACCAAATTCATATTCTGGATTTCTGTATCCTATTCTCTCATAAGCAGTTTTTCTGATTAGTATGGTGGACTGGCATAAACAAGAATCTTCGTCAAAATTTCCATCGAAAATCTTCTTTTTATCTAACTTCTTATAACAATGTTCTACCCGCCAATTCGGGTCTTTAGAAAGACCACTTCTTGGAAAATTAGGGTCGTTAAATTCGTCATACCATCCACAAACCGCATAGAACCTGCTCTTATCGAGAAAGTTTACTAGATTTTCTATAGCATCAAGTTCTAAATAGTCATCTGAATCTAAATGAATAATAAAATCTCCAGAACTATTTCTTATTCCAATATTGATTGCGGATGGAAGATTCACGTTTGGAATAGCAATTAATTTTATTCGTTTGGGATATTTCTTTCTATACTCTTCAATTATTTCTGTATCGTTACCTATGCTTCCATTGTCAACTATTACATGTGAAACATTTCTGTATGTCTGGTCTAAAACAGATTCGATACACTCTCTAAGGAATGGGTTTCCATCTCTGTTCACAGTTATAACAGAAACCTTCGGAAGAGATTTATCAATCATGTGTCTCGTTTCATCTATTTTTTCCTCTTTCAGTCGCCTTATGATTTTTTGTTTCTCGGTTTCTTCAGCTATTTTTTTCCGTCGTAGTTCCTCTTCCCGAACTTTCAGTTTTTCTTCTTCTTCCTTTTCTCGTTTACGTCTTTCGTTTATTTCCTTTTCTTCTTGTTTACCTTTTTCGTAACATCGAATACAGTAACCGCTATAATCGCTATCTTCGACAAAGCACATTGTATATCTTCCGCATCTTTTACAGATTGACATTTCAGAATTCCCCATCAATTTCATTTTCAAACATCCAGTCCGCATTCCTTTACTTTATATTCCAGTTCCACTATTTAAGGTTTTCGGCAAATTGCTTTTGTCAACTTTTATTCTCTATCGCTAATAAAATATTAATTTATCCGTTTTTCGTCCTCTTGACAATCTGGAAAAGTTTATTAATCAATTGAGTTGTGTCCATTATTCGCAAAACATTTTCCTTCCCATTTTTTGCCATTCTCAGCCAGAAATCTTCATCATTAAATAACCGTTCAATTAATTTCTTCTGTTTGTCATAGTCTCGATGTTTGGTATATAATTCTGGAAAGAATAATTTAACCGAAGGTGATGAACCAATACATGGAACATGAGCTAAAGCACATTCCATACCAAATCTCGACCATGCTTTATAGTTTTCATTATCATCGATGGCAATATAACATTTACGTAATAGAAACATGAATCCCTGTTGTGGCATCCGTCCCTGATGGGGCGTTGAATTAAAAATCTTGAAGGTGTGTGGTAGATTCTCTGGAAGTTTAATGGATGCGGATTTAACACTATGTTTGAGTAATGCAATGTTCCTCATTTTAGTTTTTAATTCTGCTTTACTGGGAAAGATTTGTAAATATTCCTTATATCTAACAAGTTGAGGCAAAAGCAAATGATATATTGATTTAGAACTTCTTTTCCTGATATATTGTTCCAAAAGTGGATTGTATTCAATATTCCATGCATCAATCACTTCTAATAAGCCACATTCATCAAGAAATTTTTCAGGTGACTTTCCCTTAGCCTCTGATGGTAAATCATTCCATGTATAGTGATTTGGAATAAAAAGCCACATGAAATCCATATCTTCTTGATATATTATTTTGGCATTTGGGGCGATTTTACGTATTACAAATGGAAGTTTATACCATTTCCAACTAATATCGTGACCTACACATCTGACAAAGATTACATCGGCGTTCTTTATAAGTTCGTTTTCTGGGAAGACGGACGAATCAATAGTGACGAAATTAATCTTAAACTCTGAAGTGATATAATTCCTTAAAGCAATCTCCCATTGAAAGAAATTTTCCTGCGGAAGATTCATAACAAAACAAAGATTAATCAATGAAGAGTTCCCTCTTTCCTTTTTTGGTGTGGACAATATCCATAATGACCAATGGAACAATTGCAATTATAACAGAGAACACGAAACCCTTCTGGAAAATCATTGGTTGAAAGCCATTGATACAAATTGCCATCTTTCCGCAATTTTGCATGTTTGTTTCCACCACCTTTTATATGGTCTATTGTCAAAAATTCGATATGTGATTCATTACAGTTTGGACATGAGCATTTGGGTGGATTGCCACCATAATGAACTAGACATCGTAAACGAAGTTTTTGTCGAAAATGTTTTTGATAAACTTTAAATTTTTCTCGATTTCTTTCTTGATATTCTTTTCTTTGTTCAATAAGTCTTTCTTTGTTTTCTTTCCAATATTTTTTGCTATATTCAGATACTTGTTGTTTGTGTCTAAAAATATATTCTTTGTGTTTTCTCAATATTTCCTCTTTGTTCTTTTCATACCAAAGATGATTTCGTTCTTTTTTGTCCAACTTGATTTCTCCACCATAACTAATATCGAGTTCTACTATTTAAAACTTTTGTTTCTCTTTAACACTTTTCTCTTCAACAAAAGCAATTTTTATGTAATCCTCTAAAGTTTCACATCCAATAACTTTTATTGTATATTCGTTTGGAATAATATCCTGTTCATAGTTTGTCTTAGGAATGACTACTTCAGCAAATCCCCATCTTTGAGCCGCCATGATTTTTTCATGTGTTCCGCCAACAGCCGTAATAATTATTTTTCCGTCGATTCCAATGTTGATTTCTCCAGAAAATGCAATGTCTTGTCTGATTTTCTTATTCTGAATTATAGATAATAGTGCCAAAGTCATTGCAACGCCAGCACTTGGTCCTTCAACTCCATGTGCTTGAGCAAAATCTATATGAGTTCGTTTATCAAGTGGCGAAAATCCATACATTTGTTGAATTACATGAGCAACTTTAGAAATTGAATGTTGCATATAAGATTCATCTTTTACAGCAACACCAGTTATATGGAAATATCCATCCTGTTTCTTTTTTACTTCTTCCATTGAAGCCCTAATTGGCAGGACTGAACCCATCATTTCATCTGCATTTGGGTCTTTTGTTATTGATAGACCATAGATTTGACCGATTTTAGGTTCAGATTTCGGATTAATTATCAGATAAACATTCTTTTCGGCGACAAATCTTTCCAATACTTGTTGATATATTGATTTACAATGCACGTCTATGGCTTCACGGATATACTTAACATCAACTTCAGATTTACCTTCGTCTCTCGCCAATGTGCTTGCGGTCTTGATTATAGAAATTAATGGTCTGAATTTGGTCGTCAATTTATCTCTTCTTCCACTCTTTCTCCTAGATTCTTCAATCACTTCCATACAGGATTCTCTGGTGAATGGTAAAAGATTGAACCGTTTAACCTCTTGAGAGATGAATTGAACGACTTTCTGACGATTTTCAATCGTGTTATCCATGTAATTATTCATATAAACTGTCTTACCATAACCCTGAATACGGTCTAACAATGCTGCATGAATATTTGGCAGACTATCTAAGTTTCCTGCCGCTATAAAGAATACCATAGATGGAACTGGTTCGGTTGAAACTGCCATAGCCGCCGTATCTCCACCATGAAATAGACTTCTTAAAGCTATTGGAATTTGTCCCTCTTCAAGAACTGTCAAAAGTGTAATTGCCTCTGCACCAGTCAAATTTTTAATCTCATCTATAAATAATATTCCTAAATGAGCACGATGCACGTCACCAGCACTAACTCTTTGATGTTCTGGAGTTCCTAAACCACCAGTCTGATATGGGTCCCAAGCAATCGAACCGAATAATTGTGCTGAACCATGTCCTGTAGCATCTATATAGGGAACTCTTCCAGATGAATTATCAATCAATAATTTAGGAGCATCAGACCTTTCTGCTCCACCAATTCCTTGTGCGGGACCAACCCCACCCATCATTTTTCCAAACCATCCTATCATGAAAGAGAAAAACAATAATGATGCTCCACCAATTACTAACGGTGCAACAAAAATGAATGTATTTAGAGGATTTTCTGATAAAACTATAATGAACATTGATAAACCTATTAATGCCAATCCGAATCCCCCTAAGAATGTTCGTAGAATTCTCATTCCCCAACGTTGCCAAAATGATTTTTTTCCAATTTTCTGTGTTTGAATGGAAATTATTTCTTTTCCTTTACCTGCCTGATGAATACTGATTTTTGGTTCTGATGGTAGAGTTTTATTCTTCCAAGACAAAACATCATAAAGTTTGATTTTGTGTTTCTTATAGATTTCAGTCATATAAGAAGACATGGCTCGACCAATCAAAGACTTTCCTGTGCCAGCATCGCCCAACAAAAGTAAGAAAGGTCCAGCAGGCAACCATTCTTTAGGTTGAGGTTTCAGTCCCATAGGGTCTTCAAAGGCTTTCCACCATTTCTTTTGTTTTAGATAAGTTAATTTATGAACCCATTCGTCAATGCATAATCGACACTCTTGCATTGCCCTATCTTGCCCAATAATCCAATCTATTAATTGGTCTGAAACGGAAAATCCCAATGTGTTCTTAAAATCTTTCCATTTCCACTTTTCAGTATTATCACCAAAGTAATCATCAGTCATGCTCACACCTGAGAGTAGAAAGTAATTCGAAGTATAAAAAGTTTACGTTGAAATATAAAAAAATCTTTTCGCCATAAAGTTTAAATAGTTCGTTATCTATACTATAAGTATGATATGTCAGATATGCAAAAAGCAATTCAGTCCAAGTAAATATAATAAAGTCCGTCAGAAATATTGTAGTTTAACGTGTCGAAAAATTGGATTAAGAGAAAATTACCAGCGTAATTCTAAAAGATATTGGCGAAAACATAAAAAAGAATATCTCAAAAACATTGAAAGGAGCAAAATGAGACTAAAGAAGTTACAATTGCAATATCGCTTTGAAGTTCTTATTCATTATGGTGGCAATCCGCCTAAATGTTCTTGCTGTGGCGAAGATAATATCCTTTTTCTTACTATAGACCATATTCACGGTGGTGGAGAAAGTGACCGTAAAAAATTAAAAGGAAGTAATTTTTATAAGTATCTAATTGACAAGTGTTTTCCAGACGGATTTCAGGTATTATGTTCTAACTGCAATATGGCAAAAGGAAGGAACAAAGTTCAATTCTGTCCTGTCCATCATCCAGAACAATATAAAATTGAAGTTTAACTCGTTGTTCTATAGCAGTTCAAGGTCGGTCTCATAATTACTCCTTTATTTAGCAATTCTGAGATGATTTTATTGACATAGCCTTCCAAACCGAGATTTTTAGCGATTTGAAGTAATTCGCCGTGAGAAATTCCTGTAGTGTGGTCATTTCCCTGATTATCTCTAATAATTTGCAAAATCTGAGACTCTGCTTTTTCTCTAGTTCCTTTACCAGTCTCAATGATTTCCATATTAAATTTAACACTATCGAGAAAGACATTGAAAATCTTTTTAGTTGCTTCGGCATCGGATACATCCGCTATTGGTTTGAGTAGAATTCTAGCATGAGCCTCACAAATCCGTCTCAGGGCTTCAAACTGTCTATAAAAAATTGAAATTGTTCCTTGATTATCGTTACCGTTTTGCATATGTTTTCTAATCGACAGAAAATAATCATTCAAAATTTTTCTAGCCTCTGGAGAGACTTCGGGTTTGACTCTTTTTGCATATGCAATATATTTCTTAAATAATTCACGGTCTATTCTCTTGGACTTCTCCTTCTCTTCCTCACCCCAAATATGTTGAATTACTTTTTCGTCAAGAGATTCATCTGGTTTGTCGATTACTATAAAAATCAAATCAAATCTACTGAATAATGTGGGCGGAAAACTTGATAGATTATCCAATACGCTTTTATATGGGTCATATCTACCACTTAACGGGTTAGCCGCTGCTATGATTGAAGTTCGAGCTTTCAGGGTTGCATGAACACCCGCCTTATTTATTGAAATGATTTGTTGTTCCATCGCTTCATGGATATTCACTCGGTCTTCTGCCTTCATTTTGTCAATTTCATCGATACAGGCTACGCCATTATCTGATAAGACCAGAACCCCCGCCTCAATCATCCATTCACCAGCATCATTTTTAGTCATAGCTGCCGTTAAACCAGCCGCAGTTACGCCTTGACCGCTTGAATACATTCCTCTTGGAGATAGTTCCGCAGTTGCTCTTAAAAGTTGACTTTTGGCTGTGCTTGGGTCCCCAACAAAAAGAACGTGGATATTCCCTCGAATATTGATTTCTCGTTTTCTATCTACTCCGCCAAAAAGACTCAATAGACATGCTTCCTTCTCCATTTTATGACCATAGATGGATGGAGCAACATTATCTATAAGAATCTGATAAATATCTGGCTGACTACTTAATTCCTGAATTTCCAATTCTTCTTCAGGCGTTATTTCAATTGATTCTGGGTCTTTACTTTTCTTATTAATTCCTAAAATATCGAGATAAATTTCATTGAATTTGGATTTGACTCTTCCTTTATACATTGTCGTTAGTTTTACTAATCCAATTACTTCTACTTCATCTCCGCAATTAACTTTATTTATAAGATGTTGCAATCTAATGAACATGGAAATTCGTTGAGGAACTCTACTTGAAATATCTTCATGCAACTCTTGAAGGGCGAATTCTTGACTATCTATGGCATCGCTTTCTGATTCTACTGGGTCAAAAAGTCGATGTTTGGATTTACAACCATTACATACTTTTTGTGGAAGACTTAAAGCCAATGGACTTTCCTGATGGATTGGAGATGTTTCCTCTCCACATTCTCTGCATTTAAAAGTTACATTTAAATACATTGGTCTAACAAATGATAATCTGTTGACCAGACCTCTCACCTTAATGGTTTTTCCGACTTGTTTTGCTCCAATATTATGTAGTTTAGTAAATGGGATGGTTTTCTCGTCCATGAACCCGATTTGAACTTCATTCCCATCTTTCGAATTACAACTTGCAATGGCTATCGCATCAACCATAGCCTTTTGAAAATCATCGAATGCCCCTCTTTCTGGTGATTCTATTAACATGGTAGTATAATTCGTATCCCATTGCATCATTTCATCAATGCTAAAAATGATGAAGTTTTTATTCTCATCAATGAGTTCTTTAATATAATGCTTGTGTTCATCTCTTGCAAAGAATTCCTTAAAGGGGTCAATCATACTCATTAGTCTAACCTTACTTATTTTATATAAATCCGTATATTTAAATGTTATGTTGGATTAATCAATTGATTAAACGGTGGGCTGCATTAAAATCTCGACAAAATTCAGCCATTAATCAGTTTAAGAATTTGCGGAAACCATTGTGACAGCACGCCGAGAATACTTAAACCAAAGACTGAAATAATCAGCCATTTTAACCAGTCGATGTCTTTTTTCATCGATGATGTTTGTTCATCTAATTTTTTATGTAAAGCAAAAAATTCAACAGCTACGGCTTTTTCAAATGGTGTTCTAGCCAGTTTAAAAATCTCATCTGGACAATCGCTGTATTCATCAATCAATTTCTTAAAATCATCTTCCATAGTATTCACGCATATAAATAGGTGCGAAACCAACTTATAAACTTTATGGAAGGATAATACAATAACAGTTAATTTTGATTCATCCAATTGTCCATCCGAGTTACGCCCAAAATATCTTTCTCGAAAGACAAGTTTAGCGAGTCCAGAATTTGTTCGAATGTGGTGCGGAGATATTCGATGTATTTTTCAACATCAATATCTTCGGTTTTAGCAAGTTCAAGAGGCTTCACATTTTCGCCTCTACACAGTTTTGGATTAACCTTCACAAACTTTATCGAAGAACCAATTCCAATATCCTCAGAATTCAACATTTTAGCCGCCCGAACGTGTTGAGGAATTCCTTTTTCAGTTCGTTCTCCTTTCTCATTTGCCTTACCATATTCCGATATTTCTTTTGTAATACCAACATTAAATGCCAAATCTGCAAGATTACTCCACTTTCTTTCTTTCAAGATTCTATAGTTAAATTTCAGTAAATCAATTATTTTATGTTTGGCTAGAGTCATATCCTGTTCAGAATTAACCTGCGACAATATTACTTTGGTATTGTCAAAGGCATTCTTGATAATCGGCGGAGTATGTTTCTTTTTGCCTGTTAGTCCTTTGACATCCACGAATCCATCTTCGAGAACTCCGAGATAGTTCTTTTTTCTTTCGGATAAACATACATAGCGATAAGATTTATCCAATTCAAATTCGATGTCAAATTCCTGTTTAGCCCAAGCAATTAATTGGTCTAATACTTCTTTAAGCGGATTCTTAATGAAAATACTATCAGTATCGCCGTAAAGAATTTCCAAACCTAATTCTTGACCGTGTTGAATTGTCTGACCAATAATATGCCTTCCAATTGCCGTAACCTCTTCAGCCGCTGGTGGACAATACATTTCGAAACTTTCTGAACCAAAGACTCCGTAACTGGCATTCATAATAACTTTAATTGACTGTTCAGCCACACCATACCATGTCTGAAGTGATTTTGGAAGTTCTTTATCTTTGGCTTTCTTTTTATACCAATTCACACGCAAATCCCGAAGAGACCCAATCAACATACTTTCAAGTGACCTCTCTTTCAAACACATCCAATGCGGAAGTTCGCCCACAGTATTGGATTTACATTCTTCATGAGGGCAGTTAATCGTTGAATAGCCAATGTTATAGACTTTTATAATCGAGGGATATAGACTGGCAAAATCTCCGACTTTGACATTGAAATGTATTCCACTCTTTGGGGGAATTACTGTTGCACCTTTATATTTTTTGCCCTTAACTACTGCTGTAGAAGATGTTACGCCCTTCATGGTCTTAATTTCATCGGCGTTTGGAATCAAAAAGTTCCTTTTACGATGTTCATAGGTCAGAAAACTTAGAATCCAACTTGAAACGGATTTTCTTGAAACGTTCTCGATTGGCATTCTGCTCATTCGGTTAAGAACTAGCATCAAGTTCATGACTAGATTATCATTGAATGTGGTTAATTCTAAGGTTAGTTCAGCATCACGCATACAATAAGTAATCAATTCAAAATATGATAGGTCGTTAACCCATCTACCAGTCTGGATTTTGCCTTTATTAATTAATGCCTTTGAAATAGTATCCAAATCAATGGTTTTATATTTTTGCTGAAAAGCATAGATTTGCATTGCTCGAATGAAAAAGAATTTGTATAGGTCAATATGAATTCCCTTGGTTAATAAAGTAATCCTATCTCTTACTTCAATTGGGATTTCTGATTCTGGAATTCCGAGTCGCAATGCCCGCACAGCAAGATATTTTAGGTCGAAGTCATCACCGTTAAAAGTTATTATGAATGGATATTCATCGAATAAATGGAAAATCATTTTGATGAGTTCGACTTCGGATGAGAAAAATATAGTTTGTGTGCAAGAATCTGGATAAATATCCAAGACCTTATTTTCTCGAAGTAGTATAAGTGCAATTCGTTCCCCAGTATTCGAAGCCAGACATGCACACAAAATCGGTAAATTGGCACTTTCAGCATTCGGGATTTTTTCCCCAACATTCATAATCTCTAAATCCAAACTTGCCCTCTTGAAATTGGGAGCAGAATATTCGAGCAACCTTGCCCATGTCTCGAAACAACTCTTGTCACTTTCATTAATTTTCATTAATTTCAGAACTTGTTCAACACGTTTTTCCGCCTCTGAATCTGTCACGAATTCTAATTTGCCATCCTTCCTTTGGTATGGCATTCCCATCATAATATTCTTGTCGTAAATATATCCTTGGAAAAACTTAACGTGATTTTCATAGACCTGTGGCATTCCATGAGTTTGTTTAACATATGATGGATATGCCAAATATGTCTTGTTCATTGTCACATTTTCATGTTTAAGAGCATCATATTTAATGACCTCTTCCGAATTTATCACGCCTTTAATTGGCTGACTAAGTTTGATACTCGACAAGAAATATGCTTTATAATCTATATCAGTCCATTCTTCGATTTGCTGAGTTTCATCATTATACAATTTTAGGCAGATTGCGTTGAGGGCAGAATTGTAGCTACTACTTACTATGTAAAGCATGAGGACACACTCCACTATTTCGTTTGCCCCAATTACAATTCATACATAATACTTGATAACCTTCAGGATAACCGTTTTTAACGAGCCAATAATAAAAACTATAACCCATACTTAAATTAAGCGATTTTTTATGTTTGTTTCCACCACCTTTTATATGGTCTATTGTAAGAAACTCTATAATTGTTTCGCCACAGCAGGCACATTTAGGTGGATTACCACTATAATGAATAAGCACTTTCACTTTTAATTGTAACCGTTTCTGAGAAACAGCGTCTTTATTCTTTTGATACCATCGTTTTAGTATCTCTTTAATTTTTTCTTTATTGGCATCTCGATATTTTTTCTCTCGTTGAAGAATTTTTTCTCGGTTTTTCTGATAATACCGTTTTTTTATTTCTCTGTCTTTTTCTGGATTGTTTTTCCGCCATATTTTCATATAATCATTTAATTTTTTAGAATTTTGACGTTGGTAATTCCGCATATATTGTTTATGCTTTTCGATATCCATCATTATACAACTTCAAATTATATGGTAGAAATTGTAGTATATAAGGTTTTCGGTTCTGATTTTTAATAGTTAAAATTGCCCATAATCCTTATATATCGGCAAGTATTAATCTCTTTGTGGTTTAGATGAAAGTAATAATAGAATTTGATTCGGGTGGAACATGTCACCTGATGCGTGACGGAAAACAAATAGGCGAAACATTATTCATGGAACATAGAACCCAAATAACTATTACAGATGCGAATGTTGACGAAGAATTTCAGAGGAAAGGATATGGACGGATTATGTTAAAAGCTATAATGCGATATGCTCAAGAAAAAATGAAACCAATTTATCTCTATTCACTTGAGGATGCCGTCCCATTTTATGAAGCACTTGGTTTTTGCCGAATAAAGAAATGGACTGGCACGTGTGAGATTTTCATTAAAAATTTGAATCCTGAGAAACCCAAAGAAAAACAAATAGACGACACGGACATGATTTGGATTCCAAAGGGGAAGAAAAAGGCTACAGTTTATATCTAGGTGAAACGTGTGCAGGTATTCATTAGATTGAAAGTTGGACAGGAAGAAAGGTTATCTAAAACTTTGAATTATACTTATGTTCCAGAGTCATCAATTAAAGTGAAGGTCTTACCTGTTCCTGAATTTATTAAAGATGCCGTTTGTAAATCCTGTAAACAGCCAGCAAAATTCATGTTGGAAGATATGACTTTGACCTGTCAACCTTGTCTGGAACAAATCCTAAAATCGGTTTCAACATTGGAAAAGAAAGAAGATACGCTTGTGCCGTTGACCGAGGAAACCCTTGCAAAAATGAAGTTTGAATGGTCAACCGAACGTGAACGTTGGTATTCAATTCGTGGAATTGGACTAAAACCTAAGAATATGAAAGACTTTTTGGAAGTCATTAAAAAGGTCTTTATAGGTGGACAATTTCTAGTTTGCGAAGCAGATTATAATAAGGACAAAAAAGAACTCCAGATAAGTTAAATATTCCTTCATTCTTTATTTTCATGCCGTTTTATCCAATTGCAATTAGCACAGAGAAGTTGATAGTTCTTTGAACCGCTTTTCAGTTGTTCAAGAACATAAATATAAAATCTTTTTGGACTACCAAATGATTTTATTTCTTTACATCCGCCACCGCTAATGTGGTCTATCTGTAAACATCTAATATCTGAACAACCATTAGAGACAAGACAACTAGGATTGTTACACTTATTGCCGAGAAGTTCGAATATTTGCCCCCTCAATTGGGCGTATTCCATCTGATGTTTCTTGTTTATTTTTTCTTTGTTTTTGTTATAGTGAGCACGTATTAAATTTATGTGTTCTTCATAATATTTCTTGGCGTGTATTTTCTGTTCCTCTTTGTGTTTTTCATAATATTTTTTTCTCCACGCTTTGATTTTTTCTTTGTTTTTATTATAGTATTTTCGTGCAGATTTGTTAGCAGATTCCTTGTGCTGCAAATAATATTCATGATTTCTCATCATGATTTCTTTTTTGTGTTTTTGATAGTATTTTCGAACAGTTTCTCGGTGTTTTTCATTTTTGACATTCATCATATTGATTTCACATAAATGATAAGAAAAACAACTATATAAATTTTTCTGTTTTCTTTATCATGTTTTGTTAATCGTTGAGGAAATCGAGAATTTCTTTTAGTGTTATTAGATTGATTAGGATTTGAAGCAATTCTTCGTCTTTCTGATACATTAAGGATGAAGTCAATTTGATGATTAATTCATCGATTTTCTTATAACTAATAGGCAAATTGATTTGGAACAGGTCTAACATAACTGCTTTGGCATAGTCCGATTTTGCTTCTAAAATTTCTTGTAATTGTTTAGACGATAGGTCGGATAGAAGATTCAATATATTGGATTTCCGAGAAAATGTAATTGGAACTTTTATTCCAATCAAAACTTCTATTTCTGTTGATATTCGTCCTTTTACTTTTTTCAATACTTTTTCTAAAATTGTAAATAGGACACCTATCGATGAACCAAACTTATACTTCTTACTGGGAGACATAATTACTTCATTATTAATGAGGAGTTCGGGTATAAAAAGGTTATGGTGAATGTGATGACGATTCTTCTTTCTTTTTTATTGTAAGTATTACATGTTCTCCCGACTTAATGATTACTACAGATTTCTCTATATCGACTGATTTCATATATTGTTTATTGGAAATTATTGTTAATGTTTTTGGTTTTCCAGTTTTGGGGTCAATCCGCACTTCGCCAGTTTTTTTATCGACATCCCAAAGAATAATTTTAACGTTTATTATTCTAGGTGAAATTTTTTCTTCCTCTCCCTTAATTCTAATTGTTTCTTCATCTACGTCGGCATGGAAAAGTTCTATTCCGCCTTTTCCTTCATTTGTTCTTCTCAAGACTTATTCCCCAAAATATAAAATGAATCCTAATATTTAAACCTTACGGCAATAAATAAAGATGAAGAAACTGGAATGACTAGATTACTTGGTCTTCCCAGTCCATTTTGACTGTATAATTGCCTGCCGTTATTGCTGGAACAACCCAAGCCAAAGTCAATAGTCCTGTGGCTTGACTATAATGACCTGCATCGAATGCTTGGTCATTTACCAAGACCGTGCTATCTATCACTAAGTCTGTTACGAAAGCCGCTGGCAGTTTACCTGTATCTTCATCAAGAACTGTTGCAGTATAGGTAACGTTATCGCCTTCATATCCTGAAGCAACGTCTAACTCTTCATTTGTTACAACTACTGTCAGAATTGCTCCTACTTCGAATGCATGTCCAGTTGATTCATCACCAATATATTTAGTGCCGATTGGCATTTCTTATTCACCTTACATTATAAACATCAAAAGACTATTTAAATCTTTTCTTTAATAATAACAAAATTTGTTGTAGAATGCCCGTCTTTTTCTTCTTTGCACTTGCTAACCGACTCATACTTTCTGGGTAAAATGTCTGGTCTTCCCAATCTAGTTCGATTATATAATTGCCATGTTCGTGTGGAACGATAAAAACTAATGCTAATTCTCCTGTTTCTTGGTCATAAACATCCGAAGTGAGAAGTTGGTCGTCAATCAAGACCGTAACACTTTCAGCAGTATATTCCGCATAAATGCTGAAAGTAGCATCATTTTCATTATAACCACAATCTTCAAGTGGGTCTGGATAATCTCCAGTATAAGTTAAACTCTTCGTATAAATTGGACCACCCCAGTCAAAATAGTAAGTATTGTATTTGGTTTCACCAGCACTAACATATTCATTCCAAATTGTAAGAATGTAGTCTCCAGCAAGTAGATAGATTGCCGAAGCAAAATCAAATTGAATCCAGTCGGGACTTGTATTGGTAATTGCGATTTCTTCAGTTTGCCCCATTAAATTTCCATCCATATCATAAATGGCACATTTGGTTTTCACGCCCGTTGGTGCTGACCCACCCCTACACAAATATACCATAATATCAGTTACATAACCGTTTATTTCTAATTCGAAAGGACAACCCTCAATAGTATTTCCATAATTTAGAGGATGCTCTCCTATATTTGTTTTCCCAAACTTTGCTGTAGCAACGGCTATCAAATCAACCATAAAATCCTCTGGTAATACATTAGCATCACTATCAAGAACGGTTGCCGTGTAAGTTACTTCGTCATTTTCATATCCTTCATCAACAGATAAGTCTTCCTCACCCACAACCACCTCTTTAACTCTAAATCCGCCCAAAAGTTTAGTATCTAAAGTCCCTAGTAATTCAGTTATTGTTCTATTAATCGCTTTGGTTCTACTGTAACTGTCTAATCCGCCCAAATATTCCGTTACCGTTATGGAATGAGCAATGAATTCTTTCAGGTCTAAATTTTCAATGTCACAATCTCCATAAAAATTATAATTATGTCCACTGTTCCAAGTGTTGCAAACAAAAATGTAACGGAAATTATGGTTTGCATGCAGAGTAAGGCTTAACGTTGCTAAAAGAGTTGTTCGTGCTGAATTACTATAAACTTCACATGTTAAAGCTGTTCCAGTTTTTTGAACCGTTAGGTAATACATTGTTCCATCAGTAATTGTGTAAGGTGACGTTGAATAATAAACATGATTATAGATTTCACTTAAATAAATCCCTTCGATTCCATCACCAGTTTTGTAAATTTCTACGTCAATATATGTTTTGCTTGCATCGTATAAGCCTTTAGCGTCATCTACTTCGTTACTTAGCATCCAAACATTGGCTTGACGGTAATTTTGTCCACTCACAGCCTTAACATCAATTTTATGTTTAAAATCCGTGAAGTGTCCAGCACCCATATCCCTCTTAAAATAACAATCTTCATTCCGATAATCTTGAAAATCGACATGGTTAGTCCCCACTACTGCAATGTGATTATTATCGTCTTTTTCAACCCAATAGGCTTGACTGAAATCTTCAACAGTCATTCTTTAACCATCTCCTTATCTCCGCCACCATTAACATATAAATATAGTTTAGGTTCTGTTGAACGACATGCGACTAGATGAAACCAAGAACCAACGACAATGGTAGTCCCGCCTTCAATTGCCTTTCCACCAGTCCCTTGTTCATGACAATATGCTTTGGGGGTAGCACCATAAGTAAATAAAGCATATCCAGTATATGGAGAAGTCGCCAGACGTTTATCAATAGGGTGTCTATATGAAGTCAAGAGGTCAGGGTTTATCCACGCTTCTATAGTAAATGGTCCTGTTCCCACATTTAAATTATTCCCACAATTCACATAACCAGTTAAATCAAAGTCCTGTGCACCATCTATCTTACCAGAGGTTGTAACTACTGGCTTATTGGCTGCAATCTTTGTTCCATCTGCATTGTTTGTAGTGCTATCAGCTATTAAACTTGTAGTTTTATCTCGCATGTGCTGAACCATTTTGAAGTTAGCATCCCAAACAGCCATTGCGGGAGTTGATTCTGTGTCACCAACATAATCCGTATTGTCAGCGTGAGCATGGTCATAGTATAAATATAGGTCTGTATTGCCTATATCTGTTACTGATGGAACTTTAACCCATAACCAAGCCTTTTCGTTAGCATCGTCCCACTTATCTATTTCAACATAGCATTGGGTAGTTCCGTCACTTATTGTAACGGCAATCTTTAATCTATTAGCATCACTTGTTAATTCATCAAAAATAAAACTGATGTCTTCAGCATTATATCCAGATGAAGTAGATAGATAAAGAAGAATTGGAAAGTTAGTTAAATCTGCGGTTATGTCTCCAGCATCTACTGTAAGTTTTACCCGTTTAGCCCAACCACTAAGCCAAGCCATTTATTATACCTCATGTTTAGAGAATGTTATAATTATGATTTTACGCACTACCTTGTTTGACTTGACATTTGCAGGTCATTGTTAAAGTGTCACCATTATCCCAGTTCATTGACTCAGCCGCAAATGTTTGTCTAAAGAGCATAGTATCAGTTGTGCCTGCCGCATCCTTGAAAACTCCAACTTCAGTAATTGCTTGTGTGCCAGTCAATCCAGCATCATTTGCTTGTGAGAATATTACAACCCATTGTGACGTATCATAAGTGCATCCCGCATCAATTTTAACAATAGTTCCCGTGCATAATGCTCCGCCCAATCTTGATTTTTGTGTTCCTAATACTCTGTCTCCAACTACTGCTCCGCCAGTTCCAGTTCCAATACCTATATAATCAAATGCGGTATCACCAATATCTTTCGCCATCAATCCAGCAACAATCCGCATTCCATCATAAGTGATACAGTTACGTGGTTTCAAATGCAGTTTCTTCAATAGTCTATTCCAACGAGTATTAGACTTATATTGTTTGATTATTTTGCCATTCTTATCTCTATGAACCCATTCAATCTCATCGATTATTTCAAACTTTCTTTCATGTATTATCATTTTCATCACCATTTTAATTGTATTCGCATATTTAAAGATTATGGAACTCTCACAATTACCCGAAAGTCTGCCGAAATTTTCGTGTTAAGAGGAGTCATTCTAGTTAATATTGGTTTCCAGATTGCTTTAACGGCAACTACTTCGTCTGGATTCATATGTTGCACCACTCTAGGTTCAAATGAAAGGTCTGCATCACTCGCAATGAATAAGATGTCAGACAATTCATATCTTGAAATGTTTTTGACGTAAATTGTAGTTTCATATGTTTGACCTGCCAAAATAGGTTCATCGGTTTTAATTTCAGTAATTACTTGTTTTAAGTCAGCATCTTTATATACGATGAAATATGGATAATATGGCATTTCTACTACTCACCCACCTTGTCTTTTCCAAGTTTCTCTTCGAGTTTTTCCATGATTTTCCGTTTTTTAGCATGAGTTTTCTTTATTTCTTCGGATTCGGTTTTGAATTTTTCTGTCTCAGCCTCGTGAGTCTTTTTTATCTCATCAGATTCCATTTTAATTTTCTCCGTTTCAACCCCTATTCTTTCCATTTCGACTGTTTTTTGTTCAATACTTCTTTTAGTATCTTCAATTGTAACTTTAATACTTTCAATTTCCCGTTGTATTTTTTCTTTCTTTCTGGCATTTTCTTCCTCATCGAATTGTTTTCGTTTATCTTCACATTCTTGTTGTTTTTTGACGAGTTCTGATTGTTCTTCAGCCAATTCCATCATTATTTTATCAAGTGGAGTTTCAGTTTTGATTATTAATTCTTGGGGCTTCGATTCAGTTTTAACCGTTATTTCGATTGGAATTTTTGGAATGGTTTCTTCAATTTCCTCTGATTCTTCCTCTACTGATTCTTGAACTGATGGAATGCGTGTTCCGCCCATTGGTCGTGCAAGTCCCTTTTGAGTTCCAACTTTCCTCACATTGACTCCGCCTTCCAAACGCTTTTGGGTTGTCTCAATAGTCTGTGGGGGCTGTCCTTCTTTCCCCTCAATTTTCTTTTCTTCCTTTTCTTCAAGTTTCTTCTTTAAAGCCTTATCTGTTTCTTCAATTTGTTTCTCTAATTCTTCCTGTGTTGGAAGTCGCACTTCGTCCCAACCCATAATATTACAAATGGATTTCTCAACCTCTAGTTTTATCTGAGGACTTATTGGATTGGCAACATTTAACAAGCCGACATACATTTTAAGTCTATCTACTTCGTTAAGTAATCCTTCAGTTTTAAATCTGATTTCTGGACTTCCTAATGTCTGTGTTCCTTTTCCACCCTGTTTTTGCTTTGTTTTTCCATATTTACACCAAATGTGACGCAAAATCAATTGTCTTCCAATGGCTTTCTTCAGGTCATTTCTCATGCGTTGGAAGTTATAACTTGGTTCTGTTCCAGCCCTATATGGCAATCCAACAACGTGATTTGGCACTTTCATACCTTTAGCAATAAGTTTAAGATAGTATGTAACGACCTCTGTTGCTTCGAAGACTTGTCCACCAATCTCTTTAACATCAAATCCAGATGGAACAGGAATCGTTGACCAGTTCTTTTCAGACGCTTCTTTCAATTCCTTAATCATGTTTCTAATATATGGCTCGGACCACGGTCTCTCAGGAGTTCCACAAATTATGAAATATTTCTTGTTTCCTGCTCTATAAATGCCTTCTCCAACAGCATTTAAAATTCTCTCAAGAACTAATGCTGTTGAACTTACTGGAGCGATTATGCTTTCGCCTCTTTCCGAGAAATCTTTACGATTCAATGAGAGCCAAAACATTTGCCAAGTGTGAAGTTTGATTGTGGGATTAATCACGGATTTCGTTTTCAGGGCTTTAAGTTGAACTGGGAGATTTGGGTCAGCTTGTTGAACGCTTTCTGGATTAACTTCGTCCAAAGTCCAATAAACGGGCAACCACGATTGCGGGTCACGATATAATTTAAGTCGTGTATGAGCATCATTGATGATTTTCATTCTTTTAATGCTGATTAGGTCTTTCCATTCTGGTTCTACTGTGTCATATATTACTACATCAACCTCTCTACCATTAGCATCCTTAGATTTAATGGTTTTGAAATCCTTAATATAGCTTTCAAAACTGATTAATTTTTCGAGGTCATAGATGATTTCAGAAGCACCAACGCCAGTAGTCAATGCATTATCAAGAATCACGTCTATCAATTCAAACAAGCCAGAAATGAACTCGTCCTGATAAACATTTTCGATAAAAGTTTCAACGTATTCTTTGAGTTCCTGTTTAAACGTATCTTTGGCATCTTCAACCCTAGTGGTTACTGATATTCCACTGCCAAGAATAGTGTCTTTTACGTAGTCCACACAAGCGGAAATTGGAGCAAAATTCTTTCTGAGACGGATATAAGTCGCAACATCATTAACATTACTTTGAGATTTAAACAACTGGTTAGTATCTAGTTTAACTATACCACCACTTTCTTCAATATATGTAAGAAATCCATCCTTAAAAACTTCTTCGACGACTTTTGCAACAGTAGTTCCTTTACGCTGGGCTTCTTCTTTTGCCCAATCAGAAAAGGGAATTGTTTCTGGCTTGGATTCAGATAATTTTTCTTCTTTAATTGATTTCTTAACCATGAATATACCTGCTTTAATGTTAAGTAAATAATAACATTCTAGTATATAAGAATTATGGCTGGATTAATCATTTTTATTATGGAAAATCAAAAAATTATGGGATTTATTCGTTCTCAGACATTTTATCCCAATAATCGAGCAAAAACTTCTTCAATTTCTCCGCCGATGTCTGGAATGAATTTATAATCTTTAATCTGGTCTCTAGTTATCCATTTATAGGCTTGACATTCAGCCAACTTGATTTTTATTTCATCAGAAGTTCCGTCAATGACAACATAAAAACTGATGATAAGACGATTAATTTGTCCAGCATAAATCGAACAGAGGAAATGCAGTTCTTTATTATAAGCATCGATTCCAGTTTCTTCTTTTAACTCTCTAATAGCACATTTCTCAACGGCAAAGTATCGAAAGTCTTGACCTATTGGAGTTCCATCTTCAGACTGGAGTTTTCCACCAGCTACAGTCCACAAATTTGCGAATGCTTTATCTGGCGGTCTTTGAACGATTAAAGCCTTCCTGTCCATAGAAATCACAATTAATGTAGCACTAACTTTCAAAGATTCTAATTCGCCCATGAAATCATTCTTCTTTCCTTTTAATTTTCAAAGTTTTAAATGGTGGATTTTTCAAATATTGAATTGCTCTCTCAATGCCTTCTAAATTATCTCCTAACAATCCAAGACCCTTGTTACATTTTTGACAAAGGAATCCTCGTGGTTCATTTGTTTTATGGTCGTGGTCAAACTCAAGATAATGTTTATTTCTTTCTTTTTGTGCCATGCTTCCACAGATTCCGCATCTGTGATGTTGAATTTCCAATAATACATCCCCATCATTAAGAGATAATCCGAATTCAGAAAATTTGTTTTTTCTCGTTCTAATACTCCTTCTCTCTTTATAAAATGGTTCTTGTCGATATTTTGCATCACTTTCTACTTTCCATTTTTTATGAATTTTGACCCAGTTTTTGGTATTTTCTCTTTGACGTTGAGCAAAATCTGGATTAATTTTTCTAAGATTTTTTTCATAGCAATTTCTACACATCCCTTTAGCATAATAAGATAATTCTGGATGACATGATGGTTTCTTAATATTTCTAATCAAACGAATTTCCCAATTATTAATTGGGAAAACAACTATTTAAGTCTTTTGGTTATATGAGTCGGGAAGAATGATTTTATCTTCCATATCATATAATTCTTTTGGCAGTTTGCCTTTCTGAATTTGCAGAATAGTCCAATAAGCTCCAACAAGATTCCATATGGATGAAATAAGATGGTTTTCTCCGTCATCTCTACCATCCACAACGCAAGCAAGATGTCTCATTGCAGAATCTAAAAATCGTGATACTGGA